CCCGCATATCCCTCATATCCCCGCATATCCCTCATATCCCCGCATATCCCTCATATCCCCGCATATCCCTCATATCCCCGCAATCCCGCATACCTCTACATGTGATGCGCATCCCAACATATCCCTCATATCCCCATCAAATCCATCCATCGTCCCCTCACGTTCTTTTTGGCTTCTCCATGTATTGTCTTTGACCGGATATCAAAAATTCATATCTTTGGAACAAAACTACAATCATGTTTAGAGACATACTACATAAAATAAAGATCTTCTTCTGCGATGACGATATCGAGAAGATAAATGTAAGGGATAGTACGGTTATCCGCAACAACGAGATACATAAGATGTATGATGAGATACTTAATGAGCTAGGTGATTTAGCCACTGTCGTATCTAGGAACTACGTATATGGTAGGATAAATGACAGGACGGGATTAAGTATCCGTCATATCAGCAGGATAATAAACCATACTAAAGTGGAGGAGATATGATCAAGGACGTAATGGAGAGGGATATGATAAATGAGATATCCACGTTGTTTGTAATGATATTCACGTCAGGGTTGATGTTTGTCATGCCGATATTAGATATAGGGTATAATGATATCCTTGTCATAATAGGATTCGGGATACTACTATCTTTTATGTTAACCATAATCCCGATCTTGCTTTCTTACGATATAAGGGATGAGATCATTGAGTTGATTGGTGATATGGATAGCCAGATCGTGGTAGATACTTCGGTATATAAAACGAACCTGCCCTAAGTAATTCCTAGGGCAGGTTTGGTATAATTATCATCGAACTATCTCCCAGTCTTCGGCAAATACATCACTGATGGATGGAACCCATGAATCGGCACGTCCGGTATTCTCGTTGTAGATAAGGCATTGACTGGTATAGTCAATGAATCCTTTGCTTTTCAGAATAAGGTCTTTTGCCGATTGAGGAAGAGATTGCATCTTAGGGATGATGTCGCTATCGATATGAGCTGGCACTTGTTTGAATACCATCAAACCTTTACCGTTCCAACCACTTCTACGAACAGTCCCACCTTGTTTTAACACTTCGATAGCATCACCGAAGCACATTACGGATGAATCATCGGCTTTATCGTATGTTTTCTCAAAAATGTCCTGCTTGCAAGGATAAAACTCCCCGTTTACTCCCTTGATGATGTAATCACCTACATTGGCTTTCATAACACCTTCAAGGGTTTCTATACTACAATCAACAGAAGGAGATATCCCATTATCAGCGTCACCTTCCCTAATAACTTCTATTTTAACACTATCACCAGCGAAATCCTTGATCTCATCATTATTAAAGCCTTTCCATTTTACGGCTTCTATCGCAATTGGTTTCTTTACATATCTATTCATAATTTTACGATTTAATATATTATTATCTTTTGATATACCTTTCTATAAGATCTATTGATAGTTTAGCTCCCAGCTCCTCCTCCAACAGGTTAAGGTAGTTCCTATGCAGGCATCCTCCCCGCTCCACCTCCCTAAAGCCTGCCCCGTACCGGATCCTGACCAGCCCTTTCCTTGGATCCATGTCGATCATATCCCGAAGCTCGTTCATGTTCTTAAACCTGCCTTCTATTACCTTAAATATATCGGTCTTAGGTTTCTTATCCTTATTCTTAGGCTTTATCTTAATTCTCCCGCTCATGTCAATTTACATGTAATATGATTAACGTTATTATTGTTTCCGCAATAAGCGCACATAGATGTAAAAGGTGAATATACCCTTCCGCATACAGGGCATCTCCATCCATACATAACATGATTTAATTGTTTATCGATTTCTTTCAACCCCTCGTTAGTAGTGGTTGACGTATTTTTATTTTCCATATCATACATTATTTATCTTATCTGTACTACCAAATCCATTGTCACCTCTATCAGACTTTCCAAGATCCTCTAACGACTCTACCTCTTCCCATACGATACGTTCCCGTCTACGAATAATAAGTTGAGCTACCTTACCACCGACATTACAATAATAAGGACTATGCCTATCCATTTTTCTGTGAACTATTATAATCTCCCCGCTATATCCTTCATCAATGGTAGCAGGGGCGTTTTGCATAATTAGCTCGCTATTAGTAAAACCACTACGTGGACGGATTTCCATCTCATAATCTTCAGGTAGTGCTACATGTACACCAGTATGATATATGATTCTTCCATTATCAAGTTCTATATCCTTAACGAACAAATCCATACAAGCATCCTGTTTATGAGCGTATTCAGGTAGCTTAGCCCCCTCTTCTAGCCATATCTTGACCTTACACGTATCTATACCATCAAGTAAATCAACTGCATCTTTATAGCTCATAGGTTGCTCTGATGCCAATGAAATGGCTCTTGCCAATAAATCTTTAATCTTACTCATTTTATTTTGTTTTTAAATTCTTTCCCCTTCGGGCATTGTAATTTACATTCCTCTCCACAAGCGGAACAGTTGGGTCTCATTCCGGGCACCCCTCTTCCCCCGTACGGCCAGTAGGCATAATCGCAGACGCTCCAGAACGCCTCCATCGCCTTTATCTTGGCATCGACGGTTATCTTCTCCCTCACCTTTTTCATGCTTTTCCTGAACTCGTCTTTCATATCCTTCCCCTCTATCTGTCTAGCCTTACGTCTCTCATTCCACCAATTATAGTAGAATTTGTCAGCCATCTTATAGGCTTCCGGATCAAATTTATCACGGTGCAGGATAGGGGCGTCCTTGACCTTTCTCAAATTCCTGCCACAAACATAAGCAAGCCCGGCGTACGGAGGTATGTCCTTTGGATCCACCAACCCATCCGGCACGCAGTAGTAGAAGTAGTTGGGCCGGCCGTACCTAGTCCAGCCTCCGGCCTCGCACAAGGCTTGCCTTCGAGCCTCGAACCAGCCTTGCATTACTTGGTGCTTTTCCTGTTTCTCGAAATCCTTGTTATAGTCAGCTAATGAGATCTTAACCTCAACCTCATAAGCGTACATAGATCTGGTTATAGCCAAATAATCAGACTCCCAGTTATAGACATACAAGTTATTTATCACCCATTTAGGAGATACCAAGAACTTTCTGTTCAGGATATCGAGTATATCCCTCTCCGTATAATTATTTGATCGCTGTATTCCCATCTCCTGTCAAAGTATTGTTTCTGAATCCTACTGCCCGTATAGCGTTGCTTATCAACATCCTTAACTTATCCATGTCATTATCATGGAACGAGAAGGTAGTTATGGTATATGATTCACTAACCTTATCTTTAAATTTTATCATCAACATAGCGACATACTCTCCCATCATTTTCCCGTTAATGATATCTAGATCTATTATCCCGTTGTCTATTAGATCAACCATATCCCATCCTGATGGTAAATGTTTTTTTATCTGACTGAGATCCATAACAAATATCATAAAAAGGAGGGTCGTGCTACCCTCCTATATATTACACACGAAAAATAGAACTGAAAGCGATCTTAAGCACGTAAGATTTTGTTGATTCCCGTAGGCTGTCTACCGGTTATCGTTGATTACCGACCTACGGGAATATGTTTAAGAAAACACCATGTGGGGAGTGGGGGAATCGAACCCTTATCCACGCTACGATTAGGAATCGTAAATTCTATCCATTAAATTAACTCCCCTTTAAGCGTCCTGATCCTCCCGGACAAGGACACCACATAAATATAAACTCTAAACCTAATGACAAATTATATTAATCCAACTGTGGACCCGGCCGGACTTGAACCGACAACCTGCTGGTTATGAGCCAGATAATCTAACCATTGATCTACGGGTCCTAAATATACCATGTCTATATTTTCATTTAAATTAGTCAATTTGTTTCTTTTTGTATCATAAAACGTTTACATCTTAATAATTTCAACTTTTTGTACGTAATATCCCGTTGATTACCACCGTCAATATCACGGATATTGAAACTACCCGATTTGCGTCTTCCAAATATGAAGTAACAATTGCCTTCAAACATAACCCTGTCAAACAAACGAAAACCAAAAACCTCAAAAGAAGATTGATTCGGCTTTTTAACCCCTCCTTTTAAAACCTTTTGTTTGTGGATTTGACGATTATGTCTTCTAACCAACCTTACTTTGTAATGATATCCCAACCTTAAAGCGTTGAAATTCTTAGAAATAACGAAAGCATCAGAGATATGGGATTTTTCAATTCCATATTTAATCCGATTGTATTTCGTAATATAACCGAACGTCATCGAAACGTTGTCGTATCTGGATCTCAGCTCCTCGTACAACTTCCATTTCATGATACCCATGACGGCTGCGTCGCGAAGCGACTTGCCTCGTTTTACCCTCAAATCGATTTTACCTTTATGATACTCCTTATGGCAAGTCTCACATAAGGTAATAAGATTTGAGGGAGAATCACCTCCTGTTTTTCGAGACTCGATGTGATGAACATTCAAAATCGGGTCTTTTGACTTACCTTTACAATGCTGGCATTTATGTCCATCCCTTGTCAAGACATATTCCCTGACATTCCAAAAACCAAGTTGATTTCCTTCCTGATATTCGTTACCGGAGATATTGGGATTCTTGATTTTCTGGGTATCGAACTGAGCGACCTCAACGATAATACGGGATATCGGGAGGATAGAACAGACGTTGTCGATAACACGGATATGAGCATCAATCCTATGCCTCACAGAAGGTGCTACCCATCCTGTACGTTTGCTTTTTATCCTATTATCAAAACGAGGTTTTCTATACCTCAACCTATTTCGTCTCGTTCTTCGTAACTCTCTTCTTGTAGACAAAAGGTCTACAATATCACTTCTAAGAATAACTTCACTGCTGTAAAGTTCTTTGCTTTTCGTCGTAGCGGATAAACCAACATGTTTGGTTCCGGCATCGACGCCTAACACAATTTCTTGTTTGTAATCGGATGTCTTGTACGTTAATTTGATGGTAAAAGGACATGTGTTTACAACGACCGCTTTGTTATCTTTTAGCAGCTGTCTAACCTTCCCATGCCTTGTCGTAGGCATCATCGGTTTACCATCTATGTCCTGTACATACACCATTTCACAAACTAATTCAATGTTTATTCAACATAAGTCAGGGTAAAAACCCTGTTAGTGCCCATCGCCAATGTTATTTTGAGGTTTTGATGCAAGCGACACTATGGCCCGAATACAACCATTGTTTAATCACTTGCCTTAGAGCAAGGGACTTGGGCAAACATCCCTTGGTAACTATGTATTCTCAAATAACGTAGCCTTTGTCTCAAGGCTTAGGCTAATAATCGGAATAGCTTTTAGCTATTATACATAATTCATGCAAATGTTTTATGGGTTGCATGAATTATGTATTATTCGCGAGAATATCGGCTTTCACAAGAGGATGTGGATCGGAATTTCTCGAAGTTTATATAGTAACTTTATGAAACTATTGTCCAACATTCTAGCATATAGCACCAATCCTCGAACGGGAATGTCTCTATACCTGACCTGCCCCATCCCGTCCCCCAACTGTTCTGTAGGACGAAGCCGGCCTTGTCCCAGCCGGTGAGGATAACGGCATGACCTCCCAAGTTCTGTCCTTGGCCTTGCCAGAATCGATTACCATAATTATAGCAATACAGACCTATAACCAGAGGCCCATTCAGCATCAACGCTACCTTAGCCGATACCGGATCTATGATCCTAGCGTAACTGTTTATTTTCTCCCCATCTACGCCTACGTTTTTGATAGACTTGATAGCGTCACGAAGAACCATCCCGTCCTGATCCTTATCCTCTCTCAGATCATATATATCGTAAGGAGAGATCTTAGCCGGTCTTTTAATAGCCCTTATACTCTTTCTCCAATTAAGTATCTCAGCCAAGCTTATTGCCGCGCAAATAGGGTAAGAACCTTGATCCACTACGCTATCGACATTATTGATCTTATACTCATCAGGAACAGCCTCGTGCTGCATGTTCATGATAGCGTCCCTGTCATCCACTGGTGATGGTATGTAACCTAGTCCGTATTCCATTACTTATCCTTTTTATGATAATCTATTATCTTGATATTAAACGTATCGGATCTTTGCCTTACCTGTATAGACCCCCTAGCCTTTCCCTTGGCGTCGTACAGGGCGGTAAAGCCAAAGTTATCGACCCGGCCGTCGTCCAGCGTAAACCGCCACTCCTTCCATTGGCCCATCACGGTTCCGGAAGACACTATGGAATCCACTACATAAGATATATCAGTAGTATCATATTCCGTATAGTAGGTTCTTGACGTACTGCATCCGACAACCGCTAAGGTAAATAACGTTAACAAGAAAAACAAGATCTTATTCATTTTTCTTAGTCTTTTTACGTTTCTTAGATTTCTTCTTCTCCTCAGTTTTATTCTCGACATTTACGTCATTGCCGGCATCGGTACCAGTAACCTCAGAGATATTATTTTCAGGTATATCGATATGACCTGAATTAGGGTCCATCTTATCCTCCTCGACAATAACCTCATCAGACACATCACCATCTAAAGCCTCAGGATCAATATGATTTTCCAGATACTGGATACGATCTGACATAGCCTTATTCTGATCCTCAAGTTCCTTATATCTTCTTCTAGCCTCATCGAGTAATTTAGATGATAGTTTATGTTTCTTCTCGATATCCATATAAGCCCTTTTAAGAGTCTCTTTCTCTTTCACCGACTCATTATATAACTCTCTTGATTTACTAAGCTCATTCCCCATCTTAACGATATGAGAATCCTTTGATTCTATATCCATATCAAGAGAATCCACAAGCGTATTAAGATATCTTTCTTTTTCCTCCAATTCCGTTATCTTACTACGAGCATCCTCATAATTTCTTTTTAATCTACTTGAATAGCTAATAGCTTCATCAAGATCCTGTTTTAGAGTATTTATATAACTACTCTTTACTATCTTCAATCCGAACATCCTCAACACTTTTATAAGTTCTACGAATATCGGCCTTTATCTTGCCGACTATAATTAACTCAGCTATATGCTTATCTTTCTCGACTATAGCTATATCCTTACGGACATTAGTGACTCTGATCGTAATATTCTCGTTATTAGAGAAAACGAACGGTGATCCTACCAAAGTGAGGCCTGTATCGTTGGTGAACGATGGCAGCATCATAACCATCCCGACAGTATCATCCGGGAACGATGCCGATACACCTGTATCTATATCAAGAACATCACCTTGCCCCAACGGGAACGCATTACCTTGCTTGATAGGAATATCCTTTCCCAATGAGTTCCATGCCTTAGAGAATTTTAAAGAGTTGAGAAAAATTTTACCATCTTTCTCAACTATCCCTACCATTGGATCGCAATTCATGTGAACCTCATCAAGCTTATCATCCGGTTTTTCCTCAAACTCGTCAAGATCTCTAGCTGATGTAAATGACTTACTCTCCAGAAGTTTTTTGATATCTTCAATCGTAGCCATACTATAATTTTATTATTAAATAAACGATCTTCAATCCTAACTTCAAATCAGATGTCTTTTCGAACATCTCCCTAAGAGGTAAGATAGTAGCGTCAAGATCTGACGCTACCCATTCTCCATCCTTATAATACATATTCTTTTCCTCGGAATACGCTACACAAGGTCGATGCCCTAAGTTCTTCATAACCGTATCTACCTTATTTTGGGTAGGCATCGAGACGCGGTTCACTTTAGTAGATATACTAAAATTACTTTCCATTAAATTATTAATTTTCAATTAGTTAATCAAAAAGGTAGGTCACTATCGTCTCCAAAAGGAGGATATTGAGGAGGTTGTTGCTGACCTCCAAAAGAAGGAGCTTGGGCTGTCTGAGGCGTAGCCTGCTGGTATGATGGAGGAGGCGTCTGCGGCTGGGCTTGCGGCTGATATGACGGTGGGGGCGTTTGCGTTGTAGCCTCACCAACGTTGTTTTGGCTTGCCGACTGAGCGGGTTTCACCCCATCTGTCTTAATGCTTTGAATGTATTTATTAAGTACCTGATAGGCGAAAGCATCTTGGGCAGTATAATCAAACTTCTTATTCCCCATTATATCAGTACTCTCAACTCTGTCAGGCCATCCATTCTGACCATTCTTATAATATTGCTGTATAAGCTCATCCCTTCCATCAGGAGTTTCCCTAGCATATGAGATAAAAAAATTACCCGGGGCATATTGATCTCCTTTCCTAGCGTGAGCTGGATTGATTACCACCTTACGCTTTAGATCAATATTAGGCAAGTATCTCACCAATGACTTAACATAATTATTAATACCTCCTTTTTGAGTCATCAAAGGAACATTTATAATATAGTTTCCTTCGTCATCGCTTATTTTTATAGCTACGTATTTAGTTTTTGCCCCGTTATAGTCAACCTCCCTTATCTCAATATCTGATAAATATCCCTCTATACCATTCCAAAATACTTTCCAATAAGATACAGCCCCGGTCTTATCATTTACATGTTCCTCATAACCTTCTTTAGGCTCCTTGGATGATTGATAAAGAACTCCACTACCACTTATCTTAAAGTAGTGATTATTAGATCCTAGCGAATTTTCACGAACTCCCATATTATATATATTTAAAAATTAAACAATAATTGATGATGATAAGAAATACTCATTCTTATTATCCTCCCCATAAATCTTGTTGAAATGAGATTTATGGTCATGCTCGATAACGATCCTATTCCATGGTATGCTTTTAACTATACCAAGATACCTACCACATAGCACATCGCATATAATATCATTACCGTTATGCGATAAAGCCGTAAGCCTTTCCTTACAAGATCTTCCAGACATAGGGTTCTCTGACATAATACCGCATCCTTTTTCAGTGAATATCAACTTACAATGATCAAACTCATTTACCTTAATATTATTTTGGAGGGCCTGGACGAGTAGATCCTTATCAAAGACATAGGTACTTGTTTTGACAAAATGCTCGTCCACGAACCTCCAATTTGGATAATTACCCTCAAAATTGGTCTCATACATATCCATATCAGGCGTAGAGAAATAAGTCTTAGTATCATCCACTTTTATAGACAACATATCCGATGACTTATTGATATGCTTATCAAGCAATATCGCGGATTCGTTCGATACCGGGATAAACATCTTCTCTACCTTATCCTGATTAGGGACAAAATACCTGTAAATAGTATTTCTATCCGTACTTACTATATTAATATTAATATCATCAATATCAATAACCACATTCTCGATGCATGGATAAAAGTCATCTACCTCCGTATAATCGCTGGCTTTGTTAAGAACCGAAACATAATCGCTCATCTTAACCTTAATTCCTCCATCAAGTATCTTATGTACCTGCGGGAATGTATTGATATCAAAAGCCGGACAACTATACTCACCAGAAGCGTAGTGGATCGTGATCTGATCTTTTCTATCCGAAAGCAGTATCGTAATCTCACAATTCTTCTGTTTTTTCATGAACTTAATAAAAGAGCTTGCCTCTACCAAGAAAGAGAAGTTAGAGTCAGCCTCGACCTCCAATCGCTCTATAACACATACCTTGGCATTTACGGAAGTGATATAAGCCAGATTATTGACAACATCTATCTTAAGATCCTTATAAAGGGAGTTGGGACCGGCATTCTTAACAACCGTCTCCAATTTGCCCAACTTCTCATTTAATGACTTCGACAAGCATCTTATAAGCATAACGAACAACTTTTTATTACATCACAAATATAATCATAATTATATTAATACAAATACAATAAATACTTAATAGTATTAAAATAGTTTAAACTTACGTCTAATATACTCGGCTATAAGCGTAGCGTCACACATTCCGTCTTGTATCTTAGTAGGTTGTACTCCTTTTCCTGACCATGGTTTCACGAAAGAAACCAAAGGGAAAAGGCGCATGGAGCATCGGATGGAGGTAGCCTTCGTATCCAGCTTAGCCGCCGTATACACCCGATCGGCTGTCGTATGAAGCTCCTTCTGCCATGTCTTTGGTTGCACCTCCTCGAACATGAACCTGACATCAGGGTGCGATCCGTATCGTTCCATCATCTCCACCATCATCGCAAAAAGTGCGTTTGGTTCCCGGCGTCTCCCGCCAAAGGTGAAGTTGCTGGCGGCCGAGCTGTTGTGGATGCTGTGGACGTCCTCGACGGCGATCGCCAGCGTCCCGCCACCTTCTTCTTGGATTTTATCCGCTGCGTCAAGGAAGAAACTTGATATGGCCCTAAGATCTATATCCCCTTTAGCCGATATCCTTGGAGTCATGATTACCTTAATCTCACCGTTCTCCGGGATCATCGCCAATCCTCCGGTATCTATACCTGGGTCTATACCTATTGATATGTTCATAACTTCAACGTATATAATGAATGAAAATCCTCCGGTCTAAACACCTGTATCGAGTTATCCGGGTAAATACCTATATAATAACCGTAAAAAGCCCGTAGAATGCCATTTTCTAGGATTATATCCAAAGCCTTTACCTTGTGACCGTCAACCATCACATCAAGCTCCTTGGTTCTTTGGGATATCTTATCAAACCATTCAGGTATAGGATCAATCCCGTACCTGAATGCGTTTACTGTTGATTTTATAGAGATATACGTACCCATACTATATAAGATTACAATCATCACGTTTAACAACCTTAAAATCACCATTGCGAAGGAATATCGCCACATCAGATCTCGTATACGTAAGAGGTGTATACGATACCAAATGATAAGATGCCTGCCCGACGGCTGGGCGAACCGGTCTCAATACGGCTATGGCTATATCTCCGCCAAGCTCCGTGCCACCGGTGACACCCTGTAGGCACATGTATATGAATCCCTCATACTCATATCTCTTTCCAATAAACTCACTCATGGGAATACCTACGAACAGATAGTTCTTCACATCCCCTTTCTTAACCTCGACAGCGTTCTCTACACTGGACGGTATTACGTCTACAAATTTTACTCCTATTGCCATGATTACAAATTCAATTTAGTTCTTAATTCTTGACACAATTCTTGATTATCCCTCATGATACTTAACGTATTATCCACTCCATTGCCCACCCGGACCTCTCCGTACCAGTACCATGATCCTTTACGGGTAAAGATACCGGTTTCCTCACATAACTTCAAAAGTTCAAGCTCCTTGTCAAATCCTACGCCATAATACAAAGCCGTCTCTGCTATCTGGAAAGGTATAGCTGTCTTGTTCTTCAATACCTTTATCCTAACCTCATGGCCGATAGAAGACCCGTCTTCTCCTACAATGACCTTCTTCCTTGACATCTCCATACGGATAGAGGCGTAGAATTTAAGGGCATTACCGCCGGTTGTTACCTTAGGATCACCGTATATTACACCAATCTTCTCACGATACTGGTTGATGAATACCAGAACACAATCGCTTTTGTTTACGATCCCGGTAAGAACTCTCATAGCTTTTGACATCAACCGGGCTTGTAATCCCATGTTGCTGTCTTCCATATCACCCTCGATCTCCTTCTTCGGGACCAAGTTCGCCACGGAATCCACGACAATGAAGCCTACCCTGCCGGACTCCACCAGCTTGGCCGTGATATCGATAGCCAACTCCCCGTAGCTTGGCTGGGAAATAAGGAACCGGTTCACGTCCAATCCCATCTTCTTAGCGTATTCGATATCAAAAGCGTTCTCCACGTCTATTATAGCTACCAGCTTATCGGGGTGCTTTTTCTGGAACTCGATCATACTTAACGTACACATCATGGTCTTGCCACAAGATTCCATCCCGACCAGCTCATGGATCCGGCCTACCGCCCATCCGCCGCCGAGAGCCTTATCCACCACCAGCGATCCGGTGCTTTCCCTTGGTATGGATATTATAGGCTTATCGTCACCGAAGTTCATTATCGAGCCTTCTCCAAGCTCTTTATTTAAAGATGATACTAATTCATCTACGTCTGAAAAAAGTTCTTTCTTAGCCATTATAATCCAAATTCCTCAAAGTTAAATAAATCCTGTTGCTTCTTTATCATATCCTTACCGATGTCAGATATCTTTTCCGGATTCAAAACACCATCATTCTCATCCACCTTCTCTATAAAGTCAGATATCTTATCGCTTAGCAGTACCATATCTTCCTTAGGCACTGATTTTAGATAAAGACCGTCTATTGACCTACATCTTGAAAGAGCGGTATATATCTGCCCTATCTCGAAGGCTCTGCTGATGTCTACAAATATATTATCTAAAGTCATTCCCTGGGATTTATGGACAGTTATGGCGTATCCTAACCTCAATGGATATTGTATTATATAGCCGCAAGAAATGCCTTCAAGGGAATCATCTACCTGCTTGTACTTCATCTTCTTCCACTTCTCTTTGGTTATCTCCACCTCAGTATCGTTATCTAGATGAACATATATCGTCTCATCAACAGTATCTATGCTGGTTATGATACCCATCGAGCCATTGACATACCCATTGCCGTTTCTGGTTATTATGACCTTAGCTCCTACCTTTACTATAAGCTCATCCTCACAGGGAGCTACAGGTTTCTCCCCGAATACAGTGGCATCGAACTTAAACACCTTATTATTGATCTTATCAAGATTAGTCTTATTTATCTCATAAGCTTCTTTGTTAGTTGAGCATATAATTATAGTATTATCCATATTATCCGGACACTTGACCCTACTATCCAATATCTGTCTTGACTCATCGGTAATAACACCACATCTTATATCCTCAAGTACGGAAAGAAGCTGAGGATCTTTTTGACGGAACACGTTCTCGAAGGTAATGACCGAGAATCCTGAGGCTCTTAATGCCTTAGATGAGAAAAAGAATCGGCTTTCATAATACTTATCAATAAAATCATCAACGGTCACTACAGGAGGTAGTTGCGATAGATCTCCAAGCATAATCAACCTAACTCCACCGAAAGGTTCCTTGCTACGCCTGCATTGTCTAAGTACGTCAGCTACCTCATCAAGTAAATCAGGCCTTACCATACTGATCTCGTCGATAACGATAGTATCAAGATTCTTGATCTTCTTCTTCATAAACGGACTTACATCCACCTTATTCGATAACATACCTCTCTCGATAGAAGGAATGTAAGGATCGTTCTTTATAGAGAAGAACGAATGGATGGTCTGTCCACCGGCATTCAAAGCCGCTACTCCAGTCGGGGCTACGATAACACATTTACCCAAGAACTTTACGATACGTCTCATGAACGTACTTTTACCACTACCAGCTCTACCGGTAATAAATAGATTCTCCCTAGTGGTGAAAATCTTTTTCAAGGCACGACCTTGCTCCACGTTTTTATCCACCGTCATAATATGACGAAGGAGGTCGTTTTCATTTTTAAAATCTTCTTTTACCATATCTTTTTAGGTTTATGGTACAAAGATACGAATAGTTATAATTAACTATTAAAAATAAATGTGAATAATATATAAATATTAAATTTTATATCTGATACTCAAATCATCCAGCTTTGCTCATCTCGGACCCTTTTACCCCTAAAAAGACGTCTTTTATAAAATCTTCGGCGATGATTATATGCATTATCTTTCCTCTGTATGATAGTCTTAGGTGTCCGATAGTTACATTTTTCCTGTCTTTGGTATTAACTATTCCGTTGTTTTTCTTTACCTCATCATATAAATCGGATATAGTCTTACAGCACATACTAAGAACTTCTTTTATCATCCGATATACCGTTCTTTGGGATATTAGCATCATACCTTCTTTTGATAACTTTATATTCAATCTATCCATAAGATATGACACATTGAATTTGACAGTTCTTTTTTTAGTTACCTTATATATCTTATTTATATTTCTGTTTCTAGCTGAGAATATTATTTTTGATAACATCTTGACTCTATTTAATTTACGACTTTTGTTAGCCATCCATCTTCTGGTATTCGAATCAAGATTTTTATCAAGGCAGGTATATACAGATTCTCCTTTCTTTACAAACATATCCTTTATCCTTGGGGTCTTACTAGCCTTATGCTTGTATTTTATGATATCCGATAAAGCTATCATAATCTCTCCTTCAGCCCAAGCCTTTAAGCTTATAAGCTGGTAGTTCATATCCTCATGAGAATCCCTTAACACATGACGGTAGCAGAAATAAGCGCATCCATCTGATAGGATATCAATAAAATCATTGGTATTGATCTCTATCTGATCTCTATTCCCGCCATGCATCCTATTTCTTAGAAACACATGTTTGAATACGTTTATGATAATAAGATATATCATTGCCATCTTACATTCATCACTGATCTGAATACCTGATCCATGATACTCCTCATGTTTCAATGAATATTTTATAGCTGTCACTTTTTTGCCTTCCTTATTGGTAACAGGTTTGAAATCGACTGGGCATATAAGTGACCCGGCTGGAAGTTTTACGCATCCTAGCTCATCTTTTTTTGCCTGAATATTACGTGGAGTATATCTTTCGGTAAGAATCTTATCGAAATTTGATTTCATTATATGTAAAATTCCTATCTTTGTTCCCATAGAATGTTTTATTTGCTGCGAATATACGAGTTTCATCAATACGAAACAAGTTATTCGGATGGATGGGTAGCCTGTGAAGGTCACCCATTTGTTGTTTATACGAAATTATCGTAATAAATTAGAGAGGGTAAATCACTGTGTTTGTGGAAGATCATTTTTGACACAACACTTGTTACGCGCGCGTTAATAGGTATATTTATTAAATATAATTAACTCTATAAACATATACTACTTTCTAATATCCCTATCCGTACACAGAACCTCTCCTGACGTCGAGTTCCTGTGTACTCCACTTAAAGTCTCTATTTAATAAAACATTGCTTTTTACCGCCAAGGTATGGTGCCGTCAGGCAGGATACCGCAGGCTAAACCTGGTAGAAGCCGTATCCTATACCGGAAGCCGGTACCCCGGTAGGGAGATCGGGTGGAGCATAAGCCAAAGAAGAAAAAGCGAGGTCTTGTACGATCGCTCGCGCTCCGGCTGCCCGTATCCTCTACGGCAGGCTCCATGTCCCAAGGCCTCCCATTTCCCCTTGGCTTTATATCCCATAGCTTGGGAGGAAGGAATCCAAAGGGAAAAAGGTAAGGTCGTATTCGTTCGCTCACGCTCCGGCAGGCGAATATATCTCTACCGCCGTCCATGTCAATAGCGAATCTCTGGCGGCATTGTCCGGTATGACGGCGGTAGCCTTGCCTTGGGTGTCCCATCGTGTCCCCCACCAACCTTTTCCCCTTTGGATGCCTTGGGCTATGTCATGGGCGATAAGAAGCCAAAAAGAAAAAAGGAGTGGTCGCATCCCGTGAGGCAGGATAAGGATGTCCCCCGCCGTCCACGTGCGTAGCGTACGTGAACTTCACTGCCCTCGCTATTGTAGCCAGCCGTAGACATACATGGCTTCGTTCGACCTACCACACCATCCTTTTTACCTTTGGATTCTTGTAAATACATGCTAGTCAGCATATATTATGTTGATTATGGCGAAATTTCTTGACAACGATATTTTTTTTAAGTAGTTTTGCTGAAAACTAATTTTATATGGCTGAGCAAAGGAAAGCTTTCGTATTTGCGTTGCCTTATGATACTAGACTGGATATGATCCAGCAATTCTTAAGGATATACAACGGCTATCTGGATTCTAAGGGTAAGAGCTTGATTACCGAAAGGACGATAAACTTACTTTCTTTCTACATCAACTACGGATACTCGGATGATACCAGGGCTAAGTACATGGATTGTCATGGACAGAAGGAATCTTACGTCGCTGTCCTGAACAACGAGCTTAAACGTGGGGGTTTTCTGGTGGACAAGAAGAACGGGAACTTCCGTACCCGTGAGCTGTCTATTGAGATGAGAAGCTTACGTAACTATTTTATTCTTGATGGGGAGGGTGATGATACCCGTGTAATGGGGTTTGTGTTCAAGAGAAACAAATTGGATATTGATGGGTAGGAATCTTATTTCATTCGATAGGGATATCGTGGATGAGGTGGTAAGAAGATCTGATGGGAAGTTTACCAAACAACAGGTAGAGTGGTGCATGAAAGCATCCGTATCTTATATCCATCATCTCTCCAGATATACCGATAATATATCTATCAGGATCCCGTTTATCGGATACGTTATATGCAATCTTCGCGAGATGCGGATAAGACGTGATAAGATACGTCGGATATTTGTCAAGGAAGGTAATCGTTATCCGGATGAAAGGATGCCTATTGAGCTTGATTGTCTGGATAAGAAGATTAAGGCGATAGAGGATATGGAGGGGTTGAAGAACGGAGATCCTCTTATACGTGATAACCATGAGGCCATGTATCAATGTCGGTATGGAATGACATGGGAACAATTACAGGATTTTCAACAAAAACAATTTAAGAAATAATATGCAAACAATCGGTAAAGCCCAAGTGATAGCCCAAGCTTGGGAAGACAGTTTATTGGGTAGGATTCCTAAGGATGAGAAGGATTATCCGGAGTGGTACAAGAATCGTCTTGATTTATGCAAGAAATGTCCTAAGAACTCTTCTAATATAGCTTTCTTTAAGTTACCAGCTAAGGTATTGCTGCAAAGATTGATGGGAAGACAGGCATGTTCGTTGTGTGGTTGTTTTATCAAGGAGAAAGCTTGGATGAAGACCGAGGTATGCCCGTTGAAGTTCGTGGAAGGAGAGAAAGCCAAATGGAATGCTATGGAGGTGATAACGGCCGATCATAACGATTTTAATATCGAGTGCCCTAACGATGCATTTGATATAGGACTTACGGATGACGAGAGCGAGTTTTATCTAAATATTTTTGATCAGAAAATAGGTGATAAGATAGAAATCGTGTTATTTATCACCCATAAAGATGGTTTCCATGTCAAGGAGCATCATCTTGGATGTGGATGTATGGGAGACGTTTCATATAACAAACATCCTGACAATGAGAATAGAACTATATTTAGGATGACATTGGATACCTCAAAATATACGGAAGGTCATTTTGAGAAACATCTATCTCTTATGGGTTATACGAAGGATGATCCTGAACGTAATTTCAAACATTTCCCGCTACGTATTATAGGGGAAGCTTATAAGTAATAGCGATGAGAAGTCCCGTAAGAAGTAAGATAGATGATCGTATCCATGCCCTTATTGTCATGGAAGTCGGATGCCGTGAGTTACCTGAATATTCATTGGGTGATATACTTTACTCCGCTTTAAGGAGAGTTGCTAAGGCTAATGGTGGTAACGTACGCTTCTTGCGGGATGTTAGTACCAGGGATTTATTAAGAATAATAGATCAGAGTATCAGTGATGAGATCGAGTTAAACAACAACGATTATAATGCGTAATATGGAAGATAAAGATATAAAAACAGAGATCAGGGATTATCTTAAAGAAGAGGCGGATACCCATATAAGGCATTGGATAGCCATAAAGCGTGAGAGCAAGCGTCTGTATAGCGATATTGAAGATAGGACTAAGAAGATAGCCCTTAAATCATCTTCGTTGATAAAAGAGGAGGATTTTGTCGTTCTTCATGAGATGACCCATAAGATACAGATGTTGAATATAGAGGCTGTAAAAGTCAATTCTAGGTTGATGTTCATAATCCAGTTGGCTACCAGCTTCGGTATGGATCTGGATTTAGATACGACATATGCGTCCACCGCCAAGAGCATTATAGAAGACAGAACGTCTGGATTCGTGTTTTATGATGACAAGGAACGTCTTAGATATGCTGACAAGGAGCTTGAGGATATGTTCCATGACATGAGCGTGACGGAAGTAAGTAAGATCGGGGTTGTTCAATTTTATGAGCTTCTTATGAAACAGTATAACGAGTTTAAGGATATGAAAGCCAATGCCACAGGGAAGACGAAAGCCGACGAGTAAGGATGTCGATCGGGTGAATGATAATCTTGAGGTCATATCCAAGGCCGTGGATGACGCCAAGACGTATATCGCCAAGCATCCATGGGATAAGGAGAAACCTGAGGATATGGCTAGGGCGTTCGATTTCATATCAAAATTAATCGATAAGATAAACGCTTGGAATGACTCGTATATGGAGAAGAGTGGTATTATGGATGTATACAGGAGTGTTAGCGATGTTCAGAAGAAGGAACGTAAGGGACAGGTGTCTGGAGGTATAGAATCTGTGTTAAAAAATATGAGAAGATGAGTCTAAGCACGAGTTCAGAATTTTATGTAAACATGAAGAATCCCCCTGTATGGAACGATCTGTTCGGTTGGGAGGATCAGGATGACGATGTTAAGCAGTTCTTTAAAGAAGAGGCTTATAAGGTCAAGTACGGGGTGACTATCAATGGTACGTTCATCCCTCCATGGCTTTATTGGCATGTTAATTTCTTTCCCGTATTCCAGGATCTTCCAAACGGGGAACGTGTGCCAGCGATCAGTCGTTTGCGTGATAACGAATGGTTTTTCGCCGAGATGTACCAACGTGCCCGTATGGAGAAGAAAGGGTTGGGAATGTTTGGTACTCGTCGTTTTGGCAAGGCTCTTCTGGACTCGGAGCTGATATATACTCCTCATGGATCTAAGAAAATAGGATTCGCCGATATCGGGGATATCATATATGGTGATGACGGGAAGCTTACTACCATAGTGGGCGTATATCCTCAGGGATTCGTTGATACGTACAAAGTGACCTTTGAGGACGGTCGCAGCGTGGTGTGTTGTGGGCAGCACCAGTGGAAAGTCAAGTATCATGGTGATTATAAGGTTATGAGCACTATGGGTATCATCCATTCTGACTTCTCCAAAATGACTATAGATATTGGGGAGGCGGTAGATTTCCCTGAGCGGCGGTGGCTGATATCGCCCCAGCTCATGGGGTCTCTGGCCGCCTCCTTCCTTTGTGGAGCTACCGACAGGATCTTTGAGCTAAGCAAGAAGGAGATGGATGATGTTATTTATTCATCCAAAAAACAGAAAGAGTTATTTATAAGCTCGTTCATGAAGATCGCTTGCGGTATAAGCACCGGCGATGATCGTTTTAAGGTTGTTTACAAAAGTGAGTATATTATATCCTTTGTAAGGAAAATATTTTGGTCTATGGGGTATTATTGTGTCATGGATGGTGACGATATGTATATATCTAAGACTCACGATAGGCTTAGGATATCTGATATAGATTATTACGGTAGATATAAGGCTACTTGTATTGAGGTTGATAATAAATCGCATCAGTTTCTTACTACTAATTTTGTCGTATCCCATAATACGACCATCATGTCATCACTTCTCCAGATGAACGCTACGATGACTATCGGTCTTAGTCATTCTGTAGTAGGATTCAGCGACAGTGACTTATCCAATATCGGCGAGTATTGTGAGTATGGTCTTGATCATGTGCATCCTTTTTTCAGGATCAACAGGACCAAGACCGACTGGAGTTCGGGCGTTACATTAGGCAAGAGGATGTCCAATGGCGTACGTGATATTCATGCCATTATCTCTATAGCCAACATCAACATGGGTAGGAAGACCTCCACGCAGAAGACGGCTGGTCTGACACCGGCTACGGCTATTTTCGACGAGGTAGGCAAAGGTCCGATAAAGAAGCCTTACACGGCCGCCATGCCGTCCTACGACACGCCTTATGGCTGGCGTCTTAGTCCTATCTTGGCCGGTACCGGTGGTGAGGTGGAGTTGTCTAAGGACGCTCAAGAGATGTTCTCCGATCCCGAGACATATAATCTTCTGGTCATGGATTGGGATATCCTAAACCGTAGAGCCATGAAAGGGAAAACATGGAAAGAACGGAAATGGGCGATGTTCGTTCCCGGTCAGATGGCTAACTCCGGTGTTAAGAGAACTATAGGATTGGGCGATTATCTTGGTAAGCCTGATGACAAGAAGCTTAATAAGATCAAGATCGACGCTACTGATTTCGAGGCTAGTACCAATAAACTTAATGAGGAACGGAAGAAGCTGTCTACAAAGGACAGGGTAGCCTATACCTCTCATACTATGTTCTATCCTTTTACGATTGATGACTGTTTTTTAAGTTCTTCTCAAAATCTGTTCCCGGTTGAGTACGCTATCAAGCATAAGAACGATCTTCTTGAGTCGGGTCAATATAGTGGCATGCTGTGTGATGTCTTTCTTGAGTCAGGTAATAAACTGGGGACTACTAAATCTAATAAACAGCTAGCTGGTTTCCCGTTTAGTGGAGGTGTTATCGACGCTCCTGTCCAGATATTCGAGATGCCTCAATCTAATAGGTTTGATGATTTTATTTATGTTGCAGGCCAAGATCCCTATAAACAGGCCAAGTCTGATACCCCTTCATTAGGAGCTTTTTATGTATTCAAAAGGCGTGTTGGTATTCGAGATCCTTATGCCTATAGAATAGTGGCTTCATACGTATCCCGCCCATCATCCATAGATCAGTTTTGCCGTACTTGTGAGGTGCTTCAGAAGGGATATGGTGCTATATGTCTTATGGAGAACGCTGACCAGATGTATGAGCAGTACCTTAACCGTAAAAGCGGTATGCCAGCGTCTTTCTTCCTGTTTGCTGGTGAGGCAATAGCCAATAAGTATGTGAAGGCCGGCTCCCGGCAGAACAGCAAGTTAGGTCTATATCCTACCCCCGGTAACCAGAACCTGCTATTCTCGTGTGTCGTGGATTACTGTTGGCAGGATTTCGTTATTGGTTATGATGATCAGACTGGTCTTGATATAACTGTCAAGGGTATTGAGCTGATCGATGATATAGCCCTATTGGATGAGATAATACAGTACAAGCCCGGATTAAACGTCGATAGGATAATAGCCTTCGGGCATGCGTTGGTTCTCGCTAGGTATTTTGATGATAATAACTACATGCCTAAATCGAAGATCGAGGAGATGAATAACGCTCGTAAGGAAGATGCTTATAAACACCATGAGATATATGCCTCTGCATTTGGATCGGTATCTATAGGAGCTTTTAGGTAAATGAATGTCAATTAAACGCCTATCTTTGTTGTAAATAAAATTGAATAATCATGGAAGTGTTTAATAGAGATCATTCGTTTCCAGCAAAAGGAGCGTTATTAGGATTACCTCCTCAGGCTATTTCCACGAAGAAAAAGAACAGGAAATGGAAGGAGGATTGTATGGACGCTCTTGAGACGATAGGATTGAAACAGTATGATCGTAACCAGATGTACCGTGACTATTATCTAATGGCGGATGGTAAGTTATCTTTTATGGAGATGGCGGATGTTATCCCTCAGTTAAGGAACGTGCAGAAGCTAAGGAGCGATATAAGGATACCTTCTTTCTTGAAGCATTATGATATCATAGGTGGTATCGTAAACGCCTTTGAGGGATGGCTGACAAACCTACAGGATAAGTATACGGTTAATGAGGTAGGTGATATGGCTATAAGTGAGTATGAGGATACGATGTCAAACTTACTTCATCGTCATATACAAGAACAGTGGGATATTATCGTCAATCAGCGTCTTGTGGAGGCTGGTCTTGATCCTACGTACAATGAGTTTAACTCTGAGGAGGAGCGTCAGGCTTATGTTCAGCAAATCCAACAGGCCAAAGCGTCTATGACCCCTGATGATATCCAGAGGTTCATGAGTACAAGATGGAAGACGCAGGCGGCGGTATGGGGGGATCATACGATCGAGGCTGACCGTAGCCGGTTTTATATGGATGAGCTTGACAGGGAGAATTTCCGGGATCGTCTTCTTAGCGGAAAGATGTTCCGGAATCATTTCGTTGGTTTCGATTACTACCGTCCGGAGGTATGGAGTCCGATGGAGGTATTCCATCCTGACGTGAAATACCCGCAATACGGATCTTATGTGGGCCGTATTCATTATTACGAGGGTGTTGAGCTGATATCAAGATACGGCCATAAGATGACAGCCAAGGACAAGCGTCGGATTATGGGAGGTGACGATGATTATGAGGGATGGGTATCTAATGACGGTGCTAGGTATGACTGGAAGAAAAAGAAACCGTCTATTACCGGTATGTACGAGAATGAGGTTGTCCCATGGAAGGGATACCATGACTATGAATCTATAGTCGCCGCTGAGGATTACTACGGCGTTCCGATGGGCGAGTACCACACCTTCGGGCCGGACGGGGAGGAACACACCCAGCCCCGCTTCTTGCCCCGCTTCCATCCCTTTGGCTATTTTAACTCTGACATGTCCAATGGCAAGAGATATGAGATAGATTCCCGCCTTTTTAGGGTTATGGAGGGATATTGGGTATCCATGAAACCGGTATTCTTAATAACTTACATGACGGAGACTGGGATGGTGGATCAGGAGCTTGTTACCGATGAGCTGCTCCCGGAGTTCTTGGAGAAGAACGGTATCAAGAAAGTGAAGAGGGTTATGGCCGAAGCCGTTGGTGATCCTGAGGTGAACACCTACATCTTGGAGTATGTTCCTGAGGTTAGGTTTGGAGTTAAGATCACCGGAGGTAATTTAATGGATAAGCCTATATATATTGGTGGGGATCCAATACCTCATCAGATACATGGTGACAGCAGTCTGTATGATTATGTCATTCCGGTTTCTGGATTTATAGGAGCCAGTCTCGCTGATCGCATACAACCGTTCCAGATGATGTATAACCTTGCTATGAATCAGCTATACAATAACGCCGAGAAGGAGATCGGTAAGTTTTTCTTAGGTGACTTGGGATTCCTGCCTACTGAATATAAGGATATGATGGACAAGAAGGGCGCTTTGGCTACCTTCATGCAGATCGTGAAGTCCGTCTCGTTTATGGGCGTAGGTGGTAACGATACGAACAATCCTTACCAGAACCCACAGATGAGTAGCATATATAACCAGTTTGGTGTATATGATCTTACTAATACGGATCAGATAAGATCCCGTATGGAAATGGCTTCTTACGCCTATATGATGGCTTATAGGATGATAGGTATATCCGAACAGGCAATGGGTCAGTCAACTAGATACGAGAGTTCTACGGGCGTAAAACAGGGAGTTAACGCTACTATGCTACAGACTCAGACTTACTTTAATGATTTCGATGACTTCAAGAAACGGACATTGGATATTCATCTAGCCGTGGCTCAAGTATGTCAGAAGGAAGGATACGATTGGACCGTGATGTACAGAAACAGCGATCTTTCCTTGGCTTACATCAGTCTTACGGATAATAGCTTGTCGTTACGTCATCTTAATGTTATGGCTGTCTCTAATTCCAAGAAACGTCTGGAATTGGAGAATTTGAAACAATATATATTACAGACAAATACGTTAGGTAATGACTTACTTGATATCACTAGGATGATGAGCGCCAACTCAACGGCTGAGATGAATCAGATCGGAAGGGATGCTAGATCTTACGCCGATCGTGTAAGGCAAGAAGAATACCAGAATCAACAGCGACTTGTCCAGCAGCAAGCCGAGGCCGAGCAACAGGCACGTAATGATGAGCATGAGAAGGATAAGGAGCTGGCTTATATCAAGGGCAACTTCGACTTAAGGGGTAAGAGCATAATGGCCGCCGGTCAAGCGGCTAGGACCGAGAACAACTCTGAAGGCATGGATTATGTCGAGGCTATGGCTGATAGGGCTTTAAGGGAAAGAGATCTTGATATCAAGGAAGAGGAGATGAGAACCAGACAGGCTAACGCCGAGGCTGAGCGAAGATCTCGTGAGGAGATAGAGAAAAGAAAGTTGGAATTAAAAGAAAAGGAGATAGACGCTAGAAACAAACGTTCTGATACAGATAGGTTTACGTCAATAATAAACAAGAATTGATTACAAGTTTTGTAAATATTTTTACAAAATCTGTAATCATTTTGGCGTAAAATTCTGTCATATACTATAATGGGCTTGATTTAATTGGTAATTAGATTAATGATAATTTTGTAAAAAGCAAAAAAGGAAATTGTATGAATGACATGGGTGATTTCGCTAAAGGTTTTAAGACCATGAGTGTCGAGGAGCTTTTTTACCGTGGTGACGGTGATGGCGATAAGAATAATATCGAGGGTAAATATGATAAGGATGGTAATCTTATAGGTAATGCCAAGGAAGAGCCTGCCGACGGCGGAACGGCTGACGGTGGTGGGGATAAGGGCGGCGATGCTACAACCCCAGACCCTGATTCCCTTGGCGAAGGCGGTACTGATAATAATAACGTGGTATCAGGATTTAACGGAAAATCTTTCTTGGAGAAGATGGCCGCCAGAGGTATTATCGATAGTATTGATAACCTTGATATTATGGTAGATGACAAGCCAGTCGATCTTTCTACTATCACGAGAGAAGATGATTTACTTGATATAGTGGAGGGGTTGATCAAGGATAAGGCCGATGAGTTGTTGAAGGATAAGGTTGATACCGGCTCGATGTCTGACTTTATGAAGAAGATGATAGAGGTGGATAAGGCCGGTGGTAACGTTGGCCAACTATTAAGCCAGTATCAGAGTATTCAGGCTCCGTTGGATAACCTTGATATGAGTAATAAAAATGATCAGCTTGCGGTTATCCAGCATTATTATAAGATGTTGGGTATGCCGGAAGACGAGATAAAGGATAATATGGAGATGATGATCGGCAAGGGCGATGAGTTTATTGAGTCCAAGGCCAATAAGTTCCATGATATCCTGAAAAAGGAGATGGATAACCTTATCGAGGAGGAGAAGAAAAAATCCGAGAAAAGGAAACAGGAGTTGATTGAGCAGATGAAGATTTATAAGAAAGGTCTTAAGACATCTATAAGCTCAGGGTTCCAGTTGACCGACACGATGATAGGTAAGGCTGTCGATTTCGTTACCAAGCCGATAGACAATCAAGGTCATACGGCTATAGATAAAGCTTATTCGGAGGCTATCAAGAATCCGGACATGGCCGCTGATCTGGCTTTGTTCTTGATGAATAAGGACGAGTTCCTTAAACAGAAGACTAACAAGGTTAAGATGGAGGTCAATAAGAAGACCATCACTCTTCTTTCTGGCAATAAGGGAGGAAAGCAAAATAAGAATAATATCGATAATGATACTATAGAAGCTAACTTCCTTGATCTAAGTGGATCAAAGAGTGTATAACATTAAAAATAAATAGAAATGAATCCATTTTTGACAAAAAGTTTTCCGGCTACCGTGAATGGTGATAACGTTATTGCCTTCACCGATGCCAAGAACTATAAGACTTCGCTCGTAGAGCATAACTTAGGCTCATTGGCGAGCTGGTATTATGAGGATCCTGATAAGAATCATTTGGGTCTGTTGAATCTGTTCTCTAATATCGCTAATTACCCCGTTCCGATGTATATGGGTATGATTAATAACGGCGCTACGATCTCCGTTAACGGTATTGGAGCTTCTTTCCGTTATGATTTACCTGTTACAAAGACATTCGCTGTCGTTACGGCTGAGGATACTTCAGGTCATCATCTAAAACCGGGTATTGACGGTAGTTTGTTTGATATCGTTTTGAATACCTCTGAGTTTACGGCTTATGATGTCATCACCTATGACGCCGCTAACGGCTGTAATATCCTTATCTCAGGTGAGATACCGTCTAAGACAGAAGGTGATTTGACACGTTATTGGGGTCGTGTTATCGGCGGAAAGGCTAAATACTTCCCTAAAGAGAAATTACGTCCGGGTATCCGTTACTGGAAGATCGGTCATGCTCTTGGAGAGTATAGCACCCAGTTCTCTAAGGTATCTGGAGCTGACAAGGCCGGTTCTATGACTTGTGAATTCCGTTTAGGAAACCACCGTGGTGTTGAGGGTGAGACAACTATGTACGCTGGTATGAAGTCCATGCAGGCCGCTCAGAATAGCACTTCAGAGTTCGTGGAGACCGCTCTTCGTCGTATGAATGCTATGAGAAGCGAGTATGAGGACAATATTCCTGATTTGGCTATTATCGGTAGGACGGTTAATGGTAGGCTTGATTTACGTACGGCTAAGGTAGCGTCCACGCTGGAGGTATTCTGTATGGCTGAGTTGGTTAAGCTGGAAGCTAGACAGTTGATGTGGCAAGAAGGTGGTATTATCATGGATCAAAATGGTCCTATCCATTTGAATGAGGGTATCTACCGTCAGCTTCGCCGTGGTTATACTATCTACTATAGCCGCCCGATGGGTATTACTAAGGATACTCTTATGGCTGCTGCCGCTTATATTTTCCGTGGTCGTCAAGATCTTCCTATTACGGAGCGTAAGATTAAGTTCAAGGTAGGAGCTATGGCTATGGTCAACTTAGAGAAGTTGATTAGAGAGGCTTTCTTTACTACGTTGAGTAATTTGAGCTGGGGTATGGGTAGTGACCGTATGTTGCCTTCTAATCCTATCTCTGGTACTAATGATGCTATGATTTTAGGTCCGGTACAGGTTAAGGGTGCTTTTCTCCCTGGTATCGGAAATGTAGAGTTCGAGCACGATCCTTCTTTGGATTACGCTGACATGACAGATCGTAGCGAGTTAGTGAATGGCATGTATCCTAGATCCTCTTATTCTTGTATTATTGAGAATATCACTGACGCTGGATCGACTAACGCATATTCCGCTATTCCTAATACGGCTAACGCTAAGTTAGGTAATATGAATAACAACGTATTCTATATCAAACCAGAAGGTGTAAGTATGTGGTGGGGTTATGAATACGGTCGTTGGGCACACAAAGCCAACGGTAATGAGATCGTATCATCCTTGCCGGGCATGAAAGAGCAATTCTGGTGCCACTCAGCTTCAGCGGCTTGGGTTATGGATAACAGTAAGTTCTTGATTATCGAGCTTCAACCGAACTACTTCGGCTAAGTTTTTTTCATATATGTAATTTGGTTTTTAGAGGGGAGGGTGTCCTCTCCTCTTTTTTTAAGTAACGCAAAAAGGAAAATGAAAGAAATTTTAAAATCAAGGAAGGTATTGGCCGAGGTAAACGGTTTCAATATCATGTCAGATACCTTATATGAGGTTGTAGGCAAACACGATGGAAGTGCTCCTCAGGCCTTTCAAGACGCTAATATAGCTAAAGCTCCGTTCCCGGAGAACGCCACTCACGTATGTTGTCCTTGGGATGATTTCTCCAAGGCCTATAACACCGGTTTTTATCCAAGATCAAGATGCTATAATGGTCTTGACAAGAATGAGATCGACAGGCTTGTCAAACAGCGGGTAGATAATATCATGAAACCTTTCGAGGAAATGTCACAGATGGATCTATCTCAAACCAATTTAGAATTTTGGGATGACGCTAAGGATAAGATCTTCATGGGTAAGGTTTATAATACGGCTAATACCGTAGATCTATTTTATTTATATTTGGCTGTATTTTCCGGCATGTTGACTCCTCAGGAAATGGATGGCGATCCTGTCTTCATGAACTCCATGTTCTGTTTCGTAGAGAAAGACAATATGAAGGATTTCGTTCAGCAACGTGAGATCAATAAGATGAACATCAGCTATAAGTTTATCAGCGCCCTTAAGAAAGGCGGCGACGATCGTCAGGCTGTCATCGATCTTCTTCTTTACATCGGTATCGTAACTCGCCCGGATTTCACGGAGGATGAGTATTATACAGGATCTCTATCAAACTGGATGAATGAGAAGAAGACCAATGTTGATTATCTGCTTGATATCTGGGATCGGTCATTGGAAGGTGATTTCAAGGAAGTTCTTGAGTTTTACCGTATCGTAAACGTCCTTCAACGAAATGGTCGTATCAATATGACTCCATCCGGATTACAATATAATGGCCAGATCATAGGACCTGACGTTCGGACATCCGCTGAGTTCTTGACTACCAAGAAAGACTTTATTAACATAAAGGCTAATGTATTGGATGAGTACGAGGAACTTATGTCTATTTCTAATATAGACGATAAGACCAAGACCAAGAAGGTTAAGGATGTCAAGAAGAAGGAAGACGTAGGGGAAGGTGATAAGGAGGAATAACGATGACGATCCAAGAAGCGTATCTAAGGTCTTTGCAGAAGAACGAGCAGAATCTGGCCAATGGCGGGATTAAGCTTGATCCCGGAAGATTTGTGCTTTTATTTAATGAAGCTCAAGATAGGTTGATAAGATACTATCTTAACAGGAAGGATGATGAGACCATCCGATCTATACAAACTCTTCTGGTATACTGGAAATCGCTTAATAAGATCAATCATATTGATGACCCCGAATCGACATCATTCGGTCTTCCTGATGATTATTTATGGTTCTCAAATATAAAAGGAGCGTTTTCTTATAAAGGATGTGAGGTTGGAGATTTTGTCATGTGGGAGGCTAAGAACGAGAATGTTCATGAGCTTCTTGGAGATGATAACAATAGGCCTTCTTTTGACTATCGGGAAACGTTCTACACCATAGGTGACGGGAAGGTCGTGGTGTATGAGGACGGCTTCCGTACAGAAGAGGTCAGGATGACCTACTACCGGAATCCGGTACGGGTGGATCTGGCCGGGTACATCAACGCCGCCGGTGAGCGGTCCACGGACATCGACCCTGAGCTGCCAGATCCTTTGGTGGAGGAGATTTTGGATATGGTCGCCAAGCAATTCAACCTTAACGAGAATGAGTTGCAGAGGTATCGGTTTGATAAGGATAATGTGGCTTCTTTTAAATAAACACCGTTAGTTTGATCATTAAGCCTACTCGGAAACGGGTAGGCTTTTTGTTAACTTGCTTTAATTATCTATGACAGGATTTTTCGATCCCCATCTTTTCTTCCACTTCATGCCGAGATAATTTATTATTCCGTCAAAATTAGAAACGATTCCACTTTCTATCATATCGGATATATATCCTTGTGTCATTATTATCTCCTGCATTTGCGTAATCGAGGCATAATTCCTTATGCCCTCTTCATGCTTTCCGAACACCACGTAATTTATGCCTTTGGCTATCCTTGATATATATCCCTTGAAATCATCATTCGTTATATTATCGCCTAATAAGGATCTTATATCTCCGCTCATTTTTATATACGTATCTCCCGCTATGTTCCTATTCTTTACGAGGCCGTCCGTTAGCCATATAACTACCGTGGCGTATATTTCAGGATCCAACTCCATGGCTATGGTGATAAATACGTATGGATCTATAAACCATTTTTGGGATCCTCTACCTCCCTTCCTATAGGCTAATCCCGCTTTTCTAAATTCTTTTAGCGTAAGGTTCTCATAATCCAGCTTGCTTTTGATATTATCATTGCCGTATCCAAGCTGGCTCATTAGGGCTTTTATCTTCTCCTTGAACCCTTGCTGAGACAATACGTCATTAATTTCCCTTGATGATAATCCCATGGATTCCCTTTTGCTCTTTATTGAACTCATAGCCTCAGTTATACATACATACCCATCCTTGCTCATTATGGATATCTGATTCCCTAAAAGCATCCTGCTTTCTGATTTTAAAATCAAATTTGATTTCATAACTTTATATTTTTAATTTATACTACATCGTGAATCGGTCTGTGATAGATAGATTCACGATACAAATATAATTAAATGGGATTTGTTGCCAAAATATATTATAATATATTGATACATAGAATTATGTGAATGGGATTTTTATTGCATTATTATATAATCGGATATTATTTTTCTGGATTCGGAGAAATATCCGACTCCAGAAAGTAGTTGATTATAAGATACTTACTATAAAGATTCTTGTCCTGTTTTTATGGATATATGCATTCTAATAGCATTTTCAGTATAACATGTTTACAAAAAATGTAATATGGCTGTATTGTCATATATTCCCGACTATGTTTTATTGAGGTGATGTTGTTTATGATTATGTTTGCGTTAGGTAATGATTTTTGAACTAAAAAATTGATAATATGTTGCACAGACCGCAAGACCGGGTACTTTTCGTACCCCCGCACGCTAAGATGGTGGATGTTGATTCCATCTTTTTGAAGGAAGGTCAGCTTGGTATTTATGATACTAAGGAGACTTCCGAGAACGGTTGTAAGGCCGTGATTGATTTTACCGGTAAGCCTCGTAACGACAAGCGTTATGAGATCCGTATCGGTCGTAATGAACAAGCGGCTTCCCGCTCTATATATGATAAGGATTTTTCAACGCCGTTATTCTCCTTGAACGAGATCACAGAGATCTACGCTTCTTGGCCGAAGAAAGATCATGCTTATGTCGATGATGTTATCTTAGGATACAACGGTGTGTCTGATGATACGGCATTCTCAGTTTCCAAAGGAGACCGTATCGCTATTCGCTTGGTTCTCGCTGGTCGTGCCTTCGAGCTTCTTGGCTATGAGGAGGGTCGTGTAGAGATCAATGACGCTATCCTTTTGGATGATTGTGATAATACTCCAAATCAATGCGAGGAGTGCGATCCTTGCGAGGAGGTTGATTTGTTACCCGCCGTATTGAAGTGTATCGAGAGGATGAAGAATCAGCCTATCGCTGGAGGTGGTAAGGTATCTGATTATATTGATATCACTCCGGTTACAAGATGTACTAACGAGGCTACGGAGCCTGAGACGGAGGACGTGAACTTCTATTGCATGGAGGTATGTGATACCGGTGACGATCTGGCCTTGGCTGAGGTTCGTGCCCAGTATCCGGGATTGAAGATCGTTCGTGAGAGCATCAACGGCAGCATGTCACGTTATAAGGTGATGAAGAAAGGGACTAAGCCTAATGACTATACTCAACGTCTGATCTCTATCATGAAAGGATGCGAGGAATGCCCGCCTAGCTATACTGAGGTTAAGGGCGGATACCTGTATTCCATTTCATTGGAGGATGACGGCGTTGATATGTCTACTACGGTAGAGTCTTTACCTAATGTGGTAGCTGATACGGTTAATAAGATGAGCCAGATCAAGGGATCAGGTTTGTATATTGCCGCTACTTCCAAGAAATTGACGGATGAGGAGATCTCTACTTTCGTGGAGGCTAATCCTACGGCTATTATCTACTATGTGGCTAAGACATCCGATATGTGCGAGAATCCTACGGTTCGAACCGCTTCATGGTCAGCTTGTGGTTCTTGCAAGGTATCCACCGAGAAGTATTATATCACGATCCCGGACAACGAGTGTGGCGAAAGCGCTTTAGAGGAAATCAAGCAGGCGTTCCCGGAACTGGAGATCACGGATTACGGTACTCCTGCGGCTTGCCAGCATAGTTTCCAGACAGAGGTATATACCAATATGTTGTGCGATGAGTGTGACAAGGTATTTGAAGGATTCTTCACCAGCGAGGCTCCGGCATCATACCGCAACAGGATGTGGAAGAAATTGGAATCAGCACAAGAGCTTGGTAGTAACTGCAAGTGCGGTATCCGTTTCCGTGGCAAGGAAATGTTGTTATCTCCATCAGAGTGCTTGATGGATCAAATGACTTATATCGAGGATAGCGTTGAGATCGTAGGTGCTAGTGGCGGTTACCCCGATTCTTTGGATGAGGGTTCTCCTATCTGGTGGGATCAGCTTCATTTCGAGAGACTGTCCAGCAAAGCCCCGCGTACTCACGTAGGAGGCAATATGATGGATGATGAGCTTAAGGGGTACGCTCACTTCAATGGATTCCCGAAACATCAGGATTTCATGGGGCGGACGTTCATGAACGAATATAGCCGTGTAGAGCAAACGGCTCAGTACGTTGACTTCCAGATTACGCTCAATCCTCATAGATACGCTCAGGGATTCGGAAAGGTTATCGCCGATGATCCGGTTAACCTGATCTTACGTGTACGCTATGGCGCTCATGAGGGTGTTCAGGAGATGATCAATATGATCGGTGCTGCCGCTGGTCTTGGTCCGGCCATCGTAACCGAGCCGAAATAAAGAACCTTTTTTGCGTTCATATATTTCCTAAAGGGGAGAGATTCAATTCTCTCCCCTTTTTTAATCTATAATAAATGGTTGTGATGGAGGAGTGAAGTTTGTCGTGTATCTAGGTATGTTTGATATTCTCATCTCGTCTATAATACCGCCTGTCATATTATCGCTAAACCCTGTTCTTCCTCCTATACATATATCGTAGTCTTGTTTTGATATGTTTTTTTTCTTGTTAAATTTATTTATACCATTAATATATAATCCACATGATTTGTTATTAGATGATAATGCTATGTGATTCCATCCTATCTCTAAGACAGAAGAGCTTACGCTTTCATAATTGTCGAAATTTCCATATATGATATTATCATACCCTATATAGAAGGCAAATCCTGTAGGGCTTCCTGCTATATCAGATGTTATAAATCCTTGTTTTGAACTTTTATTCGTACAATAATACCATAGTTCTATGGTATAGTTCCCTTCGGATATAATATCCCAGAACCATTGTGATTGGTCGAATATTATAGGGGCGCTGTCGAATTTAGCGGCTTGATCAAATTTTCCTGAGACATATGATCCCCCCCCCCATGTGACAGGACCTACGTTCTTTCCGATATATTTGAAATCATTGTTAAAATGAAATAACAATATCGTGTTGTTGGCTTTTTTGTTAAAGAACATTCTTCTTCTCATACATCTTATGTTTTTAATTACGTTCAAAAATAATTATATATATCTTTGAGGTGAATAATTAAACGATATAATATGTCCGCTATTAATGAGTATTTAAAGAGACTGGCTTCTATATTCGGAAGCATGGGTTTCTCCGTTCCGCCAGATGACTTCTCAGGGGTTGTAATAGACGGAAAGACGTATCCGGTCATGATGAGGAATGACGGGTGTTACGTGTACTTCGATGATAAAGGAGTAAAGAGACTTGTAAGCGATGTCCCTAGAAAGGACTATCAGTTCATTAACATTAAGGACGCCCGTGTGTCGATCGTCAACCAATGCTATCGCACGCCGGGTGGTCAGGTAGAAGCTCGTATCCATACCTATATGAATAATAAGGGGGAGATACTGGCCGAGAAGATATTTATTGTCAACTCCTCGGATGTTGATACTCCTATCGGTACGGAATTAGATAAGGTTCCTGATGGGTGGGTGGCTATAGATTGTAGTATAGCGGAGATGACCGATCGGGAGTTGATATTCGTAAGTAAATGTTATGCCACGGAAGGAGGCAAGGTCCAGATAGAGGGCGTGGAGTCGGTTGATCCCCGCCTGAACCCCGAGGTATCCCACTACGAGGTGGTGAATACGACCGACGATAGTAACCCTATCGGTACGGAGTATGACAAGATACCTGATACATGGAATCGTATAGTATGTGATTTCCCTGATATGACTCAAAGGGAGATAATACCGGTTCTTAAATGCTTTGATACCGGTACCGGGAGAGTACAGATAGAGGGATATAAGATATTTGATTATGAGATGGGTACCAGAAAGGAATGGTATCGCGTCAAGCAAAGTACCGATCCTGAGAATCCGGTAGGTGAGTTTATCACCAGCATAAGCGATGACTGGGTTGAGGTTGTTTGCGACTTCACGGATATGGAGGATCGGGATATTGAGGTAACTATAGAATGTTATAAGACACCGGCCGGTAAGGTGAAGCTGGAGGTTCTCACGTCATGGGACGGGAATATAGGAGTTAGGGATAAGAGTTATAAAGTCCTGGAGACTACCGATCCGTCACAGCCTGAGGGTGCCAGCTTCATTTCCTTGCCAGATACTTGGATAAGGGCTGTCTGCGATTTCGATGATATGGAAGAACGTGACATTAGATCTTACATTGAATGCTACGATGGAGGTAACGGCCATGTCAAGCTTCGTAGGTTAATTTCTTATGACTCCAAGATAAAGGCCAGATATACCCGTTTCGAAGTCCTTGAGTCGGATGACGCTGGCTTCGTCCCGGGGACCGACTTAGCTACCCTTCCAGAGAGTTTCTCTTTGGTCCCATGTGATTTCACGGATATGGAGGATAGAAACGTTCAAGTATATCGTGAGTGTTATGCTTTCAAAGGACAGCGTATTGAGGTGGATAAGGTTGTCTCTTATGACGGTGATCTAGGTGATAGGAAGGCCAAGTATATTGTACGTGAGAGCGAGGACGGCGCTATCTTAATAGATCAGGAATATGATGAGATCCCTGTTGGATGGAAGAAATCTCCTTGCGATCTTGAGAACCTTCGTGACAGGCATGTATCTTACTACGATCAGTGTTATGTCACGGAGAACGATAAACGGGTTAAGATCCATAATATTGTTATATATAACTCTTTAGGATATGAGTGGTATCATTTCTACGAGGTTACGCAGTCAGAGGACGATAAATATGAGGTAGGCGATATTAACTCCTCTATGATTGATAAATGGAGTAGGGTTGAGTGTGAGATGCCTGATATGGAAAATCGGTTCTTGGATACGACAGATACCTGCTATGATACAGGGAATGGTACGGTTAAGATAAGGCGTCAGGAGTCTATTGACTATAAGCTTAATGTCCGGGAGTTTGATTATAAGATCGTGGAGTCAACCGATCCTGATCATCCTACGAACACCACCCCTACCCAAGATACGGTTAGTGGTTGGACGGTAATAAGCTGTGACCTTAATATCATGGAGGTAGATGACTGCTATGAGGTTGGTGGTCATAAAATCCATTTAAAGGGATTCAGGACGGTCAATCCGGCATTACAGGATATTAAGTCCATATTGTATGTCGTATATTCCGACCACCCTGATTATCATGCTGGCGATGAGCTTAACTCTATTCCTGATGGCGCTAAGGTCACGATCTGTGACTATGCGGATAAGAGCCAAAGACATATGGTCCCGGTGCGAGAGTGCTATGAGGTAGCCGATGGCCGGTTCTATGTGGAGGGAAGTCGGTTGGTGGATAACAATATGGTCTTTGAGCGGATGTCGGTGATGGTTCTTGAGTCATCCTCCCAGACCTACCCTGTAGGAACTACGCTGACCTCTATTCCTGATGGCGCTACTATCGTGGCTTGTTTATGTCAAACCTGTTAATCTGAATGGCTATGGTTAAAGTATGTAATGATTATTTTATGATTGACGCCTTAGCTGGAGGTCAGGTCGTAAGAAAAAGGAAATATCGTCGTGAGAATACGATGATCGGATATAAGTGGTATGATTATAATGGGGTCGAGATAACTGACCCCATTGAGATATCACGTCTTGACGGATTGGCTACTAAGCATCAACGTGTTGATGAGGCTTATGATGATCATGCCATTTTCATGTCGTCAACCAATTACGTTAACAGCGTTTCCGGTATACCTATGGATAAGCATATGGTTGTCGTTGAATGGAGGCCGGATAGCGAGCAGGGTTTTGTAACCATGGCTCATGATGAGGGTCTTGATGGGGACAGCTATTATATAGTTGTTATCAATGCCGGAGATAAGCAGGCTACGATCTACACCCCCGTGAACCCTGAGGATCCAAAGGATGGGACTTCCCGTGCGGTTGATGGCGATAACGTTTCCGTTGGCGGATCATATGTCTCTATATCCCCCAAGCAAGTAGAGAGGATAAGGGCTACTTTCCGTGATGGTAAATGGTATTATGAGTTAGTCACAAAAACATATCCTAGTAATACCGGAGGCATTAAGATCGGGGATGTTGATTTTGTGACGTTCAGATATTTATGGGAATCAAGTTCCGGAAGGGACTTGGACACGATGACGGAAGCCCTTAATTCTAATGTTCCCACCATAGATAATCTTGCTGTAGGTTGGTCTGGTCCCGGAAATGGAGATAGCTCTGTTAGAGAAGTTCTTAAATGGGGTGGTGATAATACCGGTTCTGGTAAGGAATGTGTTTGGATGTCGGTGAAGGATTTAAGGGCTAAATATTATGATATCCTACCTGAAGAGACGTATTTCATGGCCTACGCTACATGGTTTGGATCTAAAGGTACGGGTAAATGTTCTTTTGAACTTGTTGGATACAAGGGAGGTACGATGAGCCAAGATGGATATAATTTCATCAATACCGGTGGATCTGTGGTGTATCAAAATACGTATGATTTTGTTTGTCATACTAGTAAGGGTTCATCTACGTATAAGACATCCTACGAGAAGGTGGCTCGTGTTACCTACAATAAGCTCACTAACGAGGTTTATATGTCCATCGGCGACGCTATAGATCAGGAGGATAATTATGATAAGTTAGAGCGAGAGATCAATAATATAAAGGAAAGACTTAGCGATGTCGAGAGCGAGTTGGCTGTCGTAAGACGTATAGCTGAGGGCAAGAACACGGCGTATATCTTTGATACGGTCGATGCCATGAATGAGTGGCTGGCGGTCCCGGAGAACACGGCTAAGCTCCGTGTGGGGGACAGCTTCTGGATCAGGAAGCAGGAGGTACCTGATTATTGGTGGGATGGAACTCAGGCTTTAGAGCAGGAAGGTCCGAAGGTTGATTTATCTCCTTATTATACGAAAGACGAGATTAATAATATTGTCAATGATATCAATCAGAAGATAGAGGATAAGAGTACGTCTATTATCTTCGATACTTATATCCAGATGAAGTCTTTCGTGGATGATCCAACTAACGCCGATAAGCTTAAGGAAGGTACCATCTTGTTGATACGAGAGAAGAACGTACCTGATTATTATTACGATGGTGCTGGGATAGTTAAGATGGAGGCCGATGTAGAGCAATGTCTTTACGTTACTTTGGCTAACAAGCCTACGGAAAGCACTATAAGTTATACTCAAGATCTGGAGGTGACTAATTTCGCTCCGGGTGCTATAGCTAGATGGGTTGACGCTGACGGCAATGACGTGTTTTATAAGCTTGTTGAGATAGTAGGTGGTAAGGCTAAGTGGATTACCCTTATCGATACTAAATACGGTAATGTGACGCTACAGAGCACTTACGACAAGAATTATGAGATTGTAAATATCGTATCTGGGTCTAGGTTACAGGCTATAAATAGCGAGAAGAATGATATCAAGTTCGTTAATAGCGCTACGGGTGACGTGACTGTCGTGTTGAATGGGACCGTATCAGGGGGAGCCAAGAAGCTGGTGAGTATGCTGGCGGTGAACGAGGTAGTCTTGACCCCCGGAGCGGCGGTGTCGTTTACCCGGAACGGCGATGAGTTCGTGCTCACGGAGTTGTTTGGCGTTACTATCTTCCCAGATCTGGCGGATGCCAATCGTGAGGGTGAGTGGGTCATGAGCGTAGGCGCAACTGGTAAACCGATCCTTATGGAGGTAAAGGAGATGCGTAAGTGGGATGAGAGCATAACCAAGGAGCTTACAATAGATGAGCTTAACGAGAAGTTCCCTAACGTGGATATCGGATTCGCTGTCGTATGCAAGACCATCAACAAGGTATATGAGATGGTTAACGGATACAAGGAATGGGTGTCTTATGATATAAACTCAATTAGTTGATATGGGATTTTTAGTAGGATATGATACGGCCCTGTCCTCGGTGACGTTTTATGTTAACGAGGATAGGTTCCCTTGTTATAATGGGAGGAATGCTGATTATGTGCCTGATCCGATAGTAGATTTAGGTAATTTTAATCGTAATCTCAGGTTCTCGGCAAACAATCCAGGATTCGTGGACGTCGATTGGGGTGATGGGACAAAGGATCAATACCCTTTGGTCAAGATATCTGACGGTAGTTATAGGATAGTATTCAGGTCTTTAGATATTGAGTACAAAAAGAATCCTGACGATACTACATGGTGGTTCAGGAAGGAGGATGGATCTCAGTATATACCGGTTCCTCCACATAAGTATAGAGATATCAGGCGTAGGGAGGTTACGATGAGGTTCTCTAACGTAATTGATGGGGAGTTCAATATGGATGGTATTGTCCTCCATGAGTTTCCTGTAGTTAATCTACCTGATATAACTTATTTGGCTATGGTCAGATCCGTTCTTAAAAATGGCGATATCCCATATGACAGGATAAGTAAGAGCGTTAATCTTCGTAATATACAGATGGGGTCTTTTTCTCATCCTGGTGTTTGGGACAATTGGCCGGAAGGTTTATTAAATATGAAAAATCTGAGGTATTTCGGATGTAATAGTATTTTTAATTTCGCTGATAATCCTGATTCGAATTGGAGAAGATTCTCGGAATGGAAGAATCTTACAGGGTTTAATTTCAATTGGTGCAATATACCTTCGTATGACCCTGCATTTGATTCTATTCCGGCAAAAAGTATAAGCATTATTAGCGATCGGAATAATATACCTGTATTTGATGAGGTGGATAAGGTAGGGGATGATAAGGAAAGCGTTACTTTTATGGCTCACGGTAGTTCATGGAAGCAGGATTTAGTGGGAGGGAAGTTAAATAAGATCCATAATATGTATTGTTCTTCAAGTACGGCGCCGGTAGACGATCTTCCGGATTACTTGTATGAGATAAGGGAATTTAGGATATGGACTTTGCGTGATGAAGGTAGATTTATAAATACGCAGGAGAGGGCTGATACGTTCGTTAACACGTTTTATGATAAGATAATGTCGTGGAGTTATATAACGATGTCGCAGACGGCTTCTGACGGTAATAGGAATCAGTTTTATAAACTCACCTTAGATTTATATACTGCCTCAGCTTCTACTAATAAGAGACCATCTGGCGTTTATCAAGCCCCTGAGGGGTTTGTTAAGGGTGTTAGCAACGGTAATCCTACGACGCCTATGGAGAAGGTGTATGTACTTACCAATAACTACGGGCAGACATGGGTCTTGGCCCCTGCCCCGGCTTCCAAGGCCGCCCTTACGAGGGCACGGCGGGCGGGGAAGACTAGGATCGCCCCGTTCGTCCTTGGCGTAAAGGACGGTCATGTATCCGTGTTCAGCGGAGACGTGTTGGATGATAATATGAGTAAGTATAATTTCGCCGACAAATACGAGGCCATAGATATCTGTAACGATCTAGGATTGGACAGCTCACCGGTTGTCGAGTATTTCAGGAGAATAGAGGAGGGAGAGGTATGAGACTGATATGTAAGGATACGAATAAAGGGTCTATAACCTTTTTTACTAAGGGTAAATACGCTTTTAGGGGAGTTGGCAGGAATGATACTACCGATGATGTGCCTGATCCTATATTGGATGTTAATAATTACAATGAAAGTATACAGTTTTATTCCAAGACCCCAGGAATGTGTGAGGTCGATTGGGGTGACGGGAATAAAGAGCAATTCCCTTTCGTGAAGGACAGGAGCGAATCCATATACGGGCGATATAGGTTGATGTTCAGGAGAAGGGATATAAGTTATCGTAAGAATCCGGATAGCCATCCATGGTGGTTTTATAAGGAAGATGGGAGTGAGTATATCCCCGCGCCTAATCATGCTTACGCTGATGGGCTAGATAAAGAGCGGGTCATTACCATGACTTTTACGAATGATATTACATACGTTCAAACAGCAAGGATAATGATGGTAGGATTTCCGATATTAGACGCCCCAAGTATTATCAACTTAATCTTATCCATTACCGGCGATGGGAATATAACCGATATTCCTAAAGATAGGATACGTAGATCGGTAAATATAGAGTATATAACACTTAACGAATTAGGTGTAGGGACATTGACATCCATACCAGACGATTGGGATAGGTTGACTAAGTTAAAAGGCATTAATTTAAGTCGAACGGCTGATTTTAATGATACGGAGTCTTCTAATATAAGGAAATTCCCCTCTATGTGGCCTAATCTTGTAACATTATCTTTGGCAGGTTGCAGGGTTAGGGTATATCCAAGGGAATGGCTGTCTTTTAGCAAGCTAAAAGAATTATATATATCCCCGGGAGTGGCCATGCCATCGTTTGACCCTAATACATGCCCGGCTATGGATGAGGTGGATAAGATAAATCCTAGCTTAAGGACCTTCGATCATATAAATAGATGGTATGGGTCTGTCGTGAGCTGGCATCCGTATATGATCGGCAAGGGGCTGGAAAACATCACTAGCCTTACCGCCTCATATAGCTATAGTAATATAGATGTAAGTAATCTACCGGATTATATATATGAGATGAGATCCATGAGTAGTTTTTATATGCATGTCTCCTTGTCAACCCAAAGTCGATGTGATACGTTTATATCAACATTATATGAGAAGGTGATGGGGTTTGATTATCTCACTATGTCTTCCTCTGCTTCCGATGGCAAAAGGAATCAGTTTTATGGATTGTATCTAAGTTTGTATTTGGCTGCCAATCCTGTTGATAAAAGGCCTAGTGGCGTATTACAGGCACCTTCTGGTTTTATAAAGGGTCAGTCTAATGGCTCTCCGTCGACTCCTATGGAGATGGTTTATGTGCTTATGAATAATTATGGATGGAGGTTTAGTATGGCGCCAGAGGCTTCGGTGTTAAGGTCAATACGATCTTCTGATATTGACACGAGGTCATATAAGCCATATAAGCTTATCGTATTTGACGATGGGCGTACCTTTGTAGGCAATGGAGATGTTTTAGCTCATGATACGGATAAGGTATTATCGTTTGGGGGTCAACCAGAAGGGGAGTATTTATGTGATTCTATGGGATTGGACAGGAATGTTATTGTAGAATATTTTAACAAGATAGGTAATGGCTAAGACATTATATAAATACGAGGCATCATCCAACAAGTTCGTGTGGTTCACCACATGGGATAGGGCACTTAGAAATTATTATACCGATGATTATAATTATGTACCTGATCCTGTCGTTGGTAATCCTTATAATACGTTTGTCGAGTTTAGATCCAGAAAGCCCGGTATGGCTAATGTGGATTGGGGGGATGGAATAAAGGAGCAGTTTCCTATGACCAAGGTTCAAGGACAGAATGATTATCGTATTATATTTCGTTCATTAGCCATACAACATAGGAAAAATCCTAACACTACGTGGTGGTTTAGAAAGGAGGATGGATCGCAATATGTTCCTGTAGATAATCATGCTTACGCTGACGGCAGAAGGGATGTTCAACGAACTGTGTCGATAGATTTTACTTGTGATATTTATTATGCCAATATCCAAGTTTGCAAGATGACGGCTTTCCCGATTGTGGATATACCAGGACTTGAGTTTTTGGTCGTATCCCATACGATGTATGTTAATGACGGTATACCTGTAGACAAGTTGTCAAGATCCAAAAAGTTAATTTATATCGATCTTCAAAATATAGGGCAAAGAATGACCGTAATTCCTGAGGCTATAACCAGTAAGACAGAGGTATATTATTTAAATATGTTTAATATGCTTGATCTTAGGAATATAGAGGCTAGTGGGATAAGGAATATAAAGAATATGAAAAATCTTCAAACCCTTGAATTGTCTTCATGTTATTTGGATAGGTATATAAAGGAGTTTAATGATCTTCCTAAACTATCTACGTTGAACATAGCTCCTGGCCCTTCTGATATGTGGAATTATTTTGACTTGAATACGGTTCCAGCATTTGAGGTGGACAAGATAAATCCTAATATTTATAGCTTTACTTTTTTAAGCAATTGGATGAATGGGGAGATAAGGACAGGGTGGAATGATGATAATATGTCTGGAAGGGGATTGGAACATCTTACTGACTTTAATGCCGATCATTGCAATGATCTTAGGATGGATAAGCTTCCGGATTATATTTATGAGATGAGGGCTATCACATGGTTTGGTGTGAATTGTTCCACTCATACTCAGAAAAGATCAGATGATTTCGTGGATTCTTTTTATAAGTTGGTTACGGAATGGGATCAGATAACCATGACATCCGTGGCTGGAGATAATAAGCGGAATCAATTTTATGGTCTTAATGTATCTATGTATTCCGCTATTTATCCAACCGAAAACCAGCGTCCTTCCGGCACGGAGCAGGCCCCGGAGGGATTCGTGAAAGGCTCGTCCAACGGGTCTCCCGCTACACCTATGGAGAAGATATATGTGCTAAAAAATAACTACGCCCAGAGATGGACGATAAAACCGGCTTAATATGGTTGAATAAATTATTTATTTCATAAACAATATTTATATTTGTAATATAAGATATTAAATGAGATTAGTTGAGAAACATATTGTAAAAGACAACCGGTTTGAGGATATCTGCCTCAAGTCCGGGTTGTTGTATAATTATGTTCTTTTCAACGTCAGGCAAGGAATATTCGAAGGTAACTATCTAAAGGAATATGAGTTCTCAACCAAACTTTGTAAGGAGAATCAGATTGATTTCAGAAATTTACCGACAGCGGTATCTCAACAAGTCATAGCTCAAGTATTCTCTTCGATAAGGTCTTGGATCAGATTAAAGAAGGAATATGAAAAGAATCCTTCTAAATTTATATCAAGACCCAAATTGCCTAAATACAAGAAAGGAAAGAAGCAGAATATGGTAGTTTTTACGACTTCTGCTTGCAGGCTTAAGAGTGATGGTTATATCAATTTTATCAAAAACATAATTCCACCAATCAAAACAAATATAGGAGATAACAAATTATGTCAGGTTAGGGTAATCCCTCAAGCTACATGCTATGTGGTTGAGGTTATTTATGAGAAGAAGGAACAGGATCTAAACCTGAATAAGGATAATGTTCTTTCGATTGATTTGGGATTGAATAACTTATGTTCATGTATAAGCGATGTAGGTATCAAGCCTTTCATTGTAAACGGCAAGATTATCAAGTCCTTCAATCAGTGGTATAATAAGAAGAGAGCTAGATTGATGTCATATATTGGCGATAAGGGAACTTCAAGGAGATTAAGACAGTTAAACAATTACAGGAATTTTTGGATTGAAGATAAAATCCACAAGGTCAGTAGATATATTGTTAACCATTGTATCGATAACAATATCGGAAGTCTTGTGATAGGATTAAACAAAGGATGGAAGAATGGGATAAATCTAGGAAAGAGAATAAACCAGAAGTTCGTTGAGATCCCGTTCTCTAAACTCATTGACAAGATTTCTTATAAATGTAAATTGGTTGGAATCATCCTTCAAGTTCACGAGGAGTCCTATACTTCCAAAGTAGATCATCTGGCTTTTGAGAAACTATGCAAGCATGATGTTTATCTCGGTAAAAGAAAGAAACGTGGATTATTTCAAAACTCTATCGGAAAGCTGATTAACGCTGATATCAATGGAGCTATCGGGATTGGTAGGAAAGTATTCGGTGATTCTTACGTCAGTAAGATAATCGATAGTGGGTTGGCGTTTAACCCGGTTAGAGTAAACATTTTGTAATATAAATGTGAATTTGATAAATAAAATAAATAATTTTAGTAACGTGGATAGGAATGATATTATAAAAGAATTAGGTTCGTATTTTGATATAGTGGAATTGGTATGCCCCCATACATACAGTAAGTGGAAGGACAGATCGTGGCAGTTCCTTGACACAGAGTTTCTCCATAATTTACTTATATTACGTAGGGATATAATCAAACAGCCTATGTATTGTAATAACTGGGATAAGCAAGGACAGTTTTCCCAGCGTGGTCTTAGATGCAACATCTGCCAGATCGTCAAGGATAAGAAGGATGTTTATCTATCCGCTCATGTATTGGGTAAGGCCGGTGATTTCGATGTCAAGTCGATGACGGCGGAACAAGCCAGAGGTTTGATTTTAGATCATCAGGATATGCTTCCATATCCTTTTAGGCTTGAGGGTAAGGTGAATTGGTTGCATTTTGATAGTCTTGACACGAGGAACGGTATACATGCCGTGGTGTTTTAGGGACTTAACGGTATAGTAGTTAACTTTGCGAGTAAGGTATAAAATGAAAGACAAAGACATGATAGAGCGAGTGGGGGCTTTGTGGAATATTGCGCTTGCGTATGGTGCCTCTTGTTGGGCTTATTTCCAGCCAGTACACCATTTATTGACCGTATTACTTATAGTATTAATAGCTAATTTTTTAGCTAGGTTAGCGCAAAGCATAAGGGGCTGGAAGCTTCGACGAAGCCGTAGAAGACGGTTTAGTTTTAAGAGATGGCTTAGGGAGGTCAGGTTAACTGATATTCTTAAGGAGTTCGCTTTGTCTTGTTTTATAGTAATGACATTATGTGTTATATATAAGACGTTATACCCGATCGAGGAGGAGGCTAGTATGATACTTACCGTAACCAAATATGGTGTGTATATAGCCCTTGTGGGATATGTCATGCTTTTCTTGAATACCATAGGGGATACTTTCGCTGATGCTTATTTGGTTAAGGTATTCAAGGCCGTGTTTAAGAGGATAAACGTATTCAAGATGTTTAGTTTTTCCAAGAACATACCTGACGAGACGTTTGACGATATAAAGAAGATTGCTGATGATGAGGTTAAGGATAAGTCTTAGGGCGATTGTTTGTTTAGGTCTGTCGCTATTCCTGTCCTCTTGTGGAAGCAGGAGGCAGGTTAGCGAGGCGTCTATTGATAGCCGGCTGATCAGCAGGATAGAGACGATGATAGATGAGGTCATGGATCGGAAGATCGTAGAGATCAAGACATCTGATCTTAATGCCGATATTATTATAACGGAGAGGAAGTTCGATACGGACAAGGATGTTGATCCTGCCACGGGGGAGCGACCGGTGTCCTCGCAGACAGATACCCATATCGTCATTGGCCGGCGGGACAGCACGGTGACGGCCGATTCCCTTGGCATTGATAAGACGATCACCGGTATTGAGGATATTGATAAGAAGACAGACATCGAACATGAGGATGTAGATGATAAGAAAGAATCAAGATGGCCAATAGCTATCACATCAATTAGTGTGTTGTTGATATTATTGGTTTTAATATATTTGCTAAAGAAGATGAAGGTTTTATGAGACGAAGAATGATTGAATGTACTAGGGGGGGGTGATTGACGATCATACTAGATTCTTAATGAGATTCAATGGTAATTTTAAGGTAGAGGGGAATCCTACTCCCTCTGGCAATCTCTTTATAGCCAATAATGGCAATCTTATCACCGATGGCTCAATACAATGTGTCCAATATAACAAAACGGATCCTTTTCTTTATACTATCATAAACACCAAAGAATCGTTATTGCCTGAGCTGTTTTATGACGGTCATCCATTTACTATAGACTTTTGGTATAAGTCAACCAATCTTGTTACAAGTTGTTTGGTTGAGCATGAATATCCTAATGGTATTTTTTATTTTGGTGTAGTTTTAACAGGTACTGGTTTTTATTTTTTATTTCAAGCTCAACAAGCTGGTTGGCATGTTGATAGAGTTGAGGCAAACAAATGGTATCATATAGCTATAGTCAGAAGCAGTAATGAATATGACATATTAAGATGTTTTGTTAATGGTATACTTATTATTAACACGAAAACCAATAATACGCTTTCCCTTAGGTCTTATAACCTAGGTATTAATACACGAGGTGATGGTATGGATAACGGAAATTTTATGATGGACGATTTCAGGATAAGTGATATAGCTAGATGGGAGTCAGATTTTGAACCTCCAAAAAGGAAGGGATTATGATCTACCATAATCCCTTGCCATTCATCCTTACCCACGTATCAACCAAAACCAAAATGAGGTCAGTCCCGGATTCGAACCGGGGTATATGGTTTTGCAGACCACCGACTAAACCAACTCATCCAACCGACCGTATCGCGAATATAAAATTTTGTCTTTGACTAGACAACTTCTTTGACCAGATTTTTACCCAACCAGAAACTGTCTTGAAGAAAATCCCTTATCTAGTAGACACTAGGTGAGGCAATATCTCTTTGAGGTCTATCTATGTTGACACCAAAGGGAATGTGGCGGTCCCGTGAGGCAGGACAGGAGGTATCCCCACACGGCCGGCCAGGAGCGGAGCGACTCGTAGCCCACCTCCCTTTTCCCCTTGGCATATTACGCTTAAGCGTTGGAAAGAAGTAAACATATCAATGCATTAACGTCTGATGTAGGTAGTTATTTGTCGATCAAAGATCCATCGATAACATAATTAGGTGTCAAAAATACACTAAACTAAATCATTGATATACATTATTATTAAGATCTTAGATTTTCAATCTACTACAGATTATTAAGTTAATGTAATTAACTTATATACTTTAAATTATAAGAAAGCGTTAGCTAATGCTTTTTAATTAATCAACTTATGAGGTAAAGATAGTAAGTAATTAAATAAAGAAAGGATTTATAATGAGATTCCCTTCTTAAGGGGCGAAGCTCCTTATATCACATGTCACAAAATAGACAACTGTGTTTTAGTTAGTTACGTTATTGTTGAAATAATAGCAGCGGTATGACGGTAAATTAATTCAATTTTCTCTTTACTATTCTCTATATTTTACGTATATTTGAAGTGGATAAGATATGATCGATATGAATTTTGACTTGGATTATATAAGGAAATGCTCTTCTATGATAAAGGAGTTCCCGGTATATACCGAGGCCGAGAAGAAGCAGGTAGCCGAGGGACGTACTTGTATCAAGTTGTCTAAAGGACAACCTATATATCCTCGTAATTTCAAGAAACGTAGAGATACTTTCGCTGGCGCTGATTATACCACGGCTAATCCTAGGGATATCAATCCTGACGATATTTACATACCTCCTTATTTTAGGCTTAAGATCATCATGGCTATTATCATTAACTTCGATAGGGCTATCGTGTTTAACAGGATATCTGATAACGACTTTAAGTTAGGTATGACGTACAGGTTTATTTACGAGCATGTCGGTTCTTTTAGATGTTTTGAGAAGGCTTATAACATGATATCATTGGTAGTTGACGGAGAGCTGTCGATCATGAGGTCAATCGGTGATTATAATTATAAGTGGAATATGCGTAAGGTCTATCCATCATGCTTCGTGAATAAGGCTAAGTTCAGATATATTGGTGGTGAGGATAACGCCCCTGTAAGCTCAAAGGGAAGAGCTAATAAGGCCAGAAGGGCCGCTGTTGATTATAAGGTTATGATTATGGTTAATATCATAAATACAAGATCCGCTGATAAGATAAGGAAGATGGTTAAATCTGATGGTAGCCTTAAAAATAATGGGGAAAGAGTTGATGGGAGGAATAATAAAGTCCTTTTTGATATATATAATAGTCGTTTGATTCACGAGGGGTTTAAAGAAATGAAAACTTCTACCTTGTATAAGTATCTGAAGGCTGTGTTAGATTTTTTAGGTGTAAGTCTATTGGAGTTAAGATCTTTAGCTGATAGGGCTATTTCTGATATAGAGAATGGTAAGAAAGGGTATGGGTCTGATCTATATTCTTTTGATGATTGTTTTGATATCAATTCTTTTGTGGAGGATTCGTGATGAGTAGCTTTAGTATCATAAGAGGTGGAGATATATCCATCGTATTTAACCACGATAATAATATGTTTAATATCCAAGAACTATCGGATTCCATTGGATGTAAGAATATACTGTCATCTGTCGTAAAAGATCCTTTGAATGGGTCGATGTATGTTATTAAAGAGATATCCGATCAGAAGTGGGGAGATATAGTGGCTTTGGTGAGATTCGGATGTTTGTTGAATAAGTCCTTTGTAAAGGAGATAGTCGTCAAATCTATAAGATTGTGGGTAGATATTTGTGGTATGTCTTACAGCGATATCAAATCATCTATATCCGATCCTATATACAATACGTTCCTTTTTAGCGGCTATATGTCTCTGGCTGGGGATAATCCTTACCTTAAAAAGTTTATCGTGTCTCTTAGAAGTAGAATGCTTAGATATGATCTCACATGCTTATGCCTTTATTTAGCTATGTCTATGGCTATCAATGGAGGTATAATTCTAAGCGAGCAGGATCTTCTTGATGCTCTTATCTTATAGCCTCGTTTGTTTTATCGATCAAATTAGTATCTTTGTGAAAAAGATATTAAGATGAATCAGATCAATATCATACCGAAGATAATTCATGATAAGTTCGCCGCAAGGATTATCATGGATGATTACGATATAGAGAAACCTATCGTTATTACTGTCGTGGCTAGACGTAACGATGGTGAGTATAATACCCAGATATTGACATACCCGACATCTGGCGTTGATTATGAGGGTAATGTAAGGATGGTGTTTTTCGATGTTGCTAGGTCTCATGTTTGCCAGATAACATCGGTGTTTATCAACGGTCATGAGGTCAAGACATATTATACCGATATCCCGGATCTTGATATGCAAGCCCGTTATGACGATAGCTTATGCCGGTACGATAAGAAGGTTAACATGAATGATATTCGGCTGTCATTTCAGGTGCTAGAGACACGTGATCCTAAGGTGCTTCAGGTATTGGATGAGTCCGAGTGGGGGCTACTGGAGGACAGGAAGGCGATTATCGAGATCACTACGCCGGGCATGTCCGACCCCGTTACGTTGTTCCTTGGCAAGAATCAGGTCAATACCTTTACTAGCCTAACATTAGGCCTCAATTGCTTTAATTACGATGATTGTAATGTCAAGTACCTTGATCTACCTGATGGTATATATGATATCAAGATCATAGGTAGCCCTTCTACTTACAACTTCAGTCGCAAGTATCTTAAGACGGATCTTATACGTAGACGTCTTGATCGGCTATGGATTAAGACTGATATCCTATGCGAGGATAAGGATAAGGATCTTATAGGCAAGATACAGGAGATGGAGACGCTTATGGCTGTAGCGGAGGCTAACGTCAGGTTGGATAATATAGAGGCGGCTCATGAGATCATTGATCGTGTCGGAGAGCTTCTTGAGATGGCTACTAATTGCGTGGATTGTTAAATATAAAAATATTGTCATGGGTTGTAATACTTGTAAGGAAAAGGCGTTAAAGGCCGAGAGGGAAAGAATTGAGAGAAGCATGATGAATCGTGTTTCTTCCACCGTTATTAGTGATAGGGAATACGCTTCTAAGAGCACCGCCGGTTGTATGGTCATGCTCGATCCGTTGAAGACCATGGAGCGTGACGTGGTGAGCATATACAAACAGACCCGTACCATAGGTGACGTGGGTATCGTCTATCTCAACATGCAGAAGAAGATCCGTGAGTGGATTAAAAACCTGCCATATGGATGCCCGCCTGACGAGGAGGTACAAGAAATGAGAAAGGAGATACTAGATGGGCGCGCAATCTATATCAAACCTTGATAGAATAGATCTATGTAAGGTCGTAGATGAATGGCTTTCTTGCCAATGGAGTGGATACATGAGGTACCATAGGTATAGGATCGGGGACAAGCCCGATGTATCTTATTGGGGCAAGATAATTCGTCTGCAAAGGTCATTATGCGATAATGATTGCGGGTTATGCCCGGATGAGGTAAGATCGTTAAAGGAACGTGTTAATAAGTTGCTGGCATGAAAAAATATAACTGTTCACATATAACTCCGTCCACTTGCGTACCCTACGAGGGTGATCTCCCAGAGTGGTCAAAATATAAGGACTCTGATGAGTGTGTTATGGTCTCCGACGTGATAGAGGAGATATACGAAGAGCTAACCCGTATCAGGGAGGCTATAGATGTCCGGGATCTCGGCGAGTCTTGTGTTAAGATAAATGGCGATAAGACCGTATCGAAAATCCTTTACGCTATTGAAGATAAGATTTGCAATGGGTAATTAATGTCCTGATTTTAGGATATTAAAAATAGCCAATTGGATTGTGTTTGTCACACCAATTGGCTATTTTTGTATGTCCGCCGACTCTCACGAGGGAGCGGACATAAAGTAATTAATTATTAACTTCAAAATTAGATTAAAAAAATGAAGACAGTAAATGTTTTAACAAGAAAGATGGGTGATTTTAACGTTTTTCAAAGAACTAGTGATGGTTATTTTGATGCCAATAGTTTACTTAAGCAATGGAATGATAATCCTGAGAACACGAGAAGACGGCTTGATGATTTTATGAATAGTAGTAGAACTAAGGAATTTGTTAGTGCTTTATCTGAGGATGAAAGCCATAGGAGAAAAATCGACATTGGTGATAATCAATTAGTTATAAAAGTGAAAGGTAAGACGACTAAGCATGGTAAGACTCCTGATAAGGTATGGATGCATCCTCTGTTGTTTATAAAATTTGCCATGTGGATAAATCCTAGATTCGAAGTTCAGGTATTGAGATTTGTGCATGATCAACTTATAGATTACAGGGATAAAGCTGGTGATGCCTATAAGAGGATGTCTTCCGCTTTGTCTAAAATAATTGAACCTTCAAGACTAAGGGATAAAATACAAGATTTGGCTAGATCCGTAAATATTATTGTCTATGGGCTTCATGAGACTATGATAAGAAATTCTGTTGGAGAGGAGGCTAAGGCTAAAGAGTTGATGGAGCTGGAGATTGATATAGCTAAGATGATTGAGTTTGGATATATAACTACCGAAGAACAGTTAAGGGATTATCTGTATAAGGTTTTGAGAAGCAAAAAGGCTCTTCCTTTGTGATTTGGATTTTAATCGTATATTTGTGACAAAGTGAATCACAATGATATACGGCAAGGTGATTATATTCTATTTTACACCAAAAGCGTAAAACAATATACATTTATACGGAAATCCGTACCGGGTTCCACCAAAACCCTCTACCTTCTGGTAAGGTACTTACATCGAAGGCTTCTTTTGCCGATTTTCTAATGATGTTAAACGCACCATTGATATCGGCGTTAATAATATTGCCGGAAGATGTCTTGAACAATCCTCGTTTGATACGTCTTCCGGCATATTCCTCATGCTTACAGATCTGCTCGTTATCCAAAAAACTACATTTTGAGGTATAGGATTCCTCAACGATCTTAACATTAACACCCTCAAGTGTAGCTTTATATGATATCATTGAGATAAACATATTAAAAGGAATAGATACAAAGTTCTGGTTGTTTCGTTTTCCGATATTGATTTCTTGTTTCCAGCATCTGTTATGACCGATTACGATCGTATTAATGCCATTAGAAACTACATGATTAATCAATACCCTACTGGCTTTATGCAGATAATCCTTGATCTTATTATTCCTTTTGTTGGTTAACGATCTTATTTGTCTTGATACTTGTTTATTGTCTTTTAATCTTGATTTTAAATATGCTAGTCTTTTATTGTAATACTGGTTGATAGATTTTAGAGGCTTACCGTTGATAATAAAGCAGGAACCGGTATTTGATACACAAGATGCAAGATTGTTAAGTCCAAGATCAATACCAAGGTAATTACCGTTATCATACATAAGATCTTTCTCTTTCTTATTATACACAATCTCAAGCATAATATATCCATTCTTAGGGACGAACCTGAGTTGTTGGATATTTTGCTTGTTGGTTCTCGTGGTGAAAGAGAATTGCTTTGGCAACTTAACAATACCTTGTTTTATCCATTTCTGAGAAAAGGCTGTTGTTGGGAAAACGGCCATAAACATCCCTTCTTTATCAAGATACTTAGGTATTCTTACTTTCTCAGAATACTCACCTCTACCTTTTTTGTTAAGAAGATTGAAGAAGGACTTGAAATTCTGGTCAACCATCATCAATACCTGTTGGGCTACCGGTGACGGTAAAGCACGATAATCAACGTCATCTTCTGTTCTTAACTTCTTTTCAAGAGAGTAGTAGTTGAGGTATTTATACTTAACGGTATTATCATCCTTATATTGAAAGTAATGTTGCCTAACAACATACAATCCTTTGTTGTATAAGTTTTTGCACTTATGCAACAGGTCTTGAAGCTCATTGTAATATATTGAGCTTTGCTTGATTATATGTTGTTCGACTAATCTCATGGCACAAATATATAGATTATTATTTATATATAAAAATAATCTATATATTTGTAGTGTAAAGTTGTATATAATCACCTTCCATTTTTTGCCAAAAAACTAATGATTAGGTAACTGTATATTTGCATTTACGGTTATGTGTCTCATATTGGTAAAATATCTATCTTTGTAACAAAGTGAATCGTAATGATATACAGTAATAAAGAAATAGTACGGACGTTCACCAGAAACAACCCGCCTGCCGGGTACGTGGGCGGCTCTGTTGACTACCGGGTCCCGGCCAATGTTTATTTTGGCGATACGCAGGAGGAGGCTGATAGTAAGGCTGAGGATGATGTCAATGCCAACGGTCAGGATTACGCCAACACATATGCCGACATAATACCGGCTGTATGGTATAATGATCAGGTATGCGATGAGTTTATCAAGAACGATTGCGTAAGCGGTAAGGGATCCAAGGAACAGATATGTGTAGAGAAAGGTAGGTTTGTGTCATACGTATCCAAGAAAGACGCCAATGATAAGGCGATGGTTGAGCTTGGAAGGATCGGGCAGGGGGAGGCCAACGCCGTTGGGGCTTGCTGCGAGGACTGGGCCTCACAGCCTCTTCGTGGCTTGTTTTACAAGAACGATTGTGAGACCGGGACATCGGGTAAAGAAGGTATTGTGTATGAATTGCCAGCCGGAGCTGTCATATCTGATATATCCCAGATTGATGCTGATACGTTAGCTTATAGGAAGTTCATGAAAGAAGGTCAGGAGAAGGCTAACTCCGAAGGTAGTTGCTCCCCTGTATTCTATAATACTACGATCGGTGATTGGTTTGAGAAGGTATGTCCGTTTGGATATAAATCAGGTAGGGTATATTATTCTATCAAAGCCAATAGGTTTAGATCATGGATATCAGTAGAGGATGCCAACGCCAAAGCTCGTGAGGTTTTGATGGTAGAGGGGCAGGAGTACGCTGATCTTAATCTTGAGTGCGAGAAATGGATTGAGAATATTGATCAAGAGGATCAATGTTATTGGTGATGATGCGCGTTTAGTTTTCCATAATAGTTGATTTAGTGTTTGGAGGAGATTGCATGTCTCCTCCATTTTTTTTGTATATATATCAAGGGTGATAAGTTTATATACTGTAATACACTTGCTTATATGTTGAATATATTTTATATTTGCATACCTATCTATTCATCTCGAACCGATAGGTATTATGTTTAATTTAAAATATTGTTCAAAGTTATGAAAAGTCGGGTTGAAATCAAATCTTCTGACAGGAGATTGATGGGCGTTGTTATACCTGCGCTCAGTGATAATGGTTTTGTTAACATCACTTTAGCTATGAAAGTCTTGTCTGATGATAGGCTTAAAAAAGGTTTATCTCCTAAGAAACTTAATGATATTATTAAGTATAATGGTTTCCAGGAGAAATGCAGGGAAATAATAAGTAGGCTAGAAAATAGGAATTTATGTAAGCAGACAAAAATCGGCTTACAAAATAAGACATTGAATCTTAGTGATTTAAATAAAATAGGGTTGGCATGCCGAAAGGGTAAGGGAGATGGTCAAACGTGGTATATGAACCCCTACCTTTTCCTTGTGGTGGCCATGGAAATGAGTCCTGAGGTTTGCGCCGATGTTGTGATGTGGTTTGTTGATAATATCGTAGGGGTAAGAAATGCAGCTGGTGATGCTTATATAGAGATGTGCAGCAGCGTATCTTCGCTTATAAGCGACAAAAGTAACTTAAAGGAATCGTTATCAAGAATTGCTAAGGGTATAAATTTTGTTGTTTTTGGCGTACATGAGGAAGGGATAAGAAATAGGGCTTCCTTCGAGGAGCTAGATATGATAGTATCAATAGAAAGAAATATATCTTACGCTATTAAGGCTGGATATATAAAAGACTATAATGGCGTTATAAACGATTTGGGAAGGCAATGGAAAGATAGATGGGGTAATCCTGTTCTTAAATTGAAGTCCTGATCTTATCTTGTTGTTATGGTTTATGGGTATAGGGGATGCGAATGACGTGTCCCTTATATTGTTTAATAACGTATGTTGTCTTGTTTCCAAACCAAATAAGTATCTTTGCTAAAAACATTAATATTATTAATATGTGTAATACAGGTGGTTGTTGTCATGATCATTCACGGGAACGTCCCGAAGAGTGTTGTCATGGCGTTAAGATAGATAGGTTTCTTAACAAATGCCCTAACGATCCTTGTGATCCTTGCGATCGGGATTGTCAGGACGAGCCTTGTGTTGGCTACGGATGTCCTATAGTTTTGTATGATAAATGCATCTTATACTCAGGTGATGAGTTGGTGGTGGATGGGATAGAAAAAGGCACGGATCTTTCTGTCGTTATAGACTCATTGAGGCGTATTATAGCGTCTAGGGATAAGCAGATAGATTTATACCATCGTGAGGTTCTGGATTTGAAGAAAATTATAAACGAGCTTGTCAATGCCGGTAATGGCGGCGGTGATAATGGTGCAGAAGAGGAGGTATGGTAATGAATGGTTGTAACAAGAAACAATACAGGCCTACTGTAGATGAGACTAAGGTGCCATGTTCTATGTATATGAGCACCGATTGTATTTATCCCGGAGACAAGGTACGTGTGGAGTCATTGGGATTATCTCCCAGCTGCGATATGTCTGATGTCCTTAACGCTATGATAAAAGCCATAAGGGACAGGGATGCTGAGATACTTGAATTAAGGAGAATGATTAATAAATTGATTTGACATGAGAAATTGTAATCCATGTAAGCCGGAATATAGACCGGGGAATGAATGTAGTATCTACAGTTCCCAGATTATATATGACGGTCAGTCTTTTCCTGAGGCGGATATCAGGAACGGTGATGGAATGAATAACGTGATCGAGTCTCTGGTAAGGAAGTTGGTAGCCGTATCTGCTGCCACGTCCTCCATCCAAAGGGATTCGTTTAAGGGAGTGCAGGTCGTAAGGTTAAGATACGAGCCTCTGAATGTTCTTAGCGTGACCTACTGCGGTACTATCGTACCTAACGACGGGTATGTGGTTTCCGGAAGATCTGTTAAGTTTAAGAAAAGGTATTGCATGGGCGATGAGTTCGCTGATGTTAATATCGTATATACTACATTGAATAGTAATATTTTAAATACTTCTTGTTATGGCTAATAGAGTATATGATACGGTATTGGCTTCCGAGTGCGACGGTTGGGTATGTGGTGAGACACTTAAGAAAGGATCTGTCCCGGCCGATAGATTGGAGCTTGACTCTTTCTCGGAGGCCGTCAGGGAGCTTATAGAGCGTTTTTTCGAGGAGGGATGGTTGCCGGACATGATCTGCGATCTTGGTTGTGGAGGCGCCAGTGTATTTGAGATTAAGCCTACTAACTTCGAGTATCCTCCTGAGGGCGGTGAGCAGATTCTGGAGATTATCGTAGGTAAGAGTGATAAATGGACTATAACTCAAGCGGAATGATATGAATAATTTAAAAGATATTCTTGCTAAGATCGAGCAAGGTTCCTCATGGGTGTCCTACGACAAGATTTCCGGTACCGGCCCTGATAAGGTGGCTATTAAAGTAGAGCCGGGATGGATGGGTAGGTTGCCTAGGGAGACTTACGTAGCGGTCGAGAAAGGCAAGGTAACGAAACTCGCTACCATAACCCAGAAGGGTATTGAGCGGGTGAGCGTAGATCCGGCCAATATCATGTTCGACATGGAGGGTGGGACGGCGGTCATCAACGCCAAGCTTAACTCCGCCTCGGTCAAGGCCTCCTGCCTTACCCTTGGTGGTTCGGTAAGTAAATGCTATATGGTGTCTATGAACGTCAACGGGTTATCCGTTAAGATACCTGACGAGGATAGCAGATACGTGGTGTACGCCGATCCTGAGGATCCGGGAGCCACTGACCTGTATGACGCTAGCTTCGTTATAGCCATGCCTAAGAATATGGATAACGAGGAGCATCATGAGATGTTCGTCTTGAATGGCAAGGTTGTTAATATCAATCAACAGCCTAATGATATACCTTATATTATACTTGATCATGACTTTGATAACGTGACTAGTGAGAACGGTCAGGTTGTTATTGATATTAAGTCTAACACTGAGTATGATATTGAGCTGGTATGTTGCACTTGCGGAGATGGCAGCGAGGAGCCGGAACCGGAACCACCCTTTAACGTGGATCCGCAAAAGTTGACGCTTAATAAGGATGGTGATACTCAAATCGTGAGGGTAGAGGCCGGAGATAATGTTTCATGGAGAATAGAGGAGGATTGACATGGCAAGGGAAGTAGATAAGAATTGCGTTGAGGGTAATTGCTTTGCCATTAACGATAAGAGCCATGGGGTAGGCGATAATAAGCTTAACATCGTATACAAGGCTAATTACACCGGTCAGATCTGTACGGCTAAGTTCCGTATAACGTCAAAGGACGGTAGTATTGTCAAGGAGTATATGATAGCTCAGGACGCCAAGCCCGTTTATTATAATATCAAGATGGTTCAGCCGTTTACCAAGGATGACTGTCTAGCCAACCAGCACGGTTCGGTTGTCTTGTATGTGGTTGAGGAACGGACGTACAAGTCGTTTATCTCACAGGAGGACGCCGATGCCAAGGCTATGGAGGATATAGCTCTTAACGGACAGAAGTACGCTAATGAGCATGGTGAGTGTATAACTGACATCTGGTATAACGAGGAGCAAAGGAAAACCTTTATCCGTAACAATTGTGATAAGTTCAGTGATGGTCAGGAATATGTTTACATCGTACCTGAGGGTAAGTACGTGTCTTCTATCTCTCAAGAGGACGCCGACAGGAAGGCTCTTGAGGATATTGAAAAGAATGGTCAACAACAAGCTAATCTGGAAGGTGAGTGTAAGCCTAAGGAGAACATCTACTATGGTAAGTTTAGCAAGACCTTTACCCGTAACAATTGTGACTCCACTCAATACGGAACGGATGTGGTTGTTAACGAGACTATGGTAGAAGGTGACTTTAGATCCATCGTATCTCAGGAGGAGGCTAATAAGTTAGCCCAAGCCGCTGTAGAGGCTCAGGGTCAGGATATAGCCAATATCAAGGGTAATTGTGAGAAGATACCGGTATTTACCGGATCGTATTCTAAGGTATTCCAGAGAACCAATTGTCCTGAAGGTTCTACGCCTGTTGACTTTACCGTGGATGAGAAGATGTGTACCGGCTATCCGTTTACTTCTACAGTATCACAGGATGCCGCCAATAAGCTGGCGCAGGACGCTGTGGAGGCGCAAGGTCAAGCTATCACCAACGAGCGTGGTGACTGCCAGACTAACGTCTACTATAACGTTAGGATGGAGAAGACAGTCACGAGAAATAATTGTGATGAGTTCCATATCGGTCAACCTTATACTTATGTTGTAGCCGCTGGTAAGTACTTCTCTATTATCTCTCAGGAGGATGCTGACAATAAGGCTAAGGCCGATCTTGAGGCTAACGCCCAACAACAAGCTAACCTTGAAGGTGAATGTAAGGAGAAGGTCGTATATCATGGTAAATACAGTAAGGAATTTACCCGTAATAATTGCGATGAGACCCAGTACGGTACTAAGGTTGTTGTAGACGAGACTATGGTGACAGGAGACTTTAGGTCTACCGTGTCTCAGGAGGACGCTAATAACAAGGCTAAGGCCGCTGTTGAGGCTCAAGGTCAGGACGTGGCTAACGTGAAAGGTAAGTGTGAGAAAGTTCCTGTATATACCGGTACTTATACACGTACGTTTACCCGTAACAATTGTGGTACTGGTACTGGTGGAACTTATACGGTAAACGATAGGATGGTTGATGGTTATCCATTTACTTCCACCGTGTCTCAAGAGGATGCCAACAGCAAGGCTAAGGCTGCCGTTGACGCCCAAGGACAGGCTCTTGCCAATATCCACGCCCTTTGTACGTATACCGGCCGTGCTTCCTTGGAGTTCACGAGAAACAACTGTGGTGAGTGCAAGATCGGATCTAAGGTGACGATCACTCAAGATATGGTAGAAGGACACCCATTCCAGTCCAACGACTCACAGACCGCCGCTGACGCTATGGCTATGACCGCTGTACAAGCTCAAGGACAGGCTTTGGCTAATACCAAGGGTACCTGCTCTAACGCTACTATGTATACCGGTAAGGCTAGCTTCGAGTTCACGAAGAGCAATTGCGGAGCTAATCAGGTAGGAGATCCGTTCACCGTAACCCAAGACATGGTAGATGGTCATCCGTTCCAGTCTTGTGTATCTCAAGATGAGGCTAATTTAGTGGCTATGGCCGCTGTAATGAATCAAGGTCAGAAGATCGCCGATGAGCGTGGTACTTGCCATGAGGCTCCTAAATATACCGGTCATTATAGTGAGGCATTCGAGAAGGATAACTGTCCGGGAGGATTGATTCCGTCTTCAGTTACCGTTACTGAGGCTGATGTAACCGGAGGTCCATTCTACTCATACGAGAGTCAATACGCCGCTGACGAGCTTGCTAAGGCCGCTGTCAAGGCACAAGGTCAGGCTATAGCTAACGATCGTGGTACTTGTGATGAGTTGAAGATATATGTCGGTAATTATAGTAAGGAGTTCACTCCTAAGTGTCCTACTTGCCAGTATGCTGATCCTATTACCGTAACCCCGGATCTTATGGGACAGTTCTTCACCTCTACCCGTTCACAAGAGGAGGCTGACGCTTTGGCTAAGGCCTACATCGATAGGATGGGTCAGGCGTTCGTTAACAAGAACTATGATGACACGTGTCATACTAAGACTGAGCAACCGGTATGGGAGACTATCGAGACCGTATGCAAGGATTGTATCTCTAAATTACATCAACGTAATACCAATACCTGCTATACTGATCCTGAGAATCAAGAGCGGTATATAGCTGGCGGTAATAAGACATGCTTCTGGTTTGGTACGGCATCTAAGGCCTTCACTCGTCAATGTGCAGATGGTGGGGTTGGAAGCTCCGTTACCGTGACTCAGAATGATGTTACGGATCCAAGTCCTAGCTCTGATGGCAAGTTCAAGTCATGTGTATCTCAGGCTGACGCTAACGCCAAGGCATTGGCGGCTGTTACGGCTCAGGGACAGAGCGTAGCTAACTCGAAGGGTACTTGTACGTGGACAGGAAGCTATACCGGTCAGGTCCAGAAGAACAATTGCGCTGATGGCGGCGTAGGAGACATGGTATCCGTAAGCAGCGGCAAGCTTCCGGGACATCCGTACACCTCCACCGTTTCCTTGGCTGACGCCAATAAGAAGGCGGAGAACGCCGTTCGTGGATCTGATGGTCAGAATTACGCCAACAAGAACGGAGGATGTACCTGGACTTACGTGGCAAGTCGTGATTTCTATAGGAACAATTGCGCCGATGGAGGGGTTGGTCAGAAGATAACGGTAACCTCCACACAAGCCAACGGCGGCACGGCTATTACCAGCAAGGTTTCTTTGGCGGATGCCAGAAGCAAGGCTGAGCAGATCCTAGATCAGAAAGGACAAGATTACGCTAACCAGCATGGCACTTGTGTATGGACCGGTACTGGAAGCGCTACTTTCTACAAGGATAATTGCGGCTCTTGTAAACAAGGTGTGGCTATATCAGTTCCTTATAGCTCGTTAGGATTAAATCCTATAACATCAACGGTCTCTCAGGCTGACGCCAATAACAAGGTTCAAGAGGCATTCAGAAGCAATTCAGCTACCAGAGCCGCCGCTCAAGCTTACGCTAATAAGAACGGAGATTGCGAGGACACTCCTCCTAATTGGAGTGGTTGGAGCTATGATGGCGGAAACTATTGCTCAGGTGGTGATGTTTGGGCTAGATATAGAAGGACTGATAGCACTGGATGTCACTCTGACGAGACTGAGAACAGGTTACATGAGTCTTGCAATTGTGGATGTTCAGGTGGTTCTTGTGATAGCTGTTGTGATCCTAATTCTTGGAGTAGAATAGGAGAGGCTGAGTGTAGATCTGGCGAAAGTGTAGCTTTATACAGAAATGATTGTGGAATAGAGGAATATCTAAGCTATGGATCTGCTTGCTGTAATACGATCGGTTTCCAAGGAGGATCTGCTACTAGTAGGAATTGTCCATCTGATAGACCTTGTGGAGTAACGATCTCCTATCAGGGTGTACCTTCTGGATCTATATGCGCTTCTAGCACGTCTTCTGCCAACGCTCAGGCTAGCGATAAGATAGAGAGTCTTAGATCTCAAGTTCAGGCATTAGCGGATGCGGGTTGCAGTGGAAGAGTATGTAATGATTATGTAGAGGCTACTGCTACCAAGCAAGGTTGTCCGTCAGGATGTACGGCTCCGAAGGCTTCCGCTTACTGGGTTTCTGGCGGAAACAATGGCGCTTGGTGTGAGTGTAACGGTGATAAGGCCGCACTTACCGCCGCTGCACAGGCTGACGCACAGAGACTAGCGCAGGAAAAAGCCAACGCTATGGAATGCGATTGCCCCAAAACATGGAACGCTTACGCTAGTGGAAGTTTCAACGGTCAATGTTTAAGTATATCGGTAAGCTACAATAACCCATGTGGAAAATCTAAAACAGCTTCATTCGATGTGTATTATACTAGATCCGAACCGTCAGGAGATGTGGAATATTTCTCCACTACCAAGACCGTTACGATACCGACAGGATCGGGAACAGTATCCGGAGGTAGAGATTGCGTAAGTAACGCCACAAGTATGTATGTCTCTAACCCAAGTCAAGGTGGAGGATGTTAAAAACAAAAGGAGAGGTTGATTAGCCTCTCCTTTTTAGATAAATCTAAGATCTCTTTTCTTAGTATGATTAAGCATCCTACTAATATGCCTTGTACTAAAACCTGTTTTATCTTTTATCTTATCATAGATATAGCTCTTGGACACGTAAGCTGACATGTCTCCTGGATCCTTTATAATTTTATCATACATATCATGTATCTCATTATATTTTATGATTGAGCTATCTCTCATTCCTCTTTCCCCGATACCATCAACAATATCCTCAGCACCGAAGAAATTGATTATAGATCTTATTATGTTCATGCTTATTGAATTTTTTGCGTTTTCTTATTAATATCCATATCCGGATTCTCGTCCGTAGGGATCTGCAATTTGGTTATCGTCTCTCTTAACGTCTCAGATACCACATATTCCAGTAACTTATCAGGGCATATGAAATCATAATCCCATTGAGATATACATGGATCATCTTTTTCCGTTCCACATCCCCCTAGCTCTAACGCCGCTTTCCTGTCAAGGGTTATAAGATCCACGTTTATAGCCTCTATATTTATATCAGGTATATAGATATATCCATCATTGACGTAATAATAGTATTGATCTATATTACCATATTTACGTTCCTTGTTATTAGCGTATTTTCTTAACGATATAGGAGTAAATATAATATCATCCATGATGTTCGATACCTTTATAATAGCCGGTCCTATACGGGTATATATCATATCGGGAAGCCTTTTCTTGGATCTCATAAGTATCCGGCATAACTTAAACTCATCAAAGCAACAATCAACCTTCCGGACTCTCTCCATCTCCATGCAATTAATATGAGTATATAGCGATTCCTCGCCGAACAAAGTCCCATCAGCGTACTTCTGGGCTATATATGATCGAGCCTTCTGCCTACCTATGGACAATATCCATCTTCTACTGACATGAGCGTCTTTACTAATAGAGTTCATATCATTTATGATCCTAGATACAAATTCTGAATTTTTCATGCATGAAATACTAAGGAGGGGATATACCCCTCCGGTTATTACTTTTTCTTCTTAACCTTGCCCCCACATTTCAGTTGAGGTTTCTTTTTCTCGGAGACCTTGCCTCCATTAGCCATTTTCTTTTTCTTATTGCAAGCCATAACTTAATGTATTAATATTAACGATACAATATTAATGATTTTATTTAATAGATAAACAATGCGCATTGAATAAGCTAAATTCACATCGAGTCAGAAGGTATCTCTTACGCTAATGGCTTGACGCAGGCCGATAGATGCGATTGCCCGCAAGTGAAATGTAATATGAGCGTATGGGTATCCATAGATGAAACGTATTCCTCTCCTCCATGGGCTAAGTTCACCCTCCATTGGAGCGGTAATGACGCTTGCTCTAGCTTCAGTCAAGGAGGAACTGTTAGACTATATTGTTCTAATGTATCTGATAACTATTCTGCGCATACTACCATATCGGGTAAGTCGGGAAGTTGGTCTAGTACCGGTTTTTTAGCTCAGGATGTAACCCTAGTAATATATCAGGATCTTGGGATCCAGATTAATAAATAAAAAAAAGGGGAGGCTTATTTTAGCCCCTCCTTTTTATCATATATCAGGATCTTAACAATTACCAGATCCTCCCCCAGAAACACTTATGGATCCACATTGTACTCCTGAATCAAAACCTATGACACCGGTTTTTTTACCAGACCCAGTAGGTATACTTACGGTAGTACTTCCAGCCGTAACGGTTTGTCCATGATCATTCCTACCAGTAACAGTTACAGTTATTGATTTAGATGATCCACATTGATTATTGTAAGACACTTCATAGGAGCACCTTAAGGCGGATGTAGAACCAGACAGGCCATTACAAGGATCACCGCTCAGCATAGCGTTGGCGCTCCATGTTTTGGGGCAATCGCATTCCATAGCGTTGGCTTTTTCCTGCGCTAGTCTCTGTGCGTCAGCCTGTGCAGCGGCGGTAAGTGCGGCCTTATCACCGTTACACTCACACCAAAACTTGTCAAATATTTCTTGAATAAGGATGAAATTATTATATTTGTGATATGAAAACAAAGTCGTTTAAAATACTTGATCAATACTTTCTTCGGTTCTACAGGTCTATTATGTCTAAGAATGGAAAGAGGAGGAAGCATACGATCGTGGACAAGAATGATATTCTCGAATGTCAGTCCTTGATATGGAAGGTCATACGTGATAAGTATCTTGATAATGAGGGTGGGGTTTATATAAACAACATCGGTTATTTATGTCATAAGATTAATCCCAACCGTAAGATATATCTGAATAAACTTACCGGGACTATAAACAGGCGTGGGACAGGTGGATATTCTTACGTCCATACGTGTATGGATTTTATGCCCAGGAATAAGTATTTTCATTTATATATCTCTCCAGCATTAAACAAGGAGTGTAGGATGGCTATGGAGTCTGGAAGGAGATATAAGTTCTTGTACAGGGAAGTTGAATCGGAAAGTAAGGTATTTGGAGTTAAATGGGTGTACAAACTATAAGGTTTGTTTCTATGACACGATCCAGTTAGCTCGAGAGAATAGACTGGATCTTTTGCTTGATATATACTATTGTCTATCTTTGTACAAAAGAGTTTGTTATGACGATAAGGGGGTTATTGGCCGAGATCAAGGCCGATTTACATAAATACGATGATAGCGGGGCTATAGATACCTCGTCTGTTTATAGATGGGCTGAGATCGCATTAAAAAGGTTCGGCGGTGTTATAGCTGTCATGTCAGAGGCGGTTATCAAGACCAGTAACAAGCAGGCAGTATTACCATCCGATTTCTTCGACATGCTTGACGCTTACAGGTGTGAGCCTCTTGTCTGTGAGATTCCGGGCGGCGATAAGGCTAAGGCTGACCTCCAACACGAGATCGGCTGGGTTGAGCGCACGGAGCGCGGGTTTCGTTGGAACTCCTGCACCGAGTGTTGTAAGGAAGAGTTTGAGAAGACGATCACGGAGAAGATTTATATCGGATCCCATGAGGTTCGTTTCCATTACCATCATCCAGTAAGGTTATCTATAGGTCGTGGATTGAGGCGTGATTGCGCTGCTGATAAGTATCGGGATAAATACGCTTGGGATAATTATGATATAACTATATCCGGCAATACTATGTATACCGGCTTTGACGGATTTATTTATATCGTATACAGAGCTACTCCTAAGGATGAGGATGGTCTACCATATATACCTGAGACGGATTTAGGTTATCTTGAGGATTATGTCGAGACGTATATCAAGATGAAGATCTTCGAGAACGCTGCCGTGAATGGCTTGATACAAGGCGCTGGTGAAGCTTATAAGCTATACGCCCAACAAGAGCCGGGTAAGTTCGCTAGGGCTATGAAGGAGCTTAAGATGTCGATGATCACGTTAAATGATTATCGGGAACTGGCTGAGGATAATAGGAGAAGGATGCTGTCTCATGAGCGTATGTGGCCCAACGCTTTTGATAAGTATATTAAACTTATTTAACAAAATACGATGATATGGCTGATTGGATACATTTAGATAAGACAAGTGGTACCGGCCCTGCTGAGGTTAGGGTTACCGCTGACATCAATGAGACTGGAGAGATACGTCAGGCTACGTACAAGGTTATAAAAGAAGGCACCAAGGAGGAGAAGACGTTCGTGTGCAGGCAGGAGTCGGTTCCGGTGGTGATCATCCCTGAGTTCGATTTCCTTGTGCTTAGGTATATCTGGGATGACGAGGACGGCATTGACTTCGACACGGCAACCGGTTTCGACAACACTGGTCTCCCGGACGTGGACGGCAAGCTGGTTGGTTGGAGTAAACAAAACCAGACCACGCAGGAGCGGGTAGGTGATTATCTTATCCATGGTGGCGATAATATGGAATCAGGGAATGAGGCCGCTTTGATCCAGATGGGACCGTTGCTTGACGGGGATAATTATGATAAGCTTCCCCTTGAGATCAGATGTGGTATATACGGCAACTGGTATGGCGGTCGAGAAAGAGGGAATGTCACTATCAAATTTACGGCCTATAAGGGTGGGACAATGGAAAAACGTGGATATGATTTTGTCAATATAGGAGGTGAGGAGGTTTATACCGGTGACGCCCCTACTAACGTATCCGCTCACGGCGAGGATAATTGGCAAAATATAAAGACCTTGTATTCTAAGGTAGGTACGATGATCTATAACAAGGAGTCCCGTGACTGTATTGTAAGAATAGGTGAGTAGCTATTTCTTCATAATATAAATATCTGTTAACTCTCTTGTCCGTGAGGATAGGAGAGTTTTTTATTTTTTTAGTCCTTTACTTATGACATATTTGATCTTTTATTGCGCAGGAATAATCTAGCTTTGCCGAAAACTAGCGTTATGATTACATTAAGTGATGTTAACAATGAACTCCATGTCCGGTTATATATACTGGAGGTGCTTAAGGATTATATAAGAGATGATGATTTCGATGGTCTTGTAGATAAGGCGTTGGATTTTGTCATGGAAGGCGTTTCTATGCCTAAGGCTCCGGCCAAGGATACCACCATGAGTGACATATCAAAGAGCGTTTTGGCCTTGGTAGCGGGTGCTGGATTAGATGAGAGGTTAAGCAAAAGCTCTTTAGAGTTAGCTTACGATAGGTGTAAGATGAGGTACGTATTCGATCCTCGAAATCGGGATATACATGGTGTAGTCGTAGGTTATTCCAATGACTTTAATAGTCTGGTAGCTGTGTGTGATGAGGGATCGAAGAAAGGAGTGGATAAAGGATCTACTGATTTTGTGGATGTCAATGAGAGATACGTGACTAACGGTTTCTTTTACATATCTGTAGAGGATGCTGACAAGCAGTCAAGCTACATGGGTAAAAATTTGTAATTGTTTTGTTTTTTGTGCTTTACCACGAGCATCTAGTCTCCCTCCTGACTTGTGAAAGTTAGGAGGATTTTTTTACTTTTGTGCGATTTTGAATGTTTTGCATAATGGTATAGTTTTTATCAAGATCCTGCGTGTAAGTGATTATCCGCAGGATTTGTTATATTTGCGAAAAAGATAAGATCGTGCAAAATAACTCTAACATAGCGGTTCCCGACTCCGGGATGAACAGGGATAAGCATCCACAGGACCTATCCCCGTCTGAGTACAGTTTCGCCTTGAACGCTACCATAGAGGGTGACGATGGAAGCCAGCTTAAGATCCAGAACGAGCCTAGCACCCTTTTATGTAAGCGATTTGATGGCTATAAGGTTATTGGGTATAAGAATGATATAGCTGGTGATAACACTTATTTCTTTCTGGTGAATCCTGATAACAATACCTCTAAGATCACGTTCATGAGGTCATTGGATTATGTCAAGACCGTAGAGGATCAATTAGCGGGATCAGGGAAAGATATTCATCGTATCCTTGGCGAGAGGCTTGAGGAGTCGGATGGTCGTTTCGATGAGATATGTGATTTGATGGAGGTGTTGATAGAGGATGGGGCCGATGATCCTTGTCTTAATTTCTCCATTCATCATCCTATCTTCGATATAGAGATCAAGGATGAGAAGTGTGGTAAGGTTATATACTGGACTGATGGATATAACCCCCAGCGATATGTTATGGTTGACAAGGCTCTTAATCCAGATGAGGATGGTGATTTTTGGTATCATTATCATGGGTATAAGACGTGTGGGGATGATAAGCCAATAGAGAGGTGTAGGCTGGCTTGCGAGAAGCTACTGGTATTCCCGCTGCTGACGGCCCCATGCGTGGAGCCTGAGGTCGTGGAGTTCGGGGGGAGCCTGCGTGCCGGGACCTACCAGTTCTGCGTGGCGTTGTGCGATGAGTTCGGGATTGAGAAGACCGGATATTGCTCATTGACCAACCCAATCATGTTATTCGATCGTCAAGATATGGTTATCCGCGATGGTTTATGGGGTAAGTCAACCAACATGGGTATCCGCCTTACCGTGTCTAATATAGATAAGCAGGTATCTCATTATAAGATAGGTGTTATACAGAACACGGTTGGGTTTAATGGTGAGCAAAGCCCGGTTCTTGAGTATTTCATAGAAGGTATACATCCGATAACGGAAAGGACCATCTATTATCTTACGGATCAGTATAGCGAGCGTACGACCATGGAGAAGTTATCCAAGGAAATACCGGTATATAAGACAGCCAGAGGAATGACGTCTGTCGGGAATCGTCTTCTTCAATACGGCTTGACCGTGGAGAATGAATGGAATCTTCAACCGGTCGTTAATTTCTTGGGTCATTTCGTTAAATGGCAGACATCTATAGCCACGGAGAATTTGTATAAAGACGGTGTGGCTTGCTCTAAATACGCCTCTTTCATGCGTGACGAGGTATATCCGTTGGGTATAAGATTCTTTACCAATACGGGATACAGGACAGCTAGATTCCCGCTTATCCCTCGTCCGGCCACAAGGGAGGAGATGGAGGTTATCGTTGATGAGGACGGTAACTCTGACGACCTGTCGGCTGCGTCGGTGCTGGAGAACAACCCGCAGTGCGCAGGGAACAGCCGCCGTCATCTTTGGCAGTTTAAGAATACGGCAAAGATCATAAACGACCCGTCTTGGGGATTTGATGGTTTTGGAGGAGAATGCAAGAATCAGCTAGATGTCAAGCAACTCAGATATGTAGAGCAGGAATATGCCACAGTAGGAGAGACTCAATTCGTTATCAACACGATGGGGGAAGATGTTACGGTAGATGATGCTATTGATTATATCGCTGATAATATAGAGAATCTGTGTGATATCATAGAATCTAATGTAGGTATTACCGACGAGTTATGCGCTGCTATATCGTTGCCGGAGGATCAAGACGGTATAAAGGCTCCCGATTTCCCTAGTGGATGTGATGATATTGAGAGGATAGAGACCAGGACTATATTGGATAAAAACTCTTTGGTGGATTCTAGGATTGATTTTACGTATAAGCTGGCTAGTGATTATACGGAGACCGAGCCTACTACATTAATACAAAGTAATGCCGAGTCACAAAGGAAATTTTCTGTATTGTGTGATTTCGATAATTATTCCAGTGGAGGTAAGAATATCATAGATCTGGTTCAGGAATGGTTGGATGGTCAGGATGAGGATAAATTCCCGTCTGATATAGACTCCTCCGCCTTGGTCTTGTGTCAGGATATGTCTAATGTCCGGCAGTTATATGATGAGGGTATATGTACTAATGGGTGTTCGGTAGGTGATCCTCACGTGAATCCTACTATTAACGATGTTCAACTTCCTACATTCCAAGGGGGTAGGTCATTGGGTGAGTGCACATATTTGTATCAATATCCCGGATGGGAAGGAAAGAAGCATACGGAGACGATGCTTGATCAGTTAATGGATACGATGGAGGCTTATTTCCCCCAATATGAGAGTCAGTTTGGTATCGAGAACGCCATGTGTCTTTTTGGCGATGGTGATAATTCTAAGTTTAATACCGGTATAACTACTGACTGGGAAGGTCGTGTGTCTATGCAGAATGATATTGACGCCAAGACCAATTGGTTCGGTAGAAGCAACTTGACTTATTTCAAGTTCTATCCACATGTATCCTCATACGCCAGATGGGTGGAGTTGGATTACGAGAAATACATAAGTGGTTTATCCGATCCTGATAACGGTATTATGTACATAGAGATGATGGGTAACTATAATTATCCGATCGGCGACTCATCATCATACAATAAGGTTCGTATAACGTTTTTCTCGGACAAGGAAGGTACCGTGGCTCCTAATCCTTTGGCTAATGATGCCAAGAAAGGTGTTATAGTGAATTACGTGGATCATAAGATATTTATGATGCCAAAGTACTTGTTCTGGAATGATGACAAGACTACTTTCCATAAGATATATGTTTGCATCGAGCCTGCGGTATGCGTGTTCTTCACCGGTTTCGCCATGAGGCAGGACATGAAGGAGCTTGCCGGATTCTATACGGCCGGCACCGCCATCTTCCCCGCCCCGTTCTGTTTTGGCATTCGGCCACTGGAGGTGAAATACGTATTCTTCTTCACGAAAGAATTGAAATTAAGAAGATTTGTTACCTATGAGGCGAAATGTATCTCATGTGGAGATAAACCCGCTGATTGCGCTCCCAGACCATATCAGTATGGTGATTTCGGATATTGGGAGTCTACCAATAAATATCCGGCTAATTTTGAGTTGTATGATTCAAGTAAGATCGGGATATCATCGGGAGGATCAAAGAGGAAGGATATAATAGATTCTTTGACGAAATACTATGGGTCTCCTAAATCCGTTGAGGGTAAGTCTTATTTCACCGGTAATGGGGATAACGCTGAGTACCCCAATACGTCAACCACATTTTGTCAGAAACCTATACGTCATTACAAGTTCCCTGATAACTCTGTCGCTCCTTTTATGGGTAATCCGTCTCAACTGACCGGTCAATATGGAGTTGACTCCTATATTTATCCTATGGGGGTGATGCTTGATGACGATATCGTTAATGAGTTTCTGGATATAGCGGTAGAGAATGGTCTTATAGATAAGGCTAGACGTGACTCTATAATCGGATACGAGCTATATCGTGGAGATAGGGCCTTGGATAAGAGTGTTATTGGTACAGGTCTGGCTTATGATATGTTTAAGTACGATGATCCCGACGGATCGGCTAACCTTTATCCTAATTATCCTTACAACGATTTGTCTGATGATATGTATATCTATAAGGATATTAATCGTGAGAATTTTATAACGCATCCGTTTAATAGGAAGGGTAATATCTGGTATTCATTCTTAAGCCCTGATATTGCCTTCAACAAGCCTGACGCTCCCACTGAGTGCCTTGTTGATGGTTATCAATTAGGTAAATCCTCTGGTATATTCAGGGAGGTGGAGGATCACCCTAAATGGACGATATTAGGAAGTAAGGCTTATAGTATGGCAACGTCATTGGCTACGGTGGAGGCTATGGCTAATTTAATATCCGCTATAGCTGAGTATACATATCAGTCGGCTTCACAGCAATATGTCGGTGGAGGCGTGATGTTTTTGGCCAACCCTGTCGGCATAGCGCTGACGGCTATCCGTCTGGCTACAGGTATCGCCAAGGCCACTGCTCAGTCCGTGGTGGATATAGGCAAGTACAGGTATCAGTGGTTAACGGCCTTGATAGATAGGGGACCTAGATGGAATTACGCTTATTATTATACTTCTGTCGCCCATTATAATTTATTTTACCAAAAAATAGGGGCGTCGGAGCTGCGTGGATTGTCAACGGCTAAATATATTAAGAGCGGGTTATATCCGGTAACAGACATCTCGTCGCAGGGGGAAACCGTAGGTGGTAAGCCTATTGTCATAAACAACCTCGATCGTGAGCATTCGTTGTTCATGTCATTTGGTATGGATAAGTATATGCTTGAATATCCGGAGTTGGTTTCAAGTTATGATACCAGCCGTATTCAGGATGAGTGTAATATTCGTAACGACGAGGTGGCTGGTATGACGCCTCATTTTATGACACGTGAATCTTTCGTATCCTGCCCCTATATGAGGATAAAGAAATATTCTCCGGCTCAATACGGGCAGATAGAGGATATCAGATGGGTATCGTTAGGTGGTTGCGGGTTGATGGATGAGGGTAAGCGTAAACCTGTTTTTGGAGGTGATGTGTTTATATCCAGATTCTCGCTTAAAAGAAAAATGCCTATGTTTTACTTGACCCAGTTTGGTCAGGGAGATATGATACCATTCCCTTACTATGACTATAGGAATATCGGGTATCCACGTTATTTTGTTAATTATGATACCGGGGAGGATTATCTTAATAAGACTGACACGGATACTGGATCGCTATATTCGTTCCCTAGCCGTAAGAGTGCTTATGAGATGGCTTGCAAGACCGGGGATATGTATCTTAGTGGTCGTTTCTTTCTGTATTTTTACGGCATACCTCAGTTTCTAGTGGAGTCTGAGATTAATTGTAATTTCCGTATAGCTGGGTCTGAGCCTTATGAGGGTTTCTATCCAGAAGTAGGGGATTATATATCATGGACCCAAGAGCGTAATGTCCCTATATCAAGGGATAATGTGTTTAAGATGAGTCCTGTGTACAAGAATCGTTTTACGCTAGGCGGAAGGTCATTACCAGAGACGTATGATAGCAATTTTTGGGACTGCGCCTACCAAAGACCCAACGGCGTCATATGGAGCACCGCCGACGTGTCGGAGAACGGCATGACCGATCCTTGGCTGTCGTACAAGCCTATGGATTACCATGAGTTCAAGACCTCATTTGGGAAACTCATAAGCATGAAGGGGATAGAGTCGGATCAGATATTAGCCCGCTTTGAGAATCAGGTAGGGCTGTACAACGCTATAGACGTGTTGGCGGAGAGAATATCCCCGGAGAATAGTGAGCTAGGTACAGGTGGTCTTTTTGCCTCTCGTGGTATCGAGTATAATAATACGACGTTAGGATATTCCGGAACCCAGAGCCGGGATATGGTCAGTTGTGAGTTTGGTCATTTTTGGGTCGATTTAAGGCGTGGTCAGGTATTCAAGGTAGATTCTAATGGCAGGAATCTTACGGAGGTCACACCGGGGCTTAGAAACTGGTTTAAGGAACATCTTCAGATGAAGATCATCCGTAGCCGGATATATAACGCCGATACGGATGCTGAGCTGTCTTATTATGATATCGATAACAAGTTCTTTGGTATAGGGCTGTCCATGGGCTGGGACAATCGGTTCAAGAGGGTTCTGATAACCAAGAAGGATTATATACCGGTAGGGAATCCAAGCGAGTACCAATTCCGTGGCGGCCGGTTCTACAGGAACGGACAGGCGGTGGAGTTGCAGGACACCAGCCATTTCACGGACGTCTCGTTCACCGTTGGATATAATTGTTTGAAGGGTGAGTGGAAATCATATCTATCATACACCCCTGACTATTATATCGAGCACCAGCATTATTTCCAGTCTGGTAAGAACTATTCTAGTGATAGTCGGGAAGTGGGATTGTGGTCTCATGGCTTAACCAATCAATCGTATCAGGTATTTTATGGTAAGCTATATCCGTTCGTCATAGAGGTACCTGTCCGTGAGCAGTATGTGAATAAGATCCTCACGAACTACCAATATCGGATGGATGCCAGAAGGTATCAGGATGAGGTTAATTATCAGGTTAGAAGAACAACTGGATTTAATAAGGCATGGTTCTATAACGATACCAACAACAGCGGTGAGCTTCGGATGGTTATCGCCGACAAGAACGATATGAGCCAGCGGTTAAGGTATCCTGTAACCAATGACGATAGCCGTGAGATACTGGTGACGGAGGTTGATCAGAAGATCAATATCAACGACTACTTCAACGAGGTTAAAGACGATACTAATAACCTACCGGTATGGGTTAAGGACGTGAACGATATTGGCCGGGAGATCGACCCCAGGGCTGTCGATTATCATCGGAGGTGGCGTGATCGTCTTCGTGGCGATTGGTTCTTGGCTAGGTTCGTTAATGACATCGAGAGTCGGTTCAAGATGATAGTAAGATGGTTTAGTAATGATGAGAAGATTTATTAGTTATTAATATATAGGGGAGAATATTTGTTCTTCCCTTTAATACTTTAAGATAGTATGGAAGATTTTGTTGGTAAATACAATGGCAAGCAGATAGATCAGAAGCTCGACAAGGTCAAGGATATGGTTGGTGCCACGGCGTCCGGGGCTGGCGCTGCGGGATTGGTGCCGGCTCCCGCTGCGGAGAAGCGTACAGCCTTTCTTCGTGGTGACGGCACATGGCAGGATATAGATGTTCATGAGCCGGGCTTCTTGAGTGATAATTTCTATGATGAGAATGATTTTAGATATATATTATTTAATATAGCTTTTAGTGAAGTGTCTACCATCACTCAGGAGCAATATGATATAATAGCTTCGAAATGCGAGGTAGACAAAACGATGCAATACTTGCTTTTAGGGTCATCTACGGCCTACGGTGTTGGGGATGTAATAATAACGAAAGATTCGTCCCAAAATATACAAGCCGTATTACGTACAGGAGGAAAGGTCGAATTTGGATATATGTTATCTTATAATGTAATTATTGATATATCCAAAGACCTTACTTTTACCTCCTCTATCTCCCAATATACAGTACATATGGTTGATAATCAGAGTAAGGATATAGCCTTAACGATTAGTGATCAAAACGGAGATAACAGGACCATCAACTTCTCTACGGCCGGTACAGGGACCAGGGCTTTGATGGATGATGGAACTTATAAGGAGATAGGTTCTTCTGGAGTGGATATATCAAGTTATATTTTAGAAGGAATTGATTTTAAGAAAAATACTACCAAGGAAGGTTTTGACAAGATAAAAAGCTGTGTTATTAACAAACAGCATATGTATGTGTATTATAAAGTCGAAATGGATGGCGATGTAGCCGCTTTTACAAGTGATGTTATAACTAGTTTTTTTGCATGGTAATATATCCTTGGTTATGGTTGATTTTTCGAATATTGAGTTGAAACAAGTAGTAATAAATTCGAGTAATTATGATATAACCGTAACAAAAATTTAATGTTATGATTCAAAAAAGGAAGGTTGCCAAGAACTCAGGCAAGTGCCCCAAGTCGGGGTGCATCAAGAAAGTAGGAAGTGACTGGAGAGTGGTTAGTAACAAGACCGGAAAGTTATGGTCGGCTAAGTACAGGTCGAGGGATTCGGCCAAGAAAGCTCTAGCGGCTTATCACATGCATTGAAAAGCGTAGGCGGGTAGGTGATATGAGTCATGTACCCGCCTAATGTTTTAATCCGCATCTGATTATACCTATCTTTGTAGAAAACGTTATTTATGGCTAAGAAAGATAAGAAAGAGGAAATCCCTTCATGGATAAAGGATTTGTATAAGGAAGATCTTGATCGTGTTGTAAGAGGTGAGCGTCCCATGTATTTCAGGGGTATGGATGATAGTCCTTTAAAGAACGTATCCCCGGAGTTTGATATCCTTAGTGGAGGATCCGCTGTTAAGGGTATGAATGGGATAAGAGGTGCGTTGTCTCCGTTGAATAATGGCATGGGTAATTATAATTTCAGCATTAGGGGTATAAATAAGAAGATAGGCGAGCTGGTTGATGAGGCGGGGTTATATTTGCCTGAGAAATTAAGACCTATATATCAGACTGTGGTGGACGCTATGTCGAGATCCAAAGATAAGGGGTTGGGTTATATCACGCAGCCGTTGGCCAACGCCCTGTACCCTGCGGACGAGCGACGGAACCGGCGTCTGGACGGGGAGCATCCCGTTGGTTATGTGGATGCCATAGACAGCATATGGCCTAGGGAGAAATATGGGCTATGGGGAGAGAAAATTGAGCGGAAAGCTGATGGGGGAGAGATATATACCGTATCTAAAGGCGATACTCTTTGGGGTATAGCCAAAAGATTGGGATTATCTTTAGACGATATTGTATCTTGGAATAAGGATATCCCTGATATTAACAAGATACAGATAGGTGATAAGATAAAGGTTTCAGACCCATCGCTGTCAATAGAGAAAGAGGATCATGATTTGATGGATATAATATCCAGGGAGGCTGAGATCAATAAGATGAGCGATGAGGATATAATCAAGAGCGTCGATCATAAATCTAATTATGCTATTGTAGATAAGAAGAATAAAAAACTAACGGTTTATTCACCGAGCGGGGATATTCTTTATAGCACTAATAATATAGGTGTAGGTGCTTCTGGCGATGATTATAATACCTATACCAAGACGACGAAGGATAAAAAACTTATCGCCGGAGCTGGAAATATGTCTACTCCGGCCGGCATAACAAGAGTGTCAGGTATAGGCGAGTATCATGGCCAGAAATCGTTCCAGAGAGCCAGGTTTGATCCTAAGACAGGCAAGTGGGATCATGATATATCGTCATCTATGCATCATGAGGCTTCTGCTGGAAGAGGATCTAATGGGTGTATCAGGCTTCTTGGGAATACGGGGAATGAGCTGTATAATTTTATAAAGAAGGGTGATTTTATTTATACACTTCCGGAGAAAGAGGGAAGTAGGTTTGTCGTTCGTGAGGGGTCGCTTAATTATATAGCGGATAACCCTTATGGCGAGGATTCCGGTGAGAAGAGACTTTGGGATGATTATAATGTTCATATAAACAAGGATTTTAGGCCATTGAATATAAGCGTAAAAAATAGTGATATATCTCCTGATATCTTGCCTAAATGGATTTATAACGCTTATGACTCAAAGAATGGCGTCAATTCTAGCAACGCTTTCCTTGGTGTTATATCAGCCATTGATAATATAGCCAAAATGGATAAGCTGGGCAATATAAAGGAATATAGCGACGCTATATCATATAACAAGGAACGTATCATGAGTGAGTTCGATATCGATAGCTACACTTATGATAGGATGGCTATGCTTGCCATGGGTATCGCCGAGCAGGAGACTAAGTTTGGTGTATCCGCAAGATATATAGGGAAACAAGCTATCGGTGATCAAGGCGTTGATATAGCCAAGAGATTCAGGTCGTTGTTAAATGGTAACGGATGGAATGACAGGTCTTATAACTCGAAGGGTATAACACAGATAAAGATAGAAGGTGATAATGATGAGACAAAGAAGATATATAATAAGTTTGGTATAGATAAGGAGAATATCCTAAAGCCATATAATTCAGGTATAGCTACCATGTTGCGTTTGGCGTCTATATACAAGAATGAGGTTGTCGGTCGTGGCTTTAAGGATAATAAAGGTAATGATATAGACAAATTCGACGCCTTGCTTTATAAATGGATGGGTAAGGGAAGGTTATTGAATAACGGCAAGGCTTCTCCTGATGATAATGATTATATCAATAATGTAAAGAAATATATTGGCAATTTTGATTTCAAGGTTAAATATAAGGATGGTGGGCCTATTGGTGATGATCCGTTGTATGTAAGACAGGATGTATCTGATAAGGCTTCGTATTTAAAAGATATCTTAGGTAATGCCATAAGAAGAAGGTTGTACGAGAATGTCACCCCTGATGTGGTGGCCTCAAATGCTAGCCTTCCTGACAAGGTTAATGAATTTATATATGGCAGAAATGGGAAGGCTAACGTTGATGGATATAGTGATCAACTATGGGCAAGATTTTTATCTCAACCCAATAATCTAGATGGTAACAATAAGGAGATACGGATTCCTGATAATGTCATTGCTGACATTGAGAGGATGTTTAATCGTGACACTAAGGATGAGATAAAGAGGCTAGATAAAAAGATTCGTGATACGGAGCAAGAAATATATGGCTCTGATAAGCCGGCTACAGATGATGCTTATGGTAGGCTGAAGCTTTTGAAAAAGTCTAGAGAATGGGTAGATGTTTTTGAGAAGAATCGTAATTCGGTAAGATCTGGAAAGCCTACGGTTTTTTCTGAATACGATTTTTATCCCGAAGCTGCTGGTGATCTTACCCCATTGTCAGGATTTGGTAATTTTACAATTTATAGGCGTCCGGATGGAAGGTTAGGTGTCTATGACGTATACGATTTTCATGGTGACGATCAGGAATTTCCTGTAAACGTAGCCACAAATGTACTAGACGCTATAGGCGATAAGTTTGAGGAGAGAGGGTCGTTTGAGGATCATAATCCTCTTCTGGAAAGCGGGAAGGATGCTCTTATCCGTAACGCTATTATGTCTAAGAATAAGTTGGAGGATAAGGAGGATGGAGGTCCGGTAAATACAGAACGAGATTATGGTGCTGGTAAATACGTTATTGATCCTAGTAGATCAGAGGATAGTAAGATGGTTGTGTATGATGAGATATGGGACTATCTGACAGAAAAGAAAGGGATACCACAAACTCAAGCTATCGGCATCCTATCGAACATCGCCGCCGAGTCCGGAGGGGACACCGAAGCCCTAGGAGCCGCCGGTGATTTTGGCATCCAACAATGGCTTGGACCGAGGAAGAAGGAGCTACAGCGCAGGTATGGGAAGAAACCGACATTGACACAGCAGTTGGATTATCTCGTGGATGAGTATCAAGGCAAGGTCCCGGGGTTAGGTTGGAATTACATCAATCAAGGAAAGTTTTTTGACAAGGACGCTCAAGGTAATGTATATAATTACTATATGTATTCTAAATCCGATTTCGATAACGCCGTCAACTACAAGGACGCTACCGTGGCATGGAATCAAGGATACGGAAGACCCCTTGGATCGACATTAAGAAATGAGAAGCGGCTTGAGTTCGCCGATATGTTCTCCAATAGATACGGTGTCCCGGAGAACGAGCCAATGAGATACGAGTTCGGGCAGCGGGATTCGGGCACGGGGGACGGAGGTCAGCAGCCCGTGCCTGAGACGGTAGCCCCTGCCGATCCTTCTTTGGCTTCCCGCCCTACCATGGACAGCTGGTGGGAAAAGGAGGGTCAAGACCTGTTATATAAGATGCTAGCTCAATCCGGAGCCAATAAGAAAGCTATAGAGGACATCGCTAATAATATTAAGAATGATCCTCAATCAGAGGCGCAGATAGCGGAGGCTGAGCGTATGCGTAAGGAACAGGCGAAAAGGCAGTTGGTGCTTAATATGATACCGGGGTTGATGCTGAATATAAAAGGAATGTCGTCAATAAAATCCGAAGGAGGTCCTGTTGGGGATGATAAATGGTTTTATGATAAGGATCAACGAAAACGCATCGTGGACAAGCAAGAGGCGATAAGAGCATTAAGCAAGGAAAGGCATAAGATTCTAAATGCGTCAAGATCTGCTTTTCAACAGGGTCTTATAGATGAGGATCAGTTCAGGAGGATGAATAATCTTCCTATATTTAAATTGAGTGATAATATAAGAGGAGGCGGAAACAAGGATGTTGATCTCTTGAATAGTCTTTTTGATACAGCCATGTACGACACGTTTGGAGAATCTGTTAAAAAGGGGTCAGAAGAGGGTGAGATAAAAAGGAAGGAGAGGTTTTATCCCTATAAGCTTATGGCTGATACTTTACTTACAATAGGTGATATAGCCACAGCATCTCCTGGATTCTTGAGGTTAATAGAGAGATCAGGCGCTAGATTGTATCCGTTATTGAATAATATAGCCCATAGTAATTCTGTCCAAAAAATATCTGGTGTATCAGGAATAGGTGTTGATTCTTCTCAGATGGCACTAAGCCCGGATGATGATAATTTTTGGAATATACTAGGGGTGGCGGGTGCGGCCGCTGAATTGATAGGTGGTATGGATATATTAAGAAATACGAACGTGATGGGTAGGATCGGAAATAGATTGGATGATATTCTTGATATAGCTAATCCTGTCGTGACTTTAGGAGGGTTAGCTAATGATATATTGGACTAATTCGTTATATTTGTCTGTTTTTAAAAATATTTTAGTATGAAAAGGTTGTTGTTTTTATTTACTATGTTATTGACGCCATTCGCTTTGATGGCGCAAGAGGTAATCCCATCAGAAGGGCCTATTACTATTGATCTGACTACCTTTACCGGAATCATGGCTTTCGTCACGATGTCAGCCACTCAGCTAGCTAAGGTGGTTCCGTATATCGACACCCATAAGTGGGCTAAGATCCTATCGGCTGTAGTTATCGGCATGCTGGTATGTATCCTGGCTTGGGTTCTTCAGGTATCCCCGTTGTTAGTAGGGAGTGAATGGTGGGAAGCTCTGTTGTATGGGGTGGCTGTCGGGCTTAGCGCTGCTGGCTTCTATGACTTGGTGAAAGCGATAGGTTCGTTATTTGTGAAAAGGATCTAGCATCTTGTAATTATTTGAGATATGTAAAATTTCAAGATTTTATTATCTATAATATAAGCTATTATATTTTGTAATAATATTAGTATTGCTTATATTTGTGCGCCTACCTACTCATCACGAGCGGATAGGCGCATTTATTAATTTAAAACTTTTGGTAAAGGTATGAAAAGTAATTTGATTTTATCATCAGAAAGTAGGGAATTATTAGGTAGGAACATTTCTGTTATGTCCAAGGACGGGTTTGTATGCATAACGGAAGTTATGGAAGCCTTGAATGAAAAACGTAAATCTATGGGGTTGGAGTCTAGAAGGCTTGATCATTTGTTTGCTACTAATGGATTTCAGGAAAAGATGAAAGCTCTTGTTAGGGAGCTGAGTATTAATGATATATGTAATGTAAGAAATCTTACGGTACAAAACCATGAATTGAAAATCAATAAGATAACCGATCTCAAGAAATACGGAATGGCTTACCGAAGAGGAAAGGGGGAGGGTCAGAAATGGTATGTAAATCCGTATTTTTTTGTTATGGTAGCATTGGAATTGGATCCAGAGATATACGCCAAGGTGATAATATGGTTGCATGATGGATTCATAGAGGACAGGAATGCCGCTGGCGAGGCTTATATCAAGATGAGTTCGGCTGTCGCCAGGTTGGTTAGTGACAAGGGTCAGTTGTCTGATAAGATATCAAGGGTAGCTAAGGCTATTAATTTTATCGTCTTTAACAAGCATGAGAGTGGGATAAGGAATACGGCTACAAAGAATCAGTTAAACGACATAGTAGCTGTAGAGAATGTTATCACCGGGGTTATAGATGGTGGTTTTATAGATACTTATGATAAACTTATAGATTATCTTGGTCATGAGTGGAAAAAGAAATGGGGCAATCCTGTTGCGGCTTTAAAATATTAGTATTAAAGAGACTCATCGTTATATAAATGGTGAGTCTCCGTTTTTTTAGATTATCTTTGTGTCAGAACGAAATTAATTAGACATGAGCAAGTATGTAATCAAGAGGAAGATACCTAAATATCAAGAGGCCGGGGAAGTTGGGTCGTATATGCTTGGTAATATGGATGGTATACAAGGGTTAGGTATAGAACCTTTGGTGAATACCAACCAAGGATTACCCGCGTCGGTCAATCCGCTAGGGATATATTCTTTGGATACTCCAGATCAGTTGAGGACTAAATACGCTAATGCTTTTGATCAGGATGATGTATTCCCGGCTAGCTTCAAGGGCAGTTTGCAACGTATAGCTGAGAATTATCAGGACAATGGTATTACGCTTAATAACATAACTGTTAACGATGTTGATAAGTCTAAGACCGGTTCAGGCGAGACGGATGTTTTTGATTTTACTACCATCCCTTACTATGGCGCTGATGATATAGGGTCTAGATTCACTCAGATGGGTCGTGGTATAGGGCGTATGAGAAGCGAGGGATATGGAGATTTATCCACTGGGGCTAAAACAGCTAATACGATAACCACCATAGCCTCAGGAATTAGTGGTATCATGGGATTGGCTCGTAACGTGGTTTCCGGGATAGCGTCTGAGAAAGGTACTCGTACCAATATAAGGTTGGCTCAGGAACGTGAGGCTAGGCAAAGAAGACAATCCCAGATGCAGTATAAGGATGGTGGGGGTGTTTATCTAGGACCTAATAATAGGTTCGATAGCGGAAGCCTTACCGGTGAGTACCTGTATCCGTTACCTAAGTCGATGGAAGATCAAGCCAACGTAGAGGTCGAGAAGGGTGAGTACGTGACGCAGCCCGGAGAGGCGCCAATGGAGGCTATGGGGCAGAAGCACGTCGATGGGGGAACCCCCGTTTCCTTGGAGGAAGGTACGGAGGTTATTACCGATGATACCACCATAGAGTCGGATTTCGCTAAATACATTAGAGATACGTATGGTATTAAGGCTACGCCGAAGGATACGTATGCCACATTAATGGATAGGTATAAGGCTAAGATAGGTCTTAAATCAGCTTATGATGATCAGAAGAAGGCTTTGGATAAGTTGAAGAAGAACGATAAGATAGATGACGAGAATACGAGGCGCTTAAACGCTTCCGTATTATCCAAGGCTATAAATGACAGTAACGAAACGGTTAATGGCTTAGAAGGAAGATTTACGGACTTCGCTAACGTCATATACAAGGAGCAGGAAGACCGGAAGATGAAGAAGGATGAGGATACTTATTTTGCCAAGGGAGGCGAGATAGATAATATCATATCCAGATCCATGAAAGAATATGGCCTTACAGAAGATGATGTAGCCGAGGCTAAGAAAGAGCTGCTTAAGAAAGTAGCTGGTATTCGTCAGAAGATGGAGAAAGGTGGTAGCTCTTTATTCGATTATCTCCTTACTTTCCGTCCTGTTGAAAACAAGTATAATAATAAGGATAATACGTTTGGGTATCAACGTCAAGGTCAGGACGGTTCTTATGGCGGCATTAATGCTGATGAGAGACTGGAATATTATAAGACATTCATGCCTTTGGCTTATGATGCTTATATGAGCGCTCCGAAGGCTACTGCTGCCAAGGCTCTTCAGGATGCTATATACAACACTACTGGTGGGTGGATGGGCTTGGCTACGGCGGAAAACCCGATCATCGCCAACGCAGAGGCACTTAGGGATTACACGACGCTCGTTTCTTTTGGCGGTGAGGATAGTCAAGGTAATTACCCGGAAGACAAGAAGGCCGCATATCATGATAGAATGAGAGATAATAAGTTTGGTCAATATTCGTCATCTCGTCCTATGATTGGTTTGGATGTAGTTACAGAGGATCAACATAAAGCTCTTAATGACGCTGGTATCACTCATTTCAGTCAACTATTTTCTGACAAGAATAAAGATATTGTTAATAAGATCCTTGGGGAGGATATGCTTAAGATGCAGGCGTTAAGATCCATGAAAGGCATGGAAGGTCTTGACTTCATACTCGATCCCCACAAGGTGGCTCCCGGTCCTATGAATATAGGTGACGTGGAGGATCCCGATGTTAAGCTGGATATGCCTGAGCTTATCGATGCTAGTACCCTTCCTAAGACGAATACCAATACAAATACAGGTAAGTCGGATAACAATAGGGGAGGAAGAAATATAGTAGGTGGTGGTCTTGATTTTCCTGAGGTGTTCAGGATGACTCCGGGATCCGTGACAACGGAAGGTCTGGAAAGGCATTACGCTCCTGCCGTGGATCCGGTATTGAGATCAGCGGATCAGTATATGGTTGAAGCCAATCGTGCTTTCCAATCACAATTGGATCAGATGGGTAATGTCCCGGATTCTCAAAGAGGAGCTTTATCATCTAACCTACAGGCTATCATGAGTTCTAATATAGGTAGGTATATTAACGAGGTAGAGCAGGGCAATGTCGCTCAAAGAACTTGGGCTGATAATGTCAATTCTCAATCATGGGCGAATACTTATGACAAGAACATAGCGCAACGTCAAGCTTATCAGCAACGGATATTGCAGGGATTGGCTATTAATGACGAGAATTGGGCTAGATATTTTGATAGCGTGAATGACGAGATCCAGCAGAAGTGGAACACGGCTACGACCATGAATACATTAAGATCTATATTTGGGGATGTTAAGATTGGTCCCAATGGCCAGTTGATCGCAGACCCTCAAGGAGATATATTAAGTTACAGGAGATTATATCCTGCTCAGGAAGTAACTAAAGGCAAAAAGGGATAAATAATGGCTTCACAATACAGTATATTAAGGAATTACGGTAAGTACGTATCACCCTACAACATGGATGTCATGATGCAGGGTATGGGATACATGCAGCAGAAGATAGATACCAATCGGCAGGCCATAAACGAGTATGCTGATTATATCATCAATTCTGATATTATAAAACCTCAGGATAGGGAATATCTTCAGAATAGGTTAAATGGATTGATACAGGATGTGAATAACGTGTATCGTAAATCCAATCTAGCTTCTGACGGTATAGCCAGAAGCATACAAGCCCGTCTTGGAGAGGCTTTAGATACCCGTGTATTGAACGCTATCGCCGGTACTAGGGAGTATAGGTCTTTCTCTCAGAAGATCGAAGATATGAAGCTTAATAATCCTAAGCAATATAGTGCCATAAATGAGGCTGTGGCCTTAATGCCGTTTTATGAATGGGTTAATGATGGTCAGGTTGGTACAAGGATGAATCCTATTCATTACACTCCTTATACGGATTACAATGAGGAGATGAATAAGATGATGAAGGATTTCGTCAGTCTTAATAAGGGAAAGAAGTTTTCTGTTCCTGAGGTAGTGGATGGCAAGCCTACTGGTAGGATGAGAGACATTACTGTTGATGAGATGAGTCGATCTCAGATTAGAGCGATAGCCGCTAGATCTATATCCCAGAACGCTAAGGCTCAGATGCAGATAGAGGGTCAGTATTTGGCTGCCACTAATCCCGGTATGTTTAGTGGCATGACTACTGATCAGTTCGTTAATAAATATGTTTCCGGTTTTGACGCTGAGGAGAGCGCACTCTTAGCCAAACTCAAAGGGGCCGAGGCCAGCCCTTCCGCTAAGGCGGCTATTGAGGCGTCACTACAGGAGGTCCGGGAACAGCGCCGTGCGTTAGTGGAGGAGGCTACTTCCTTTATTGGCAATAATATGAATCCGGCTAGAGCGGGGGAGTTTATTGTACGTAATGAATTTCTTGATGGTGTATCCGCTAGATGGTCGTATAACAACTCATCTGAGAACTACATCGCTGATGATTATTACTTTAAGATGAGAGATCTTGATTTCAAGGAGAGAGAGTTCTCGTGGAGGCAGAAATCAAAGGAGATAGATCAGAATCTTAAGCTTAGGGAATTAATGTCCAAGGAAGCTGGTAATAGCTCTAATATCCCTACAGGTGTTATGATTGAGCTGGAAAAGGTTCAGCCTAATGTTACTCCTGAGAATATATTTGACAATCAATATATTCAGAATGAGAATAATATATCGACAGGTGAGAAGGATTTAATATCATCCATAAATCCTGTTGATCTACGAGGCATAGAGAACGATATACAAAACAATCCTTCTATATATCCTGGTGGTGTTAATAGCGAGAATATTATGGCATGGATCACTAATAATGGCGGTGCGTCAAGTTCTGTATTATCATCAACCCCAAATATGGTGAATAAATACGAGGCTCTTATGGCAGCGAATGATAATAGGAATAGGTATGGTAAGATCATGGATGAGGAAGTTGATTATCTTACAAATGCCTTTGATGTCGCTACGGGAAATATCCTTAATGATGCTGTAAGGGATCAGGACTATGTTACTGGAGGTATTGATACATATACTGACAATGGTATGGTTAATGCGAGGGATGTTGGTAAGAATGGAGCTATTATTGGAGGGAAAGAGTATTCACCAGAAGATGCTTTAAAGGTTTCCGCTATAGCTGGATTGATAAGCGAGAACATCAACTATGCGGATAGATCTATAGCTAATACGGAGCTGATGAGATCTTATATAAATTTGTTAAATAGATATTCAGGAGAAAATTTCACTCTGGAGGATATAAATGATATAGCTAAAACTTATAGTCGTGTAGACAATCCGGTAATGAATAGCGATAATGTCGATATGACTAGTAGGGATAAAATGATCAAGATCTTAGGTAAGAATATGTCTAGAGCTGATGGTCCTACGCTTAGAAGAGAATGGTCTTCATCCAATATAGGTCGTAATATAGCTAAAGCTATTCAGGATTCTAAAATGGTCTATGAAAGAAGATATGACGAGTTTGCTCCAAGATCATGGTCGTTCTCTAATTCTACCAATGCCTCTAAAGAAGATAGGCGTATGCATGCTAAATTAGAGAGTCTGCTTTTGTCAAGAGCTGGTTTCTTGAATAAGGATAAAGATAGCAGACTTAATAATTACATATTGTATGCTCGTCCTACGGATAATCCCAATACATTTGATTTGGTAGCTATGGCTGGCGGAAAAAATATCGCTACGGTTCAAGTTACTAAAGAGGAATTAGATAGTATGGGGTATAGTTTGTACGAAAGGGAAAGGAATGTAAGATCTGAAGATTACGAATCTAAGATCATCCCTGTATCTTTTTCTGCCACGACCAATAGGCCTTATCAGAAATGGGCGCAAGCTAATTCACTTGGCGCTTTCGCTACTATCGAGAATGCGGCTGAGGAGGCTTCTAGGATGGTTGATAAGTACAATATTCAGAACAATGAACTAGCTACATCAGAGCTTAATAAAAGAGCTATTAGGATTATTAATACGGTTTTAAGAAATTACAAATCGTATGATATTAAAGCCAAGGGCTTTCCTGGAGGTGTTGAGGTTGGCGTTTATTTTCACGGGCAGGCTAGGACCGGGACACCTCTAAAGGTGTTGGAATATAATACTGATTATGCTGATAATATCATGAAGATTATAAATATGTGTCCTCAGATGTATCTTACCCAAGCCGTGGTTGAGGCTATCAATAAAGACGTTATTGTTAAGGGTAGAGATATTAATGAGCAGCACTCTGATCTTAGCAATATTCTTTCGGTGTTGGATAAAGAGACTATGGATAAAATAGATGGAAAAAATGAGCAATAATAATAACGATATAGGGAATGTGATGAAGAGTCAGGGATATTATGTCCCTACTCCATCAATTCCATCTCCCATGCCTTCTAAGGATAATATTTCTTCTATCCCTATACCTGTTGGCATGCGCAGTTCATCGGATATGGATAATGATGTTTTGTCTAGAGAGGGAAGCAGAAGTATTCCATCATTAGTAGAGGGTATAAAAAATTCCGTAGAGACATCTTATCATGATGATGTAAAAGCAAGGAATCCGCTTTTTCAGATGATAAACGAGACGGGTATCCCTAAGGGTAATTATGATATAACTGGAAGTAGGATCAACCTTCGTGATTCAAGGTATAGGCTGTCAACAGGTGAATGGATTCCAAAATACGAGAGTTATATCAATAACGTGGATAATGATGATCGTCTATCGAGAAGTCAAAGTGGTTGGGAGAAAACTTATAGAGGATTAGGTAAGTTTATTTATAAGTCTGCTTTGTATGGAATAGGTGGAGTAGGTCAGTCTGTTTATGGATTAAAGGAGCTTGTTACAAAAGGGACGTTATCAGCTATGTATGATAACAGTTTTGCCAGATGGTTGGATGATATGGATAAGCGTGGTGATTATACGCTTAATCATTATTACAGTAAGGAGGAGCGAGATGCTGGATTTCTTAAAAGTATGTTTACAACCAATTCTTGGACAAATGATCTTTTGTCAGGAGCTGCATTTACGGCTGGAGCCGTTTTGTCATCTTACGCCTTCGCCGGAGCTGGTCTTATGAATGCCGCTCGTATGGGGGCTAGGATAGGTGCTACGATTGCCGGTATGGGGAAGGCTGCTTCTGCTACAAAGACCGGGTTTAATGCTATGCTAAGAGCTGCCCGCATAGGACGAGGCATAGGTAAGGGGCTGGACAACCTGACCTTTATCGGTACGTCAACGCTTTGGGAGGCTTCGGTAGAGTCAAGGAGTGGGTTGATGGAATCTGAGGAAAACTTCAAGCAGGCTTACAGGAATGCCTATGGTAGAGAAGCCTCATATGAGGAACTCATGAAGTTCAGAGCTGATAATGCTGATGCCGCTAACGCTATATTCGCTGCCAATATCGGTATCCTTACGTTATCCAATATAGCTATGTTCGGTGATATGTTTGGCATGGATCTGGGCGTTGATAAGTTCATAAAACGAAATATATTTGGTGTAGGAGCCGAGAGGATGGATAATGGAACATTGAGGATCATAACGCCTAAGAAATGGCAGAAGGTAGCCGGAAATACGTTCAATATCATCAAGCGCCCAGTGTCAGAGGGTCTGTATGAGGAAGGTCTTCAGGGAGTGGCTAGTAAGTCCGCCAAGGATTGGGTAGAATCAAGATACAATCCTATGGCTATCCGGCAGAATATAGGCTATATGGAGGCTATAAAGAATGGGTTCAAGGAGACGTACGGGTCTAGCCAAGGATGGAAGGAGATCGGTATCGGTATGATTATCGGATCGATTATGGGTGGAAAGACTATTGGGGGTATAAAGGAATGGAGCCAAGACATGTCCCGGAACAAGGGGATGGTGGAGGCCTACAACGCCAATGCCGGCGCCTTGACCACCGCCGCTGTCCGTGCTATTCGTGGCAGTATGGCTCTTAACGCTCAATTATCTGGTGTAGACACATCGTACGAGAGTGATGATAGGATCATAAATAAGGATTTTAGTGACGCCGTATTCAATCGTCTTCGTTATGATTCGGAGATGGGGATGCTGGATGATACGAAGGAGAATTTCAGGACGGTAGTCGAATCTATACCTAATAGCGATATAGCGTCCGATATGAATATGACGGATGAGCAGGTCAATGAGTATAAAGCCGATCTTGTCAACGAGTTTAATAAGAAGGTGGATAATTTCATTATGGCCAACAGATTCGCCGACTCACTTACTGAGGGTATCCCGAACAGGTCTTTTAACGCCTATATCTCCAATATGGCTTATAATGGCCTTGAGGCGAAGGATAATTTGAACGATATTGCCAATCAGTTAAGAAGGATATACAATACGGATATAGGCCCCGCTCTTGATATATATTCTCGTCTTAATCCTGATTCGAGCAGGGATCTTGAAGAACTCAGGAAGCTTACGGATGATATACAGAGGATGGAGAAGAATATCTTGAGGCTTCAACAAAGTGTCGCGTCGAAGGACGCTCTTGAATCTGATAAGGCTAAGTTGGTCAAGGAGAATGATAGGCTTCTTAAATTAACAGAGGATAGGATCGCATTGGAGAGGAAATTAACTACGTTAATTAATTCAGAGGCTGATATATCTAAGTTGTTCTTAAATAGAAATGATTCAAGGATCAGTGCCGCTGATCTTATGGCGGCTTATGATACTATAGCTGATTTTGAGAACGTCGTATCTATCCGTGGGGTTGATAATTATAAGGAGGCTATGGCATTGCTTAGTGAGTATCGTCATAATCTTGTGGCTTATAAGAATATAAACGAGTCTCTTCGTCGTATGCGTGACAGAAGATTCATCCGGGCGCAGGAGCGCGGGTTCATGAAGATATTGTCGAACGCATGGGGTAAGACTTATGAGGAGGATGATAGCAAGTATGATTTCAGGAATACTAATAATCCTGAAGCAAACGCCCTTTACGCTAATGATCAAGCCATAGACAAGGCTTACCAAGATGGTCTTATAGGAGAGGATGAGGCATTTATGTTCAAGACATATAATCATATGATAGCCAGATCTATGGAGAATGATATTAAGGCTGATGAAAGTAATATAGTTGAGAGGGTTCCTGATGATGAGGATATTATAAATCCTTCAGATGATAGAGCCAATGATATAGCCATAAAGATCTGGAACGGTAATGAGGATATTTTATCTCCTAGGGAAAAGCAGATATATGATAACAATAAGGATCGTATTAATAATCTTGTAAAAGGATTTGGCGATAATCCTATAGCTAGGATAAATAGGGCTAAGTCAATGATAGATAGATTAAAGATCAATGATAATGTATCAGATAATATTAAGGATAATATTGATGATATCATAGATGTGAATATTAATGGTCTTGATCAGGATCGGGTTAAGGAGGCTATAAAGACCTATAACGATCTTATGAATGAGGCTGACAATGGCAATGAGGTTGATCAGGATAAGCTTAATGAGGCTATTGATATTATCAATAATTATTCCGATGGTCCTCTTCTTCAATTCGCGGAATGGATGAGGTTGTATGATAACGGAAGTATAGCTGTCAAGGATTACGATAAATCCATACCTATGGGTGATGTCCTCACAGAGAGCGAACCCGGGACATCCACCGGCAGGACGGAAGTTAACGCCGCCCAGAACCCGGTGGTGTTGATGGCTCAAAAGAGAGAGATCGGTGGGGTCATGTATTATGAGGTTGGCGGAATGAGACTTGACAGGTTTATGGACGGTCTTGGGCTTAAAAGATCTGATGCCACTGATACTGATAATGGAAGGGTGATGGATTTCACCAACGGAACCGACATATTTACTGTCATAGAATCGGATAACCACTCAAGATGGATGATTAGCGAGGATGACGCTCAGGCTTTCGAGAACGCTACCGGTGTCATACTGGGGCGGCAGACCGCCTTATCTACCTCCAACTGGTTCATGGTGTATCGCAAGGGGCAGGACGGATCCGTTGTCCCTTATTATACGGGTGATACGTTTGGATCTAACAACGAGTCGGTGAATCAGGAAGCAGCGGCTAGCCTCCGCAAGGGTGATATGGTAAGGTTTAAGATGGATATGTCAGATCCATATACCAAGGAATTGTATGATAAATACAATAGCCTTAACGCTGTTGACCCTAATTCTGATGAGACTAAGTCAGCTTATCGTGATCTGGTTGATAATATGGTTATTAAGATCGTGGATAGCGACGGCAATTTTGTCTCGGTACTGAAAGCCAATGACCCTGACTCAAAAGGAAGTAACGCTGATTTAAGGAGTATGGCCTTTGAGTTGTATAGGGATAATGTGGGATCTGTCGCTGGCGAGATTGATATACCGTTCGTAGGTACAGTTACCAGTGTTTTGCCGGGAAGACCTAATTTTAGCGTAAGTGATGATAATGGTACGTTGATGGTATCCGAGAATGATTTTACCAACGAGACGGTTGGTAAAGTCGAGAGCGTAGGATATATAGAGAATGGGGAGGTTACGATGAGGGATGATATTAAGTATAATATATTCCCGTTCTGTACGGCTATCGTCAGGGACAAGTATGGTGACTATAAAGATTCACGTATCCCGGTCGTAGCTATAAAGACAGGAAATGGAAGAAATTACCTGTACCCCGTAAGATTGAAAAATCAGGATATATCGTCATTCTCATCCATGATCGGATCGATGGCTGATAGGATTACGGAGGGTCTAGGCGGAGGCGTAAGTATTGATGATATAATGGATCTTAATAACGCTATAGCCAGATCAGGGTTGGATAATAAGACATATATGATTCCGCTGGCGGGAGACGTGGATGTTATCAAGAACCGGCTTAAAGCTGTCAAGGAAGCGGCTAGCAGGATGCCTATGACCGCTGACGTAAGAGGATGGATAGGTGATTCCAGAACTAAGGAGGATATTTTGATGAATGACGTTACGATCAACATCGATCTTAACAACGATCCTTTCATAGCTCCTAAGTTTAGGATGAGTATCAAGGAGAACAAGGTATCCAAGGAGGAGACGGAAGTCTCGTTCCCTAACCTGCCGGATCTGCCATCGGAGTTCGCCTCGCCTACGAAGGCGGCCGAGGACAAGTCTTTGGTTTCCGACGGAAATGTCGTATCTGGAGAAAAAGAGGCGGAGGATCCTTGCTAGATAAAATATCTTGACTTATCTTTGCGGCGTCAGTCCATCACCTGACGAGTAAGATATTTAAAAGTTGGTCCCTGTCGGGTGTGTGATGGCCCCGGTGGGGACTCTTTATATTATGCAATTAGATGCCTTTTTACATCGGAAGATCATGCAAGACCTACGCATCCAGCGAGTAAAGGTCTTGATGATGCTATACACCAGTAACTATTTTGTCAAGGTCAGACAAAAGCAGTTGCTTGATCATACATACGCCTTAAGCAGGGATCAGGCTTTTGATTATATGACTGAGTTCAATAAAAGACTTAGTGATAAGGTTGGTATAAAATGTACGATGGATATCCTTCTACCTACCGATGATGATAACGCTAACATCATAATCGAGCACAATGGTATTATCAAGAAGTTGATGAAGGAGGCCGATAAACTGGAACTTGATACTGATGCTATCAAAGTCATGATGCGTGATCTTCTTGATGAGTTGAAGGATGATATTGATCTTAATATCCTGATATTTGATGTAAGCCAGTTACTTATAAAATACAATCTATTTAGGTTGGAGGCTATAACCGAGCAGGAGTTCAAGAACTCTTTTGTCAGAATGGATAGTAGGAATATGGAGATAAAGAAACTAACTTTATCTGATATCAAGGAGGTGGTGGAGATGATAGAGGATAGGTATAGCTACGCTTTATATATGACAGAGGAATGTGACTGATTACATTTTGGGCTTTAGTAAACAGTGATCAGTTTATGCAAGGTATTGATTATGAGATTTTAGCCACAAATGGTGAAAATACGACAGTTTTATGGAGCTAACACCGTCTATGTGACCCATAAAGGATTTCAGTGGATTGTGTCGTAGATCGGATAAAGATATTTTTCGCTAAACGATAAATTCCATTTTTTTGTAATTTAGGATTGAGTTTTTGCCTGTCCGTGAGGATCGGCAAAATGATTTGTACTTTTCAGTAGAAACATAAGGTTTGTTATTATGTTGTTATTTAGTATCCCGTCCGCTCGTGAGAGTAGGCGGGATTTTATATCTTTGTGACAAAACGATTTAGTAATGGGCAGATCTTGTTATGTTATAAAAAATAAGGAGGGTAGGGTAGATAATGTCCTTGCCCCGAACGACCAACCATCCGGATTATACCAAAGGGCGATGGAGGTGCTGGGCGACCAGAAGCAGGCCTTATCGGTCTGGGGTACGGCCTACTCCCCCGACTTCGTGTCCTTCTTTGGCGACTGGATGTCCATGCCATCAGAATATGATCTGGATAGTAATGGGGAACCTAGGTATGATGATGTCATGTCCTTTATCAAGCGGAAGAACTATTTCGCCGGCAATTTTATGGCCGATGAGGTTAAGGATATCAATAACACCCTTACTTCCTTGGGGGTTGATAATATCAATGATCTTAATGATATGATTGTATCTAATTTCCTCTCAGGCGGTGATATATTCATCAACAGATATAATCTTGAACGATCTGGGATGTATGACGCTGATGAGATTGATAATATCATGACTAACCGATCGGAGTATGAGCGGGTAAGGGATATGATGAGGAGGATTGTCGATTTTATGTCTGAGGGGAATCTTAATGAGAAGGATATGTATTTCCTGTCCTCCGAGTCAGGCCTTGGTGATGATTATATGATATATGAGGATACATATGACTCGTTAGGAAAGAGAAGGGGCTTGAATCCAATAGAGGTAAGGGATACGATCATGAGGGCGGTAGGCGGTATCAGCGACCGCCGGGAGTTCGATCAGGCTTTCGCCTCCATCCCATACCCTTCCTTGGCACTCCGGTATCAGGAGGATCAGGATTACGCAGATCGGATGTATGACACGTATCGTAATATGACCCGTATGGAGGTTCGGAGTCAGGACGGAAATACGATTACCGACTCGTACTTCAATAGTACCACACCGTATATCAGTATGCCTAAGGATATGAAGGGTCTAAGGGATAAGGTTGGGGAGATAATCGATATGGATGATTTTAAGGACATCAAGGACGTTGCCGTACGTCTGCATGACATAGCCATGGATCTTGCCGACATGGGCGTGGATATAAGCGAGGCGATCAGCGATGAGATGATTATATCCAGACCGGAGGATATCCGTGATCTTATGGCGTCGCTGGATGTCATGTTGTCTTCCATACAGGCCGGCAATTCGGTATACGATAGCTTTATCTCCGATCTTGATAGGATAACAGGAAAAGGGAACCCGATATACGAGGTTCAGGATACTTATTCTACTGGGGATAGGATGGTGTATGTAAGGTCCGGGAATACATCCCCTTCCGATATGTATGATAGGAGCATGTTGTATATGGGTAGGAATACGTACCATAACACGGCTCCGATAACCGACACCGATCAGGCCTATGAGATGTTGGCCGATATCGGGATAGCCCAGCCCTCGTACTTACCGACAGGCGTGGTTCCCCAAGGGGCTTCTCGATCTGATATTGGCGTGGTCAAGGATAATATAAAAAAGCTGGTTATGTCCAACATCTCATCCTCGAATACTGAGAACATGATCCTTACCAGATTGATATACCAGCATCCCGTAACCCCTAAGATGGATGATGTCGATATTGATCGGGAGTTCAGGAGATACGAGGCTAGGCAGGGAAAGGATCGGGATTTTATCAAATCCTGTACATCGTTGAGGAAGATCCAGATCAAGGAAAGGTTAAAAAAATCGGATTTATATAATAATGTTTTGCGTTTTCTTGATTTTAATGGGCTTTATAATGTATCTTTGAACCACCATGACAGAGGTACGTTAAAAAGCATGGAGATGTCGTTGCCGGAAGGTCAGGTAAGGGATCTTCTGTTTGACGTGGCTATCGAGTCCAGCGACAGCAGCATGAGGAATCTTTTCTATCTGGATAGACAGGATAGGATGATGGATGTCGGTTTTTATCGATATCTATACCAAAGGAATCCGGGCCTGCTCCGGGAGGTCAACGGCGGTGTCGAGGCGAGACCGGACGGTTCGTTCTTGGCTCGTGGAAGGTATGATGATTTCGTGTCGTTCCAATCCGGCTTATATGAGAAGATAGGTGAGACGGTTAATGGCGGGATATATAGCTTCGTGGATAATTTTATATATTCGGACCCATCATCATATCAGGATAGTATGGTACGAAAGATAGGTGACGTTACGGTAAGGAGTGACGATAACCGTCTATCAAGGATAGAGGATGATCCCTCATCCAGTAAGATAGTTAATGAATACACTGCTAATACAAATAAGTTGATGCGAGATTTTTCGTGTAGTTAATCTCTCTTTGACGTCGTGAGACGTTTTCTTTCGAGCATTGAAACATTGGATTTTATAGATTTGCGATGAATCCGGGTCGTAGTGATACGCTCCGGATTTTTTGTCTTGTATCGGTTCTTATTAATCCCATTTACAAGACATGACGTACTTTGATGATGACACATATCACGATCTTAGGCCTGTTAATTTTTGAACTTTGTAACGCCCACTATCAGGTGGGGTTATTATTAATTCAAAAATAAATAGACATGGGTACAAGTGGAGACAAAATCGTGCTGTTAGACGGCATGGGTTCCGGGAGCGGTAGCGCCGCTAATGGTTTATTATCTATGATTCCGGGTATGTTTACCAGCCTTTTGGGTGGTAATAAGATGGATCCGAATTTAGTCGCTGCGTTGATGAACGGTCGTAACAACCAAGACCAGTTCGGAGGGGCTAACGGTTGGTGGTTGTGGATCATTGTCCTGTTCTGGTTATGGGGCGGACGTGGTTTCGGAAATGGTTTTGGTGGTAATGGAAATGATTGTTGCGCTAACGGTCTTCCGGCTCAATTGAACAACGACTATGGCCGTGAGCTACTGATGCAGGCCATCCAAGGTAATAGAAGCGCTATCGAGCAGATCGCTAACGCCTTGAACTGTACTACCACTCAATTGCAAAGCGCTATCTGTAACGTACAAGGCGCTATCGATAAGGTAGCTGGTCAGGTAGGTATGACCTCTCAGGCTGTTATTAACGCCGTACAGCAACAAGGTTGTGAGATCGGTAATCAAATTAGCTCTTGCTGCTGCAATTTGAGTTCTTTGATCAACCAAAGCACGTGCGCTACTCAAAATATGATAACGCAGCAAGGCTTTGACAATCAATTACGGACGTTAGAGCAAACCAATGTTCTTCAGAGTAACATCAACCAAGGATTGACAAACAATCGTGAGCAGGCTACTACGCAGTTCAATATCTTGAGCGCTAAGATTGATGCTCAAACAACCTTGATTAATGATAAATTCTGTCAATTGGAAATGCGTGAGATGCAGAATACGATCAATCAGTTGCGTGATGAAAGGTCGGCTTACCAAGCCTCCGCGTTGACTCAGCAACAGACTCAGAATTTGATCAACCAGTTGAGACCTACCCCTGTGCCGGCTTATCCTTCATGCTCTCCTTACCAGACTTATGGATGGGGTCAAGCATTTTATGGAGGTAATTATGGATGTGGGTGCAACAATGGATGCTGCAACAACGGAAACGCCGCTATTTAACTCTATAAAGGAAGGAGGCTATTATGGCTTGTGTTTCTAAAATAGGGTCTCTTTATGAGTTGGTCACGAAGAACGTGGTAGTGACTACTACCAACACCATCTTCGGCATCAACCCAAGGATATGGCTGTCCTTGCCATGCGAGGGCCTTCTGCTGCTGAAAATCCGGCAGGTGGTTCCGACAACAGGCGAGACATTGCCAGTACAGATAGCTATCCCAGCGAACAGCACCGTATCCACGGTTGGTGATGACACATGCTGCCCGGTAACCGGCGTGGCTGTGGTGAATCCGATCAACGTGGCTGTGACCGGAGCGGCTATGGTTAACAACACCGAACGCCTTGTTTATTTCAATAAGGTAAGGGGTGTATTGAGGCTCATGGATTGCTGTGTGCCTACAACTTCCGCCTCGGCGTCGGAGACGACTGTTGATGAGGAATAGGTTAGATTGGATGTCTAATGGGAGGGTATTCCCTCCCGCTTAAAAATCGAGATATGTTTAGAGACTTAAAGAAAGGATTTCAAGTATATACGCTGGATACGTCCGATGTTCCGGTGTTCAGGATGGGGAATGTGGTCAACGTATCCGAGCCTAGGTTCCAGCAACCCCAGATGGGTCAGATGGGGCAATATCAGCAACTACAGGATAGGGTGATAGACCTTACCGTGGAGATAAACGGGTCTTCCATGACCTATGTCGTACCGGAGAGCAGGGATGTCGCTATGTCCAATAACATAACTTTGGCCTGCTCGGTCGATCCGATCATGAACCAGCTTAACGCCGCTAAGAGAACCAGCTCCGATATTCTCGATAGTATCGATAAGCATAGGAGGACACTAGAGGCTTGTGATTCGATCCTTGAGGAAATCAATCCGGCTTTTAAGCAGACTAAGGATCAAGACCGGAAGATCAAGAATCTTGAGGAGAAAGTCGATAGGATGGGATCCTCTTTCGATGAGCTAAAAGAGTTGTTAATTAAAAAATTAGGTTAAGATGAGAGTTATAGATTTAGGCGGCGGCCACGATGAGGACTACGATGATGAGATCTACGATCGTAGAGGCGGCCGTGGACGTAGCAGACGTTCGGATGGGACTTACATGGGTTATGGTGGTGGAATATACGACCACTATGGCAAGGAGCATGACGGCAGAATGGATGAGCTAGAACGCCGTGAGCGTGATCTCGAAAGACGTGAGAGGGAGCTGGAACGTGACGAGCGTGAGCTTGAGAAACGTGAGAGACTCCATGAACGTGAGGACGAGATGTATCGCAGGGGATGGTTCGGTGAGCGCGGCATCCGTGACGAGTACGAAGGTACCGAACCGTATATGCGCAGGGGACGCAGGAGTCGTTACTACTGAGGAGCAGACGCCGATGACCCTGATTATAAGCGGTACATAGACACCCATGGATATCACTTTTCCAAGGAGTTGGCTAGGGAAGCCGCCGACAAGATGCTTAACGCCGACGGGTCCAAGAGAAGATGGACGATGGAGGACGCTAAGCAGATGTTCGATAAATGCGGGGCCAAGAAACCTGATAACGCTACGTGGGGAGATGTTCAATATCTGTTCGCTATGTTCTATAGCGACTACTTTCCTAAGGTATTGGACTGCGACCAGAAAATAGTCAAGGCTGTCTTGGCTTATCTGGAAGACCCTGACGCTCCGGAAGGGACGGCGTTTGTAAGGTATCTGGCGGTGCGGTGCTTCGTCGGTGACACAATCAAATGGAGTGAGATGATATGATTTGATACAACGTTGGAAGAACCCCGTCGGCAATAGAATACCGATGGGGTTTCTTTTTGTCAAGTATCTTATTATCGTTATATTTGTCAGGAGTAGATCTTTTTGTTCATAGGTAGGGTGGGCGGGAATGAAAAAAGGATATCCTCACGGACACCCTTTCCCCTTGGTTGAAAATTACCTAAAAACCTTATGAGTTACTGTTCTTCCGCGAATATAACGATTAAATAGAGAATATCAATGGCTAAAGGATATTACTGGATAGAACCTGTGGATCGGACGTTAAACGACTTCCAGTTTTATAAAGCACGTATCGTAGGCGATCCTGAATATGACGAGAGACATCATCGTGTTATATTGAGGACTGATAAGTATTTCCCTGTCGGGAGTATCTTTCATGTCCTTAACGATAAGGAGATGTTTGTTATTGAACGGAAATTCAAGATCTGGGGCAATAAGTATGTTATAAGACCTTGTGAGGGCGAGTGGGAATGGGAGTCTGTCCAGAAACTTAAAGACAAGGCTATTATATTCCGTACCGGGTTCCTGCATGGGGACGGCAGCTTCTAACACCTGCCCGTATCTACCCCCCCCCTCGATTTCTTGGTGTTTATGTATATGGCTATATTTGAGCAAAAATAATTATGATATGGCAGATTTTCAAGGTAAATATAATGGCGAGCAGATAGAGCAGCTTTTGGATAAGGCTAACGATATTGATCTTTCCAAATACGCTCTTAAGACGGATAACGCTCCTACCGCCACAAAATTACAGGCGGCTAGGACTATAGCGCTGTCCGGTGCCGTGACCGGTAGTGTTTCATCGGACTTCGGGAGTAATGTTACTATCTCCACGACATTGGCGAACTTCGACGCCTCTAAGATCACGTCCGGTACTATCAATATAGATAGGTTGCCTAAAGCGGCCTTAGAGAGAATGGTCGTGGTTGCTGATGATACGGCAAGGTTTAAACTTACTACAGCCACGGCTCAGGTCGGGGACACGGTTAAGGTGACGGCCACGAATAAGATGTATCTGGTCAAGGATGATAGTAAGTTGAATACTGAGGCCGGTTACGAGCCTTATACGGCAGGTTATGCGTCATCTGTGCCATGGTCCGGGGTTACGGGTAAGCCTAACACCTTCACCCCTCCGACATCCTCCGATACCGTTCTTGGCGGTATTAAGGTAGGATATCCGACTTCCGGGAAGAACTATAAGGTGCAACTGGATTCGTCCGGCAACGCTTACGTTAACGTTCCATGGACAGATAATAACACCACGTATAATGAAGCCACGGCCGACACCTTAGGATTGGTTAAGATCGGCTATGCTTCTAATGGAAAGAACTACGCTGTGCTCTTGGCTAATGGCAAGATGTACGTCAATGTCCCTTGGACTGACAATAACACTACATACTCACAGGCCACGAGCGATAATCTGGGTCTTGTTAAGATCGGGTACTCAGCTAATGGGAAGAATTATCCGGTAGCTCTTGACGGAAATGGTAAGATGTATGTGAATGTTCCGTGGACGGATACCAACACGACATACACCAATATGGGAGCCGCTTCTGCCTCAGCGGCGGGAAAGGCCGGCTTGGTCCCCGCACCTGCCGCCGGAGCGCAAGCCAAGTATCTTCGTGGTGATGGGACATGGCAAACTCCTCCTAACACCACATATAGTAACATGGGAGGAGCAACGTCCTCAGCCGCAGGATCGGCGGGATTGGTACCCGCTCCGGCCGCTGGTAAGCAGACGTCCTTTCTTCGTGGTGACGGAACATGGGTCGTACCTACCAATACCACATACGGATTGGCCTCTACTACAGCTAACGGCTTGTTGAGACAGCTTAATGGTAGTACATCCAGTTTCATGCGTGGAGATGGCACTTGGGCTACACCTCCTAACACGACATACGCCGTAGCCAACGAGTCTACTAACGGGTTGATGGCGGCGGCTGATAAGAAGACCGTGAATAGGCTTATAGGAGTTAATACGGTCACGACATTAGCCAACCTGCCTATTAGCAAGAGAAGTATCACGGCTACGTTATCAGCCGCTACCGCCCTATCCGTGGCTTCAGGCATGCAGATAGGAGAGGAGCTGATGATCATGTGCGTCCCGTCGGCAGTGTTTACACAGGCTATACCAAACTCTGGAGCTTATGTAAGCATGAGTGGTACTTCTATAACCACTACGGCTAACAAGCCTTTCGAGATAAATATCTGGTGCTACGCTTCAGACAAGTATAGCATCGCCGTTAAAGAACAAGATTAAAGAATAGATTATGGCATATACATATATAAACAGGGAAATATATCCCAATATGTTGGTTTTAGACGAACCTCTTGATGATAATTACGCTAAGGGTAATAGCTATGATGATTATATTAATGGCAATCCTGCCCCATGGATAGAGCTGGGAGAGGAGCAATTGGCGTTCAAGGAAGCTAATCCTAAAGCCACGGTTAAGGAGATCATTGAGGCTAGATTAGATGAGTCAAGGGTTCTTAACGAGGAGAAATCGGCTAAATACGAGGAGCTGAGATCTTATGAGACTGAAAATCTCCATGAGTTTTTCTTGGATGATCAAAATATTTATATCCCTGAATATGGCAGACGTAACGCTTTGGCTGATGGGGCTATAGTTGGTAAGATAACGATTATGGGTCTGGAGTTTGATATAACCGAAGGCAAGATCCTGATCGGGATGATGGATAAGTACGATAACGATCTGACAACGGCGTTAGGGGACAAGCAAAAGCAGATCAGTATAGCCACTACCGTAGAACAGGTGAAGGCTGTCGATGTTCAGTCCGGTTATCCTGATAAGGTAAGTGTTACCACGGCGTACATCCAGCAACAGGCGGAGGAGAAGGACGCTTCTGATCCTCAAAAAGTAGCTGTCAGGTTCTCTAGGATGGTAGTTAATAATAAGACCATATCTTTATCTTCTAACGAGAAATTGGATGTTAAAGTCCTATTCCCTATATGGGGACAAGAAGGAGCGGATTTCGGGCTATCCGTGGATACAGGATTTTGTCTTAGGGTAGTTAAGGAGGATACGGATATCCTTTACGAGGTTATCCAGCCACATACATTATCGTCGGAATGGGAGCCTGGACTCAATACGGCCTCCTTATATAAGGTTGTTGACAAGGAGCACGCCGGGACTATAGGTGATCCTATCCCTTATTTCCCTCCTATGGAGATATTTAAGGATAAATATTACATTCAGAACGCTGACGTGTATAAATGCACAAGGGATAGCGGGACTCCTCTTAGTCATAATCTAAAGGACTTGGTTGGGTTGTATGTTGAGGTTGTACAGGGCTAGTCGTATCTACCCCCCCTATATTTGGCGTGTAATTAAATATAGATTATTTTTGGCATAATAAAAAGACATTTTTTTAAATCATTTGAATATGGCATCACAAAAATTTGGTTTCGTAACCGTCGACCCGGTATCAGGATCAGGAGATCAGGCGGTTAATTTCTCCGGTGATAAACACACCGGTCGTCTTCAACGCACTATCAACCTTATGGTCACCACGAACGGCGGGGCTAGGAAGGCGTTGGTAGTTAATCAGGCAGCGGCTGCTGAGGTGGTAAGATCAGACAGCCCTAACGCTTCCGTACAAAAGACAGGTGGTAATGTTACCATCACCGGTAAGTCTAACAGTACTAAGCTTACATTTTCGGTCACGCCGGCTGAGGAGAACGGGCTTACGTTACAGCTCCCGGCTGACTACACGGCGGCTGGAAGGACTACGGCTAACGGAGCGGTTATCGCCGACGACCCCGGAACCGCTGGCGAGTTCGTTTGGAGCATCACGATCTCGGACGTACCGGCCAACGTCACGATCGATGAACTGACGGCTACATTGAAAGTAACCGCCGCTGGTGGTCAGACAGCCAACGTGACGGTAACTCAAGCCGCTGGAGATTCTACTATCGAGCTTGACAAGGAGACTATTAACTTGGATGTAAATGGTACTCAACAGACGGTTAACGTAACATCTAATGACAGCTGGACATGGGCGCATGCTGCGGCTAGGACCGTATTGAAGATGATGAGACGATAATCGTATTAATATCATGTGCTAGAACCCCGATCGACTAAAGCCGGTTGGGGTTCTCTTGTTTTATTATCTTTGTGGGTAGATGATAATTAAAAGACATAATTATGAGTGATTTGAATATTAATTGGAAGGACGGGGTAGGCGAGGTAACGGACCAGCACTTGACCGTCAGCCCCGGGTCCGGGACCGGTAACGCCGCTGTTTCTTTTGGTTCGGTAATGAACAAAGGTCTTGATCGTACCCTTGAGTTGGAGATAACAACTCCAAAAGGTGTTAAGAAGACGCTCACGGTGAATCAGGAGGGATGCCGGCAGGCTTATATCACGAGCGACGGTAAACGATGGCTGACTAGCGACAATCGGGTGTATGGGGTTTTGAAAAGCGATGTTCCATGCAAATGCACGGGTGATTGTCCTTGATATTTTGTTTTTACGAATTTTGTAATTACATTTGTGGCGCATGTCCATCACCATGCTTTTCGTCGCTAATTTATTATAAGGGATACCGGTCTGTGATGGGATCGGCATCCCTCTGTTTTTTAATATGGAGAAGATAGATGTTTTCGATGTTCAGATTCCTGATGGGAGACAAATCAGTTGTATGTCGTATAATAAGGTTACTTATTTTGATCTTGACGATATATGTAAGTTATGTTTTGACTCATACGACCTACATGATGTGGCTGATACCAAGGTTATGAGTGAGTTCCTGCACCGTGATGGTGATCGTTATTGGGTTATGGTAGATGGCGTAAGGCAGTTGTATCGTAGAGTTGAGTGTAAGATGTGTTTTGAGGTTATAGAAAAATTAAGGGGATTATGAGAGAAAAGAAATTTGATTTCGTGATATATCCGTTGGATTTGATTATCACGGTTGGATTAGATTATAAGACGTTGTGTGATCGTTTCGAGAATATGGAACCTGAGCATAATGGGGAATGGGGAAATAAGGAGGATATGGACAAGGAAGCGTCTTTTGTGAATTTGGTAAAGGATAGGGATGATGATGGTCGATTCGCTATACTTTGGAACTTTTCGAGCGATGATGATATAACGATAAAAAATACCTGCCATGAGTCATTTCATGTAGCCATGAGTGTATGTCAGTTTTGTAATATGTCGCTTGGATTTAAGGTTGGAGAGGATGAGCACGCAGCGTATATAGCTGGTTTCGCTGGTGGTTGTGCTTATGATTTTCTCTATAGTAATAGTACAGAATAGATATAGATTCATTTGTGAAATATAAGAATATCAGCCTCCGCTTATTTGTGGGGGCTTTTTGTTTATCTTTGTCAAAAACATGAAGTTATGTCAAGTTGCGTAATTAAAAGAAATAGTAAGGGTAAGATAACCCGTGTCTTGACCCCTTCCGGAGAGGTATCTACCTTGTTCGACAAGATAGCGGGTATAGCCGCCGTAAGTGACCTTAATAAGGCCGCTGAAGCTTATATGACTATTTATAACGATAAGTTCAGGTCTAAGTTCGGAGACTGGACGAGATCCGTGCCAAGAAATAAGGAGGCCGCCAGATCCATAAGCGCCAGACTTAGCGCCAGCGAGTGGGGTCAACTTATGTCAGCCAAGGTCTTGTCCGCCATAAGCGATATGGATGCCCCGGCGTTGGCCAGAAGCCTTGGGAATAGCGACAATGTCGTGGCTTATCTTACCTCCGGGGAGGCAGGTGATGTCAATGATATGGCGGTGGTAGATACATCCACGGTACAGGAGGTGGATCTGGATTCCATAAACGAGAATAATGTTGGCGATACGATACTGAAAGAGGCGTCATGGGATGATATAAGGGCTATCAGGGAGAATATAGATATTAGGGAGACAGCCCGTATGTTATGGAAGGCCGTGGAAAGCGCTTTTACCGGGCAACGGCCTAATATCAGGGTGAAGGGTGGAAATATAGATGGTGAGATCATATTTTCTGGTAATGTCTTGCCGTTAAATAATATTGAGAATTATACTCCTCCATCTTCAAGACTGGTATATGATTCCGGTGAGCCTCGCCTGTTCTTTAGATCGGATGACGGCAAGATACACGACTCTTACGCCAACGCCATAAAAGGATCGTCCGGTGGGCGGGTCGAGGCCGGGTTCTTGGCCGGCAGTGTCGAGGAGAGCGACGTCCCGTCCGGTACGGCTGACATCTCCTTTGGCTCTTCCTCCATAACCCTCAATAACAGTGAGTCATTTATCCCGGTCCTTGGTATTAGCTCAAACTCAGATATAAGTACTCGTGGAGGGTTTATTAATTACCTTATCAAGAAAGGTATGTTGAGTGGGGAACGTATAAGACTAGGGGATAGATATTATCTTACTGGAGCCGGCAATTCTGATGGTCTTAAGATCTATAACGCTATGAATGCCTTATCCAGCCTCAGGAATAGGTTTGGAAGTCAATCCTCTGAGATGAACGTATTGGGTTCTATAGGTTTTGATACGGAGGTAAGTAATGATCTTGATCTTATCACTACGTCCGGGGAGAAGGTTACGGTAAGCAGACCGGAGATCAAGGGTATGTTAAGGCAAGGTAAGTTCGAGGAGCTTAATAATAAGTATGATGGATTCATGGAGCTAGCCTTGTCGTTGATGATGGAGGATAACGCTTTGTACGGGAGTAACGTCCGTGGGGTTATCGAGAATGAGAAGGCGGAAGATCTCCAGAATAGGACTGATATCACCAATATCTTATCCACGTTAGGCATCCGTGTGATGGGTATGTCTGAGTATATGGATAAGTATAAGATGCGTAATGGCGTGGATCCTTCGGCTAGGGCATTGTCCGATATGGCTAATGGGGTTATTGCTTTGGCTGAGGGAGCTACGGTAGAGGATCTTAATGAGGAGGTGGCTCACTTCTTGATCGATACTTATCGTAACCAGCAGGAGATTGATGAGGTTCTTGACTCTGTTGTCGGCACGCCATTATGGAATCAATTCGCCGGTCGTTACTATGAGGTGTATGGGAAGGAATACCAAGGAGAGGAGCTGGATCGGATGGTGAAGCGGGAGATCCTAGGCAAGACGTTGGCCCAGCGGTTCGTGCCGGGCATGGAACAGGCGGTAGAGGATCTGACCTCGTCCGAGGACGCCCAGCTCTCCTTGTTTGGCAGGATGGTACGAGCTATACGTAATTTCTTCTCCAGCCAAAGATTGGATTTAAATAAGGTACTTGATAGGATAAAGGAGTCGGCGTTGGCCGATGATCCAAGTGCCTTTGACGTGCTTCTGCTAAAGGATAGCGATCATCTCATGTACTCGTTATCGGACATTGACGTGGCTAATAAGTTGATCAAGAACGGTAGGTCATTGGAAAGGCTATACACCAGATTGCAGAGGATGAGATCAAGCCAAAGCCAGAGGATCGGTGAGAGTATCTCCCTTCTTCGTGATATAGGCGAGAAGGTGAGACAAGTCGGGGGTGAGCTTAATAAAAACAACAACCTGTTATCCACCAAGAGTGTCATAGCGACCGCCAAGGCTGAGGTGGAGTATTTGGTCACTGTTGCCAGTAGCTTGCGTAAAAGCGACAAGGGATTGGATTATGAGACGATACAGGTTATCGATAACGTATATGGGGAGATAGTACCGTTAATCAGGAATCTTCGTGGATTCGTCAATAATCAGGCGGCGGATTATTATAGCAACGATAAGGTTGGCATGGTAGAGGATATGGATGATATATTGCGGATGGCTGAGACATCTATGTCTGATATAAACGCCCTCCGTAGTGATCGTAACGAGGATTGGCTGGATGGACAGCTTCGGATGTTTAATATCCCGGAAAGGTATTGGGATGGGATAAAGAAGTTGGTGAATAACATCCATAAGGATATCAATGTCATGTCCCGATTCTTTGGCACACTGGAGCATAGTGGTAACGCTATCTTAGGCATGTTAGGGCAACGTCTTGCCAAGGCTTATAACGACGCTCATGTTGAGGGTGTGGCTAATATCAATAAGATGACTAAGATGATGAAAGAGCGTGGATGGGGGATAAAGGATAATGAGGATCTTATACAGAAGATAAACGGTAAGAACTCTGATTACCTTGACTCGTCCCGTGATTTCGCCAAATACGATTTACTGTATCGGACAGAGCAGGCGAAAGCTATTATTGATATATATGATCTTAAAAAGGTTACGGGTAAGACCGAGAAACAACTTATCGACACACTTTTATCTGATAAGGGGCTTAAGGTCAAGACTCGTGATGATATCGTAGGATATGATGGGGATAAGCCTATTACAAAGGAAGTATATCATATATTCAAGCCAAGTATCCAGAATTTTGATATCTCGGCCATGACATTCGAGGACCAGCAACGATATCTGGATACGATAAATAGGTGGTTGGATGAGAATCGTGAGAAACCTATGATTCAAGCGTATTACGATAAGATCGAGAATGTGAACAAGAAGGTAGAGGAAAGGCTGGGCCGTAGGGTATCACAAGCTACGTCCGATTTCATGACCCGTATCCGTAGAAGCCGGTATGTTGCTATGGATAAGTTCATTAAGAACAAGAAGGTTGATTGGGCCGCTTTCCAATCTGACCCTATAGCTTGGAGATCTTATCTGGATATCCTTCGTGACAGGGCTATAGCCAAGAGCGAGTGGTATTCTGACGGGACGCCAAAGGAAGAGGGATCAGAGGCGTTGATGATGTCCGAGGAGATCAAGGCATGGGATGAGGCATGGGCCGAGGAGTTCGGAAGCACCAGAGAGGGACGTAAGGCGTCAGAGGAGTTCAAGGAGATTCTTCGAGGCATAGAGCGATCCGAGGGTGGAAAGGCGGCGTTCGAGTTCCTGCTAGCTGGCGGTCATCTTGGTTTCTCTAAGGATATGTGGGGATCCGAGGAGGGTGATTATTACGAGAATCTGGTTGATAAGATCACGGAGCAATCTGTATCATCATCAAGGATAGAGAAGGTAGAGGAGGCGATGGCAACAATAAACGAGATTAATGACCAGCTAAGACCTTTGCTTATCCAGTACCGGGATAGCACCAGATATGGCGAGTATGATTTCGATAGGTTACGTGGATCCGCCTCATTAAGGAAGATAAACGAGTTATATGATCGTCTGGCAGAAGCTAAGAGCGTTATTAATGCCGCCGCTTCCGCTGAGGCTATTGAGATGGATATGCCTGATACGGTGGAGAGTGGTGTCACTGATTCCTACCGTAACGCTTTAAGGGACGCCATGGCGTACGACAAGGGCATGGATGAGCTTAAATTCGCCAAGGAGCATATGTCCGCCCGCTCCCGGAGTCAGGTGGATAGGATGGCCGCCAAGTTATCTCGGAAAAACCCGTCATGGACGACCGTGGAGGTGTCGTTTTTGAGAAGGAAATACGGTCCTGACTTCAATAATAAGCTAGCTAACGACATAGCGATGGGTAAGACTGATAAGATCCTTGTCGAGTACGCCAGGACCCGGCTGTATCCTTATATGAGGAGATACTCTCCCAAGGGATATTCTGATTTCGTTAGGAAGATAAATAACGGTACGTATAAGGTATCCGAGTTCTTTGATGCCATAGAAAATGGTATATCTAAGGAAGAGAGCGTATCCCGTTTCGGGTTTGATATTAATATGATCGATCTGACGATCAATAACCAGTGGCTTGATGAGGCTGACGCCGAGAGTTCTTTCCGTAATCCTAATTATAATCCCGATCTGGGTTATGGATATCATACGCCTAGGTTCGATAAGTACAAGAACGAGGCTTTCTTCAAGAAATACGGTATTACCAACGAAGGGGAGGAAGCTACGATCAATAAGGATAAGTGGGAGATGAGGAAGGAGCTGCTTAACATAAGCCGTAAGGCTATGGAGGATTATGACGAGCGGTTCAGGAACATCTACCAGATACCACAAATATCCAAGGGCGGCGTGGAGAGGATGGTGCAGGCCGGGGTTGACCCGAAGGCGGCCATCGGAAACGCCGTACGTGACATCGTTGGCGAGAGGGTTGATGATCCCATACATGGTCAAGGACAAGACCTAGGAGGGCTTGATGAGAACGATAACAAATATCGCATGATCCCCAAGTACTATCTGAGCAAGCTAGAGAATGCCGATGACGTATCCCATGACTTCGCGTACTCCTATTCTATGCTATCCCTTCAGGCGGCATCTTATAAGTATAAGAGAGCTGCTTTGGATGATGTTATGGGATATAGGAATATGATGCTTGAGACACAATATGATGGGGGAAAGAATCCGGAAGCCACTCATGCCTACAGGATGTTTCAAGATTGGGTTAACGCCAGTATCTATGACGTTAGGATAAACAATAAGCGGGCTGAATGGAATATAGGTAATTATAAGGTCGACCTTAATAAGCTGGCTCTTATGTTTACTAAGTTCGTATCCAAATCCAACTTAGGCTTCTCCCCGTTTGTCGCGGCTACCGGCGCCCTTACCGGGCAGGCCAACTTCCTTTTGGAGGGTATGGTGGGGCAGTATATAAGCAAGGATTCCATGAAATACGCTTATGGAGAAGCTCAGAAACAGTTAAGTACGTACGTGTCTGAGATCGGGGACATAAATCGTACCAATAAGTTATATGTTGTCGGTGAGGCCCTAGGCGTATTCAACGTTCGTAACCGTGTAAGATCGGCTGCGTACAACAAGATCTGGAGAACCTTATTCCGGGACCTGCCGTTTAAGATGATGGAGGTTCTTAACTCCCCGTTGGATCCGCAGGTTATTATCTCGGTCATGGATGATACCCGCCTATACGAGGGTCAGTTCTGGTCATACTCCAATTTCAAGGAGATGATGATGAAGGACAGGAATATGTCCGCTAACGAGGCTAAACGCGATTGGGAGCGTTTAAGGGATTATTCTATGTGGAACATGGTAGACGTCAAGGACGGAAAGATCGTGGCTAAGAACGAGGCTAACAAGGACATTGTAGACCGATATATACCCACCTTGTCCAGTAGGGTAAGGAGTATGGTGCAGATCTGTGACGGCGCCTTGAACGAGCAGAACCGGGTGGGGGCTAGCCGGAACGCTATCCTTAATATGGTGCTGCCTCACCGTGGATGGTTTATATTGGCCGTACAGCGGGCGTATAAGAAAGCCGGTTTCAATTTCCAAACCAACCAGTTTGAGGAAGGATATATGAGAACGTTATGGAGACTGGCCGGTAATGTCTATGGATCGATGTCCGAGGGCAGGATGGGAGAGGCATATGACGTGCTTAAGGAAGAGTATGATAAGCTTACCCCCTACGAGCAGATCAATATCAAGAGATCGATTATCAACATGGCGGTATTCGCTACGATGATGGCCATAGGACGGGCATTGATGGGATATAGGGAGGATAATGAGGATAGCTGGTTCGGGCAGTTCATTACCTACATCGGGTTCAGGACGATCAATGAGATCGCCTCCCAGACATCCCCGTTCATGGAGCTTAACGCCATAGACATGCTACAGGATCCGCTGGTCACCGCCCGGAAGTTAGGCGACCTCACCGATCCTCGAAACTGGGATCCGTTCGCTACTGTCCAGACCGGCGTATATAAGGGCGAGAGCAAACTATGGAGGCAGCTCATGAAGTTCTCGTTTGGTAAGCAATGGTATAATATCAAGACGGCTAGGGATATTAAGCAGACATCCGACTACTGGTTGATGACCAACGGCATGACGATGGGATTCTTTCTAGGTGGTAGGAATAAGGACGAGTCTGGGGAGGACGCTAATTGGTACTTTGACAGGGGAAGATAACTGCTGATATAGCGTGATGAAAAAAATAGCCAGTCAATTGTTTAAGACAATTTGATTGGCTATATTTGCATTATGAAACAATGAATGACGGGATCTCACTTCAAGGTCATTCAATGTGTAAGATATTTTTGGCTCATTAGGATTTGTCGAGGTGAGATCCGACATTTCCTTTTGAGCCTATTTTTTATATTATGTGTAATATTGTTTTAAATGACAATTTGTCTATTAGATTGTATTTCGAGAAGGTTCTTGAGTTAGTTAAATCCGGAGAAGATTTTCCAGTTAATTTAGATGATGTTTGGCCTTTGATATATTCTGATAAGGGCAAGGCTGTTAGAGTGCTTACTGGTGATAATGGATTTATTAAAGATATTGATTATAAAGTTTTTACCCAAAATGGCAAAAACCCAGTTGGTGGGAGACCTACGATTGTGTATATGATTTCTGTGTCTTGTATGGAATATTTAATAGCAAGAAAAGAAAGAAGAGTATTTGATGTATATAGAAGTGTGTTTCATGGTGCGGTAAATGCTTTCAATAAGATGGAAGAATCCGTGGAGAAGAATCTTCCACATAATTATATAGAAGCATTAGAAGCGTTGTTGGCATCCGAGAAAGAGAAACAGGCGTTAGCTGAGGCCAAGAAAGAGGTAGAGGAGGCTAAGAGAATATCCGATAACATTATCAAAGAGCAGGCTCCTAAGGTAGGATTCGCCGAAACAGCTATCATGGCCAATGACAAAGGTGATGATATGTTGATCCGTGACGTCAGGAGAGAGTTAGAGTCTCATGGATGTGATATAGCGGAAAGATCTCTAAGAGAGTTTTTACAAGAGCAGGGTTTCTTTTACAAGAATAAGAGAGAATGGATATTGACAGAGAATGTTATGAAGAAGGGTTACGCGCATTACAGATACAATACGGATACCGGGATCAGGAATACGGTTTATATGACTAGGAAGGGATTTGAGAAAACGTTATATAATATCAAGAACAAACCTCAATCAAGAGAGTCTTTCATCTCTTTCGGGGGTAAGATATTTGATTAAGATAGTAGAAGGATAGGAGATCATCACCCTATCCTTCTTATTTTTGTTATCGGTTATTATATTTATACACAAAATCATCCACATCCATATACTCGCACCCGAAGTTTTCCGCCGTCTTCTTATCGGAGTCGGAGAACTGCCCTTCTTTTCCGGAAGCGTCCCCGATCATCAAGATAGTATCGTATACGATCTTTTCTTCCTCATCTTCATCGTTATTCATGTATTCGATGAAATCCATATACTCTTTTATCATCCCTATATTTGGCTTCCTATTGGCATTGCGCTTATTATTGCTGTCACAGTAATAAGCGCTTACGGATATATCCGTGTAATCTTCCAAGGCGTTTGATATGTAATCGAATTTATACTCAAACATCTCTCTGTCCACGAATCCTTTTTCTATACCTCCCTGATTTGATATGATTAATATATCATCAGGAGCGTAATTTTTGATAGCCTCAAATACGTCGAGTTTTATTTTCATATCCCATATACCTTTAGGGAATGTATCCCCTGATACCGTCTCAATCAGTGTCCCGTCTAAATCTGTTATTAACAATTTGCATTTTTTCATGATTAAAAATTTAAATAATATATAATTACCATAATTATTTATTTTTATTATCTTGCCTAAGGTAAATCTCTATGATTTATAAGAATTATACGCAAGTAATATATCCTCATTGTCTACCCAGCTCCCATTAAGGTTGCCGTTTGGATGAAAAATCATTTCAAACACCACATCATTGGCAATTTGTTTTTGCTCATACAGTTTTACGAGATTTGCGCTTTCGCTTACCATATCTATACCTTGATATTTATATACCTCTACATAGTAGTAGTATCCAAGTAATTGTTTTATAGGGGTAAATCTATTGTCTTTATCAATACACTTCCATATGTCATTCAGATATACTTTGTTATTCTTGAGATAAGCCATTTTATCATGATTTTTCATTGCCTGCTCATCATAGTCCATCGTCTCACGGAATATGACATTGTCAATATAGAGACTATTATAATAGTCAAGATAACGTATAATTCCATTCATGTCATTTATTCCCTCTTTTAGCAGTAAACAGCTCATGCGTGGACGGAGATTGTTGGCTTTAGCGAATATAGCTATACGGGCAATATCATCGTTGCTACAATATCCGTTCTCATATTGCATAATGTGTTTGTTTATCTCCTCGTCAAAATGAGCTTTACTGATATTGAGATGCTGGAAATGGTTATCCGTGATATGTTGCAGTATCGACTTACCCTCCACGATATCAAACAGGCCTGATCCGTTTGTAGTCAATGTTCTTTTCCTGTAGCCATATTTTTCGATAAGCCTCAGGATTGGCACGAGTCTTCTTGATTTTGTAGGCTCCCCTCCTGTGATTGATATCGAAGGATTAAGCGGTCTAAGCCTGTTAAGTATATCGTCAAGTCTGGACAGATACTCATCATCAGACGCTATCTTGCTTTTCTTATACATTTTCCCCTTGTTCTCGAACCTAAGCTGGGCAACACAGAATTTGCAATTGGCGTTGCAGTAATCGTCAGTAAAGATACTTAGGTTAACGTTCGAATACACCCTGCGCCTTTTCCCGTCAAAGTCAAAATCATTAAACGTATATTCGTCAACATTGAAGCATTCTTGCCTCTTCTCTCGTATATTTTGAAATTTCAATGCATTCATTTTATTATAATTTAGATTCATGTTTTGCCCTCTCTTCCAAATTATGTCCAAAACACTCGCCATCAGAAGCGTAACAACGCCATTCATCATACACGTCGTTTATCCTCAAAGGTGGAAGAGATTTGTCATTTTCAGCCCTGCCGTAGGAGTTAAATAGGTGGAAGCTTGATATGTCTATCATCTCTTGAGGTAGTTCGTCCTTAAGCGTATCTAGCTCCTTATCGGTATATCCTCTTACGTTTATGGCAAAATTCACATATGGTATAAACTCACAAGCCGAGATGATGTTCTTGAGATAATTGGCGAATTTAATGACAAACTTATGGTTGAATACCGTTTTAAGGTAGGTGTTGTAAGATAACTTCACGGTTATCCTCTTCTTGTTCCTTACCGCTATTTCGACGATCTTGTCGATATGCCTGTCGAGCATGAAGGCATTGGTGTCTATCACGACCTCTTCCACCTTTTCGAGCGTGGAGATATATTCCATGAATAAATAAAATTGCGGATGCGTGGTAGGCTCTCCTCCTTCTAGTTGCACGATATATGGTACATCCATATCTTTCATGATTTTATGGATAGTATCAAAGTTCATGAATGATTGCTTTTTGCTGTCTGATTTCATACAACAAAATGGGCAACATACATCACAATGGTTTGTGATATTTATGTATAACTTATTTCCACGTATCATTACCAATCTCCTCCATTTTTCTTATAATCTCCTTATATTTAAGGTTGTATATAATCACCATATCTTATAATAAATATTCCTCTATTTTTTTAGCCATGTCAATAAGCATTTCGCATTTAAGGTCGTTAAACTCCCTACAAAATCTCATTTCCTCCTCATGTTTTTCCTCGGGCGATCTGCTGTCATTTATACTATAACATGGCGATGAATATACCGGGATAGGTTTCATGGCCTCTATAGCCAATTTAATAGCCTTTTCTTTGATATCGCTCATACCATTTTCTTCTTTTGCCCAGATCATGCCGCTATGAAGGCAATTAGGATCATTATTATGCTCTATTGAACAAATTCCTTCGTCGTAAAAACAACATCCCTCACAACTCTCTTCTTGTACCTCAGGGATAGCTATGTATTTTACCCCTTTATATATTTTAACTTCTCCTCTTCTTATCTTATTCATTTTATCAGATTTTTATATCCTACTTTCTTTAACTGCTCTTCGGTAGCTTTCTCCTTCGGAAACTTCCCGTGCCATTTACCGGGCACCACGACATCACGGCCGTCAGGGCTGGTAGCCAGCCTCCCGCATTCGCTGCACAGCCCCATGCCCTTGTACGGCTGTAGTTCCTTGGCATAGTCGAATTTATCCACCATATACTCGTTTGTCAACATCCAGTAACTAGACGTGGCGGTATTGTCTACGCAACCGCATTTAGCGCATACAAACAGGCTCATGTTCTACCTTAATTTTTCTTTTATATGTTTAGATATATCAATTATCTCATCTTTTATATTGCAGTCATCTTTTAATAATGAACCAAATATACATGATATGGCGCTCTTTAGGCCTAGCGCTATCCCTATCTCCAATATTTTTTTATCGGTATTAGAGATGCCTATAGGTTCATATAATATTGATGATATTCTGTTAATTACATGTATCACATCATTTTCATTCATTGATGTAGATTTATCGACAATAGCTATAAAATCTTTTATAATCATAGGTTATTATATACTATTTTATACCATGTATGTTGTAAAACATACACATGTTATTTAATTTCACATTCTTCTTTTCTAATTTTGTCTCACTCAATCGAATCATATAGTCCCTTGTTTCGGACAAGACGGTTGAGCGAAAGAGGTCTTTGATATAAGGTTTTACCCTAAAAAAAATATTCGTTGGGTAAGTAAAATCAAAAACGTTTTGTTTAGTAAAAGAATCCGGCGATCTCACTCTTGAGCAACCGGTAGAGGGTATTGGTGATACCCAGTATGATGTTTCGTACAAATGTATATCATTTCTCATCTTTTGGTGTAAAATGGTATATAATCACCTTTCTTTTATCGTATCATCGCTTAGATGCTTATCCTTTATATGTCTTTCAACATACCGGTTTGCTAAATTTTCTATTTTGTTTGATCTGTTCATTTGCATAATATTTCATTTTTTATAGTCGTAAATATGTATTCTTTGTTACAATCCCAACATTTTATGATTTTTTTCGATCCACACTTTCCATCTTTGTAGAAAAAACAGCCCATGCATGGCTCCTTATGGTCGTAACTTGATACTACAAGCAGCTTCATACCATTCTCGCATATCACATCGCCTTGTTTCATTTTACCTACTTTATTAATTTAGCTATCAGTATAGTAAAATTTGATATTATCCATATTACGGATATCCAAAATGTTACACTTAACATGATTCCTATATTTTTAGGTATAGGATCTACTCTCCTGAATGTCAGGATCATATATATAAATGTCTTTATATTCATAATTTGCGATATTTTTCTATATAGTTAACTATCAAGTCTTTAACTCCTTTTGGGACATCTACCAGTTTGAGATTACCTTGGAATATGTCCTTGCCATACTCATCCATAATCTCCCCGAATGAAGGATTCATGACTCTTGTTGACATAGATATCGGTTGATCAGTGTCAAATTTGATAACGATCTTCTTTCCGCCGTTTATCGCCTTTTTAAAAGCCACGTAAAGCTTTCGACCTTTTATTATATCACAATTCCCTTTCAGGATATTAGACATATGTATGACATGCTCTTTCTTCGCATCTCCGGGGTTGTCCATAAGCTTAAGATCTCCTCCAACATCTTTCCATTTCCTGAAGCACGGGAAACATAGACTATGATTTGCCTTGGCGTGTCTAGGTATCATCCTGCTGCTGCCGGCTGGGATCGTATTGCCACAGCAGATACACGTCCTATCCTTGTTGGTGCGCATCGGCACATAGCTCTTTATCGGGTATTCTTTTCTTTTATACATCTTCTTCTGTTTTCAAAATTATCATCACCATACTCATAATTAGGACAAGCTTTATTGCTTGGTCGTCTAACATAAGTCTTTTGCTTCCTGTTATATTTACTGTTAGGGTTTATATAATGGTCACACACTTGCCAAATAGAGCAACATACTTTCCCGTATCTTTTCGCCCAATCATTATCATGCAGATGTACGCATGTAGAGCAAGTCGGATTCTTAAGCTTATCCTTGTTATCATCTATGATCTTATTGACCCGATCAAGAATAACATGCATTTTTTCAATATTTATGACGTTAAACGCGTCTGGTTTCGGAAGATATGTCATCGAGCTTATATCTATGTCCATTTCCTTGGATTTGTTGTAAGCCGATTTGTATTTCCTTACCATCAAATCTTTTAACTGATTTACCTTCTTCTCATATGTTCCCATGTCTCATTCGGTTTTCCATCCCTGTTTCCTTAATAAATCCACCATCATCCCTTTTATCTTAGGGCTAATGGCTTCGGTAAGTATATCAGCGGCCAAATTGATAGAGAAGCTGGTCATCCTAGACTCCCCTATATATTTCTCGCTGGTAACTTCTTTCACATAGTCGTGAATATCCTTAATCATCTCATTTTGAGATCTTAGGAGATCCAGTATCTCATCGAGTTTATCATCCATCTTTTTTCTCAAATACACCTGACAATAACCAGACAATCACTATCAAAAAGAAAAATAACCCAAGAGCCTCATCCGGGTAATCATGCATGGCCTCTAGAACATCTCTCATAGCTTGACATCCATTTTGTTGATTATCTTATAAAATATATCCCTAGTCAGCTCAATATCATAAGTAGCGTCATGGAGTTTATTCTCATCAATCTCAATACCCATAGTCTTAGCCACGGTCATCAACTTAAAGTTCTCCATATCGTTTCTTACGCCCATAAGGAATGGTGTCACCATAACATATACATCCATACAGTTAGGATAGAACCATGATCCGAAATACTTATCCCCACATTGCTGGAATAAAGCCCGTAGGAAGCTGTTATCGAATCCAGCGTTGTTATACCCCACTAAATACATTTTATCCCTCTTATCGAACTTATTCACGTATTTGGATAATATACCAACTAACTGCCTGTACCCTTCTTCCATAGGCTGATACGACTGCACTTGCTCCAAGGTAACGCCGGCCACGTCCAGCGCCTCCTGCTCTATCGTGGCGGCCGGGTTCGGGGCTAGGCGGATGTCGAACCTCTCGGCCTCCTGCCCGTCGATATCCACGATCCCTCCTATTTGGTGTATCCCGTTTCTCCAAAATTTGACCCCGGTTGTCTCTAAGTCAAAAAATAACAGCTTGCTCATATTTATTGATTTTTAAAATGTTCCTTAATCTTCTCCAATGCCTCATAAGATAGATAGCTGTCTATGGCCTTATTGCTATTCACTTTCATCAACTCATCAAACAGATCTTTAGCCAGTACTTTCCACTGTTCTCCCCAATCAAGAAGATTCTCAACTTTTGATCGTATATCCTTGAAATAAGAATCTACATCTGATTTAATTGATTTTGAATAGTATATAACATCTCCCTCATCCCTATCCATAATATAATCACATTGTATCTCGATATCTTTTATATGACTATCTATATCACTACACATATAATCAACAGGTTTACGTATATTGAATATAGCTTCTGACGTAAGACCGGTTATATTTTGTATGTCTTTTAAATTATCCATGATTTAATCAACTAAATACCAACCATCCACCTGCAAATCCCATTGCGAAAATATATAAGATTATAGATGTGAATAATATCCAATCTTTTGCGCTTAGCTCATTATTATCTCTCTTTATTTTCTCAAGATAATCATATATAGCTGTATAAACAGCATGGTGAATATTCGCGTCTCTAGCCCTTACGATATTATCATATTCATTATATCCTAGATTATAGGTGGCGCTTTCGATCCTTATATTCCCCGTAACCTTTTTATTTACATCGAAATCGAAACTAACCACTATATCGGTGGTTAGAGCGCTGGCGATTTTGCTTTTTATCTCATCATTACTGAGATTAGCATCGTGCACTAATCGCTCATAATCTTTATCGTCAAGAACTATCTGTTTTTTAATGTTCATATCCCTAATATTTCTGCTACATAAACAAAACCATAACATACATAACTATCAGCGTCATGCTCACCATAATCCACATGCCATACAACAGCGCACGGGAAATATAACGGCATATCCTCAGCCATAGGATCCTCTTTGAGGTCATCAATGTTTATCTTCTCCCTCCACCTCCACAGGTCTTGGATATCGTTCAAGATCAATTTGTTCATAACAATCTGGTTTTTAATACTGATACAAAGATAGGATTTAAACAAAAATAAAAGCATGAATAATATTAAAATAATATTAATCATGCTTAAATATAAATATATCCCTTCTAGTTCTCACGGATATACGTATTCGTACTCATCTGGGGGAGATGTCTTGTATTCAACATCGCACTCCATAGTTGTAAATTTCATAGAAAATCATAGAAATAATTAAGATATCCTACTCCATTTTAGACGCTTCAACACATCCGGTAACCCGGCTGCTCTGCGTCCGTATAGCCGCATCAACTCCTACGGCTTGTATGTTAATCGCGGCGTTGAGATCCCTGTCGATCTCCAAGCCACAATCTTTACAAACAAATGTTCGATCCGATAATTTCAGATCTTTATTCTTCCAACCACATCTTGAACAGGTTTTCGAGGATGGGTAAAAACGATCTATAACAATCAGTTCTTTACCATACCACCTACACTTGTATTCAAGTTGGTTACGGAACATCGAGAAAGAAGCATCATATACAGAACCGGCAAGTTTGTGATTCTGTAGCATACCGGAAGCATTTAGATTCTCAATACAGATAACATCGTAATTATTTACCAGCATCGTGGTCAAATTATGCATGTACCATGAACGCTTGTTGGCTATATCACGATGAAGTCTTGATACTTTTAGCCTGCATTTGTTTCTTCGATTACTTCCTAATTTCTTTCTTGATAAATGCCGTTGCATCCTTTTTAACTTCGCTTGGTTCTCACAAAGAAAATGGGGATTCTCAACAGCAATCCCATCAGATAATGTAGCTAATGTCTTAATCCCTAAATCAACTCCGACTGTTTTGCTAGTTTTCTGTTTGTAACACTGTTCTGTTTCTACAAGAACTGATACGAAATATTGACCAGCACGGTTCTTTGAAACGGTACAGGAGATAAAACGAGCGTTGTCTGGAACTCCACGATCGATAACAATCTTAACCCATCCGATCTTTTCGATCCGGATCTTATTGTTAGTGATTTTAAACTTCGGGAACGGCAATCTAAACGACTGGTTGTCGTGTTTATTTTTGTAATTCGGTTTACCGAGTTTTTCTTTCCTGTTCTTGTTGAAGTATTGTCTGGAGAACTCGATAAAATCACGTTGCTTCTGCTGCAAGGTGGCTGCCGATACTTCATTTAACCAAGGTTTTTCAATAACAAGATCCGACTTTGTCGGGAATTTCGGATTATGGTTTGTTTCTTTATCGTATGAGTTAAATGAGTCAACACAAGCATTCCATACAACACGTACGCATCCGAATGTTTTTGCAAGAAGTTCTTCTTGTGTTTTGTTCGGATACATACGATATTTATATGAACGCTTTATTAGACTCATCATCAATTCATTTTAATATATTAAATATACAAATAATTCTATGATTTTACAATGGATTACTATCGATTTTGTAATTATTTAATCATACTTGTCTCCTCTTCTGTATACTAACGCTACCTGACAGTCGTATTTTTTGCTGTATCCTATAAGAGGGACATTAGCCATAGGAGGGTTATTCTTTGTCTTGTATTTTATTCTTGTTATCTGTTTCATGTAGTGATTCATATAATCCGCATTTAAATTTAAACAAATCCATCATCAATGAGAATAACGCATCTATAAGATGTTTCTCCTTGCTCCAATATATAGGAATATCATCTATATCCCTATATAATGCAAACCATGCGTTTTCTAGCTTATAACATTCGAATGTACAACCCTCTATCTCATATGGGAGTAAATTCAATAACGTCCCTACATCCCAAACCGGGTCGGATATATCCGGGGTAACGGCCTCGATCAGTCCTATACGACCAGCGTCATCCTCCATAGAATGCAATGAGTCAAGGTACTTGTCTCTGAAGCCGATGGCGGTGGAGATAGGGAGGCCGGCCTCGACCAGCACCCTCCCCTGTTCTTTTGTGGTGAATATCCTTTCTTTCATCTAACCCTTGATCTTTTTCTCTACAGTAACAATCGTATCATTATGCCATCCCCCATGAGCCACGAGAAGAATCTCCTGCTGCTCGAAGCCAAGCCCTGCCCCTATACCGCCGGAGTTCCACGCGCAGGTAATGACCACCCCGCCCTTCTTGGTAATCCTAGCTATCTCCTTCTTCTGTCTAGACCAATAACTAGATTGCGTTGTTTGCATATTAACAGATCCTCCAAGTCTTTTATACGATTCGGATACCTGTCTCGCGGAATATGGTGGATCATATAGTACCATATCAGCTATATTATCTTTAAGACCACACAGGAAGTCCGTGGCGTCCTTATGATACATAGCCTTAGTCTCAGGGTCAAGATCGTTGGTGATCGTCCCTATATCGCTGTTTCTGGCGAATGGATCCACTATAACCATCCCGTCTTTTTTATATCTATCTATAAGTTCTCTTATCGGTTTTATGCTGAATGTCTCGCTGTTCGGCATCGACCATTTCTTGCTTATAATCATATCGCTATAATTTTTCAGGCCTAAAAATATCCTTTGCGATCATATCAAGAGTAAGTTTATGTATCTTAGGTAAGACCTTAACCAATTTTATACCAAAATTTTCTCCCCTCTTAACAAAAGTCCATTTCCCGTATATGATCCCATGCATCATATTTTGTATTATCTCCTTGCTATCCGTCAAGAACACTTGATAATAGATACTGTTGACATAATTGAAATCCTTTCCATGATCATTTGCCGGTCTTAATATCATTACAGCCGAAGAGCATCCACGAACGAATCCGTGTATCTCAAGACATTCCTCGAACTCATAATTATCGCGTTCCTCATCATGAACATCCTTAACCCATTTACATGGTCTCCAATCCTTAAACGGGATCTTTAACTGTTTCTTTACCATAATTACCTTAGATTATTTATTAAAAGTATAATATAGATATAAATACATAAATTGAATAGGGCTATTTACCATACCATCATCAGTAGGATCATCGTATTTTTCAAGCCAAAGACGAAGTGCCTCCCAATCGATATCCCGCCGGTCACATACCATGCAGGCTAGGTTAGCCCCGAACAGCTCACCGTCGCCGCCAAGCGACTTGTTAAACCTCTTGGCTAGTCTTTCCTTGAATCCCTTATCATACCATATCCCGGAGGTAGCGGCATAACAATAATAAGCATTGTATTTCATTTTCACGCCCATCCTCTCAAATAAAGACGTATGCCATATCCGATCCAGAAAGAACACTATTCCACGATATATGAAAGTCCGGAGATTCTTCCTGTATTTCTTCCCTAAGAAGCTATCCACGCAAGATATAGTCCCGCCTGAATAGTACCAGTTATTGGCGCCTCTCTTGACCTTATCCGTCATCTTGAATTTATTCTTTCTGTCTTCCACCCTATCCCAAGGCTTTAATTTATCCTCGTTAAATGTCGGGCAATAATGATAGTAATGATTGATCCATGACAGATATGGGTTGTATATCGTGTATCCATTATCGCTGACATATGAGTTCATATCATACCCAAGTTCCTTGGCTAGAATAGATCCCTCATCAGCTAATACCTTCAATATCGGGTTCAAGTTCCATATCTGATCTTGACTGACGAACATCGAGTAACATGGATCCTCATCCTCCCCATACCATCCTCCCATCCCGCTCACTATTTTATCCAAATCAAGTGAATAATCTTTCCCGGGTAAAAAATCATCTCTAAGAAAAAAACCTCTATATGGGATCATATCATGTATGCCGGGTTGGTCGTCAAATATGAACTTAGCGTTCTCGGTCAATCTAATCAATGTTTGCAAGACAGAGGATATATCTATGGGTGCATATTCACACCCATAGACCTTATTATTTATCCAAAGATATTGAAGAAGCTCGGCTATATTAATAGTCCCGTCCTCCACATATCCTGTCTTGTTATCGAAGTTTATTTTGGCTAGAGGTATATTACTTCCTTGTGGTTGGTCACTTTTTTCATTACAACAATGCACGAACCTGTCAAAGAATATATCTTTCCAACCAAAATATTTATCCCTTATCGTCATAAGCCTATTTCTTGTCGTATAACGACATGACGTTAATAAGATCAGCTTTTCTGGCCATCCCCTCAAGTTTATTAAAGCCATCCATGTTATCTCCACTGACGATGATAGTAGGATATACCTCTATACCGTACTTGGATATTTCCTCCTCCGCGGCCTTGTTCTCCGGGATCTGGTTCAACGTGACCTCACCATCATACTCCTGTAACGTGTTGGCGATAATATATCGCATGTAATCGCTGTACTCAGCGTCTTTTTTCGTGAAAAAATCAATTCTTACCATTTTTAAATAGTTTTTAATCTGTTAATAATTAAATCAGCGGTAAATATAGCATTATCTACCTCATCTATATCCATCTTCCTTCCATCGAAATCGTTAGATAATAAATCCTTAACAATTTGATATCTACGCTGCTCCCAATTTATGTCTATATCAAAATTCAGATACCTTACATAATCATAATTCAATTCATCATAACTATAATTGAGATACTTAACTATCGGAAATGGAGTATCATCATAAATAGTGCGCTTGATTAAATCAACGTATTTACCGGTTTTTTTATTAATAGCTCTTAATCTCTCATCTACTACTCTTTCTCCTGACTCTTCCATTCTATAAGCCCTTTGTTATGTTTATCGTAATATAATAACGCTATGGCATTCCAGCACACTGCCGCCAGATGCATGAATCCCTCCTTGTCATATCTCTCTCCCTTTACATAAGCGACCAGATGCCTGTGGAGCGCCCCAAAGTAACGATTAAAACCATTAGGTATATCTTGCCATGAATTATCGGCGTACTTCTTGGCGCCTTTCGTATATACCTCTACGATGTTTTCTATCTCAGCCAAAGGAAGGAGGTCCCACCTAAGCTTACCGTCGGCCCGGTCGTCCTTGCCGCTGCCGTCTTTCCCTACGAGCGGCCCGCTTTCCACCACTGCGTCTCCTATTTTTGGCTTCCCGAAATTCATCGCCTCATCCGCTGTCTCATCATCAATAAGCCTTAACTTGATAGCCCTGTTTAACGAGACAACCATCTCCTCATCAACCCAAATGAATTTATATGTCTCATCAAATAACGGTTCTATTTTCATCATTCCTGTACGATCGGCGGTTTCAAGTACCTCAAATACCTCACCGTCATAAACAACCTTTTCGTATTTGCTAAATTCCTCTTTCATTTCAAACTCCTTTTTGTTTTATTAATAAAATTCACTAAGATCCCTGCATTCTGGTGTCTCACCTGTTATGGAATAAAGCTCACCAGATGATAGATATACGCAATGCGAGGTCTTCCCGTCCCTCCACTCGCTTTGCTTCGTAATCCCGCAAATAGCGCAGCGTTGGATCCCCGGGCCTGCCTTTACCCACGAGTGCCGTACGCTCCTCTTCCTTGTCCTGTTGGTGTCGTCAAGTTTTCTCATGATCAATCCTCCAAGGCCGTTACAATTTTATCTTTCCCGATAATAGCCTCATTCCCGCTCCTTACATCAAAGCATCTCCCTTCATCTGCCTCCTTGAAATAAAGAACGCCATTGTACTCGAATAAACCGAATCCGTAATCGTCTAGCTTCATTTCATTAAGTTTCTTGAATTTATACACGTTTTTCATATTCTCCATATTATATTGCATTATTGGAAATATCATTATGATACTTATGCCTATTACAAGCAACCCTGTGTAAAACTTTTGTGAATCATATTTCTCCCATCCCTCCATCATCATGGCAAAGGAGATTACTATTATTATAATAATAGATATCAACCCTACCATATCACATCCTCCTTTCTTTCAAAAATCCCATCATATCCTCCACGCTAAGCTGGAAGCCGGCAGCCGCCTTATGGCCTCCTCCACCGGGGTTGGCCTTGCGTGCCAGCGCCGAGACATCCACCTCCTCTTTGGTGGTATAGAACGAGCATCTGAAGAATCTGCCGTTCCAGCAAAATGGCATCATCAAATCATGTTTTCTAGGATCGTACATAGACTCGAATGTGGTGGAGTTAAACTCCGTAGTATTCATACATATCGCCTTGTATCCAAATATATCTGCCTCGAATGAGAACATCTTCATTTCTCCTCTGTTTTTCTCGATGATATATTCTATTATGGCCTCGCCATTTCTTATCATATCAGAAACAAACTCGCCATTCGCCTTGTTTAGCACCTCCCTGACCATGTCAACGTCAAGCCCGCAATACCCTCTCATCCCATATTGGAATGAAAGAACGTCACTCCATTCGAAGCGATCATGATCCCATACATCATAAGCGCTCAATAATTTTACCACGTCAGGGGTTTCGATATCATCGAAAAGATATTCCCACGTAAGCTCACAAGCCGCCGTTCCGATACGTCTTTTGCCTTTGACATTATAGTCCTTCACAGCTTCTATCGCCGTCTTATGGTGGTCTATCCATGTGACATCTATCCCCTTGTCTTCCCATTCGTCGAATAAGAATCTCGTTCTATCGCCAAATGACACGTCAACTACAAACACCTTATCATATTTATTCACGTCAGGTATTTCCTTGCCGTAATTGTAAGGAAGAAGATCAATGTCCCCTTTGAAATACTTTTTTACTATAGCCGCTGACATTACTCCGTCAAGATCAGCCTCATGATATATACATCCTGTCATAATCTGTTGTTTTTGATTAAAAAATCTATGTATTCTTTTATATCCTTGTTCCTGTCATTATCCCAGTCAAATGTCTCGTTTATGAATTTGAAATACGATACTGGAATCGAATGAAACATCCATCCACAATACTTGCCGAATGTCATCACCGTAGATCCAAGGGGATGATCCGGCCTTCCGGGAACAGGGGCGGCGGTTACGCCCTGCGCCAGCCCCCTCCTACGATCTTTCTTGGCGGCTTTGATATCCAGATCTGTTTTCGTTACCTTATCCCCCATCGGGATATTAGTTATTAGCTTATCGCCGATAAACATTCCCCATCCATACCCCTTGTAGTTCTCTATACTAAGTTTCCTTATATCACCGAACCTTGACGAGTTGTTACAACAATCAACGACCAAAGCACTATCCTTTCCGTCTTTTATACGGACTGCCCTTCCAAGCCACTGATAAAACGATGAGAATGAGAATGTCGGTCTCCCTACTATCACGCAATCCAGACCCGGATGATCGAATCCCGTACCGAGGGCGGAATAGTTGAACACTACCCTCGTCCCACCTGACTTGAATCTCTCGACTATAGCCTCCCGCTGCTTCTTTGGCGTGCCTCCGTGAACTACCTCCGCCATGCCAGCGCATATCTTGGCGTTCATCCATTCGGCGGCAGTATTACAGCTCTCAACAGAATCCATAAATACCAGTATAGATCTGCATACGTCTTTTAATACCATCAACCGACGTAAAATAAGGTTGTTTAAGCCGTTTTTTCTCACCGCCTCACTAATAGACTCAGCCGTATATTCGGAGCCGTTAGAATTAAGTTTAAGGGCATCCCCATTGAAATCCCATGTCTCATATTTAAGAGGTGTCCAAAATCCTTGCCTTATCATCTCCTCTACCTGTATCACGTGAATCAGGTTCTTGAAATATACCGGTCTCATACGAGTGATGAAATTAAGTTGGGAATATGATGTCTGTCCTATCGACATGTTTTTAAGTCTACATGGCGTGGCTGTAAACCCTATCACCTTTTTCGGTTTCAGTTCATTCATGAATGTCATAAACTCGCTACCATCCTCCGGGCTATAACCAGCATGAGCCTCATCTATCAATACATTTCTGATCCCCATCTCCTTAAGCTTATCAACAACCTTCTTGATAGACCCTAACGTGGCGTATATCATGTTAGACAGCTCTTTCTTACCACAGGAAGCGGAGTAGATGGTAGCCGGTATGCCATACGACGTTATCTTGTCGTGGTTCTGTTGCAGCAATTCTTTTGATGGTTGTAAAATCAGCGTCTTATCTCCCATCAATCTAGCCGCCTCTGCTATCAGCAGTGACTTACCGCAACCTACCGGCCCTACGATTAATACCGGATCGCTCCTATCAGAGTTTATGTAATCGGAGATACTTTTAACACACTCCTCTTGATATGGTCTTAACTTGTATATCATTTGGATCTGTAGTTATCAAAAAACGTCTTTTACGTACTCTAATCTTATCGCACACTCCCGGTCATCGTCCATTTTCACCATCAAAGTCTCTTTGGTCTTGCTTATGGCTATCACCTCTCCTACTCCTATCTGGGTATGGACTATATCGCCTAGCTTTATATTACATTTGATCATGGTCAAGCTTTTTATTAAATTCCTCTATCTTGCTCCTGTCTGTCTCCTTGGTCATCTTAGCCTCTTCCTTAAACATATCATACCCTTCCCGGATATTGTCGCCAACCATATTCTCTATCATCTCCCTTAGCTCATCGCTTCTTACGGCAAAAGATATCTGGAATGATTTACTTGTGCCTTTCATCAGGTAATCAATCTCCTTCTTACATTCTGCCATTAACCGATCCAGATTATCGAACTTAACGAACTTGGAGTTACCATTGGCTTTTCTTACCCCATCCTTGAAATCCTCCAATATCCCGTTAAATACATCCGCCATACACATCATGGAATGTAGCCATACCAGCATATTGAATTTATATTCATTATCAGCATTATTCATCAAGCCTATCAAAGACTCACTTTTTGTCAACATGATTTTAGATTCTCGATCTACGATATCCTTTATCTCTTGCCGGTATCTCATGGCTCCAACGAAATCCATTTTAGAATAACATTCATTTGATTTCTCTACCAATTTCCTGATATCCTTTCTAGACATCAGAAGATCTAATATCTGTTTTTCTTTTTCACTTTTGTACATAATTAGCTCTTTTAGTGATACAAATATAATTAAAGCCTAGATATTTACCTAGGCTTTTTAATAAAGTTAATCTTTTTTATTCTTTCTTTTTGACTCATCCCAATCCGATGAGTACCTGCATGTCCCTTGTTTGTGGATCGAGAAATCGCACCAAAAACACAAGGGCTTGGGGCGGGGTTCAAGGCAGGCCGGCTGGCGTCCCATGAGGTAGCGCTTCTCGTACTTATACCCCTGTTTGGCGTCGTCCCAAACGTGAGCTTGATAGCTATCTATTTTATTTGTCTCGAAATCATACATATCAAGGAGAATATCGTTAAGCTCCTTGACCGACCTCTCTACTTTCTCCTTATCTACCTTCACGTTCTGATTGTCCAGCATGCGGGTAAAGAAATAGCTGCACATATCCGGTAATACCTTGTACTTTCTCAGTATGTAGAAGGCGTATATCGGATGCTGGAGATTATGAAGCAGCTTGTCTTCATCGAATAACTTTCTCCCGGACTTCCAGTCTATCGTATACATGGCTATCCTGTCCTTTGTCTTATACTCTCCACGCCAGTCCACCGATCCTATGATATGCACCTTATCGTACGTCACGCCATCCAAGGTAAGTGGCTTGGGTAGCTTATAGGGCAGGACGAAGCTCTCCTCCACGCCGGCCGGTCTCGACCCCCGGACCACCTTCTCCATTGGCGTAAGATCTGACCATGCCTTCTTATAATTGCCAGCGGCGTCCTTCTCAAACAACCCCACAATCCATCTTATCAACCTAGCCGCATGTTGCATAGACTCGATCTGGGATTTTACGCTATCAAAAGGAATCTGTTCTATATCGGCGTAGTAATTGAAAGCCTTACTCATATCCTCATAAGAAGGTCTGCATCCGTTCTTGAAGAAGTACTCCATTGTCTGGTGGATAACCGTACCATATGACGTAGCCTCGTGCTTCTCCGTGGATCTGTGACCCTCCACGTAAGTCTTATACCACTTATACGGACACTGGACAAACGTGTCTATCTGCGAGTAGGATGCGGCAAGCACCTTCTCGCCGCCTATGGTCTTACATAGCAAGTTATTCTCCGGAACGATCATAAAGCCTCTCCGTATTTATGTCACGCTCATATAAATCCATCGAAATATTCTGTAGGTTATGCAAATACCTTATCTGGATAAGCTCGCTCAGGTCATCCTCCATATCCCTAAGTCCGAGATAATACTCGTCGCCAAAAACCTCCATGGTCATCCCGTGTCCACGATATACGTCCCTATTCTTGTCACTCTTAAAACCGATAGCGTCAAGAAGGTTATCGTCTATCTCAATAGGCATGACATCATCTTCCCCTGAATACCATTTCATTATCCCATCATCAACCTTACGTTCAAGGATTAATGATCCACTTTCATTACACATACCGGTAACGCACCCTACTCTCCATATATCGCCAGCTTTGTCTTTTATAAGATTGCCCGGCCTTAACTCCTTAACTGAAATCATATTCTTCCTCCTCATGATCGTCATCACAATCATCGACAAGAGGGGTCTCTAGCCCCTCTTCCCAATCATCATATCCGAAATCCATTTATTTGTCTTTTAGATAATCATACAACATACCCATAAGCTCTCCTACCGTCAATTCGTGATAAGGCTTGACGTTAAGTGCCTCATCGGGTATACATTTACCCGTTTTCTTTTCCACTTCCATTATGACTTCTACAAAATCAAGGGAATCCATAGCCATATCCGTATCCAGCTTATCCTCGTTCATTATCTGAGCGGCATGATTAAGACCCGTAAACTCACCCATCTTCTCGAATATCGCCTCCTTGACTACTTTTTCAACTTCTTTTCTTTCCATACTAAATCGACATTTTCAATCTTCTACCTAATTCTTTTTTTATATCCGATATCCTTTCGATATCCATTTTAACATTGCCGGTAATAGTGTATTCCTTATCCATCCTCTTAGGAGGATCCGGGAGTCGGCTTACGGCGAACAACCATGCCAGCTCCTTGTTCTTGTTCTCCCTAAGATACAAGTCAGACGTCATGCCATACATTTTTATGATCGTATCGAATAACGTTGATTCCGATAAGCTCATATGCACGCTATACACATTTGATGGTTTCCAGATCAAGTTATCCAATCTCATCGTATACTCACGTTTAAGATCTATGTGGGATATTACGGCTCTTACTATAGGTTCTTCCTTGAAGTTGGTATTAGCCACGAACCATACGAGCCGTTTCTCTACCTCCTTGATAGCTCCTGTATCCTTACCCATATCGTTATACACCCCAACGATACGGTCCCGGATCCCCTCGACCTCCGGTGTCAGGCCGGGTGTCTCTATCAGCATCAGCAGCGACCCTCCCCTTGGTGTTATCTTCCACTTCCCGTTCTTTTGAGGCTCGATATAACCAGACGCTTTATAGCTGTCTATTTTTTCTTTTGGAATGACATCAGCCATCTCCTCTTTTTGCCGGATCATCAAAAGATACCCTACATCGGACATTGTTAATCCTGATGTCATCATCTGTTCAAAATTTATGTACATATGCAAATAAGTTAAAATATTGATCTAATCTTTCTAGCTATTTTCTCTACTATATTAGGATGATCGGTATCGTTGTATATGTTAATCAACGTGTGTAATATATATAGCCTTGTATCCTTATAGGAAAGATTGAACCAAATTTCCTCTATACGACTATTGATCGGTTTAAACATCCTCAACTCAGGTATAAGTTCATACGCTAAAACTTTTTTTCTATCCACTAATCCAAGCTTATTAGCCGTTTCGGTTATAGCTGCACACATAGTTAACTCACGTCTATATTCTATAGCATCGTAAGCTCCTATCAATACCCTAAGGCCGTCTGCTTTCGATAATCTCTTTCCCTTTCTCATATTGTTTTACCGTATAAGATTCATTAGCCATACCAACCCTACCAACTGATATAGATTGATTTATTGATTGATTTAGATGCCCTATGACAGACATCTTAGCCCTAACCGTATTAGCGCATCTTAGAAGGATTCGATAGTCCTCTAAAGCCCGCTCGTACCTTACATCCACCCTAGCTCTTTTATCGGCGTCGGTCATACTCTTGCATGTCCCGTCTTCTCTCAGGCTTATAGCGATCTTATCCCGTATGATCCTGATATCATCCTCGGCTATCACCAGCTCAGCGTCAAGAACGCCTTTGTAGGAGCTAAGAAGATCCTCTACCGCTACAACCTCCCTTTTTAGGTTCTCCAATTCCAATATCATTGAGTTGTCATTTATCCTTTTATACTCCTGTACTTTATTGGATACCTCATCACAGATACTCATGATCTCCTTTTCCCGTTCCCGGTTTATGATATATCTGATGCTGTATTTAGCCATTTCCTTCAACGAGGATATAATTTCCTTTATCCCCATCTTATCCTCAACCGATAATACGGTCTTCAAGAACATTTCCAGCACCTTTATCACTACAAGCAAGTAATTATGTCTCAATCTCATGTCAATAAGGTGTTTCGTCATGTACTATATTGAAATCATCACTGGGCGGTATGTATTGCTGCTCCAATGGGATACTGGGAGGCGGGGGCGGTAGCGTAACGACTGTCGTATCCGGCCTGCCGCTACCTACAGGGGCATCCGAGCCTCCCGGTCTTTCTTGGCGCACCACCCCTCCATCAGGATAATATCGCTCATATCCTTTCATGATATCTACATGTATCGCATCAATCTCCTCTAATGACCGTTGACGGACCTTTACGATATGATGGAATAATAATCCATCCACACGGAAGGATCGTCTTGACTCGCTCTTGAAACGTTCCAGATTAGGATACCATCCTTGCGGAAATTGCATGTATGAGGAGTATCCATATCTCCTTGGGATATTCAACACTACCATGGCCGTACATAACTGCCCCAATGAGTCAGACTGATAGAAATCAGACTGCCTTGGCATATGATCCTTCGGATCACGTCTGCCCTCTATTTCTCGATTGAGTTGCGATACGATAAGGAAGAAGATGTTTGGGAACGTTCTTTTGGCTATATTGCACATATTCATCAAACTATCTATATTCCTCTTGGCATCACCCGAACCTTGTATAAGAGCTGTATGGTCTATGGATACAAATACAATTTTCTTATCCTTGTTCGCCGGCATATATACATTCCATAGAAAATCTTTAAGCTCATCAACTGTTGTAGGTATGGGTATATACGTTATTCTGTTTGAATTTTCTTGTTTAAGACATTTTTGCATTTCCAGCATCTCTTCTTCATCCATTTTACGAAGGAGGATATCTTCTATGTCTTTGTTCATTTTTTTTGATAGTGAACGTAATACCAAGTCTTCCGGATTCATCTCGAACTCACATCTTAACCATACATAATCATCCGCTTGTGGGTTGATATTAACATTCATCACATTGTTCATGATTTTCTGTGCCAAATAGGATTTGCCAACCCCTGGTCTAGCTCCTATGGCTATCGCATGTTGAGGGTAAAATCCACCCAGCAAAGCTTTATCTAGATAAGGATATCCAGTACGAGCCGGGAGAAGTTCTCCCGACTGGTATTTCATTATCCTCTCATAGGCATCCATGATAATTTCCTTGGACGTCTTCCATATCCTATTATCGTTCATCCTCTTGCGTTTCTATCGCCAGCCGTATCGGATTTAGATCCTCTGTTAGCTGATCTTGATTTATATCTAAGTCCTTTAGCCGTATGGCATAAATCCTTTCCCTTCCGATAGGCTTTACCTTTCAGCTTATCGGTCTTGTAGTTCTTGCGACCCAACTCCCGTCTCTTGGCTTTCTGCTCAGGGCGGGCGTTGATCTTCTTATCCGTCTCAGCTTTCTTTCTTCTGGCCTCCGGATGTGTCCTATAATATTCAGTCGACCTCCCCATCCTCGTCCTCCTCGTCATAATCATAATCCTCTACGATAATATCCTCTCCATCTAAATATGAGGCTTTATCTCCGAGTCTGCTTCTCATGCTCTCGTAAGGATCATCTCCATCTTTTATTTCCCACACACATAAGTGCGGACCTATTATATCAATAAGCATGTTGGCCTTATCCTCGCTTATGCCTTTTTCTATCATCTTATCTCTGCATTTGTAAAAACCACATGTCTTGTTAAACACTGATCCTCCTACATAAAACCCTGTCTGTTTGTGAATAAAAATTACTTTCATGTTCTGTCAATTTTTATCAATATAATAATTATTTTTTGTAATCACCGTAACTCATGTCAGCGTCACACACCACCAAGTCAGTTACCTTATCCACTACATGGAATAGATGCTCCGGACATCCGTGGCATGCGCTACCTCCTATCGCTATCGTGTTATGCCTAGGGCAGTTATTTCCCCTCCCTCCATCATATATCTGTATCCGATTATCACTATATGCCTTGATATGTCTCATGACTTTAAGTAATGATGGCAAAGACATCTTGTAAGGGGATATATGCTCCTCCGGTATCATAAGCTCACCAGATAGTTCTTTGTAAAGATCATGTCTATCCTGTCCTGTTTTTATTAAGAATACGTTGATCTCGGTCATTACCATATCCATAGACCTAAGGAGATCCGGCTTGGCTAACCTACCTACAGGTTTACCCGTAGAATTGGATCTCATCCAAGCTCCACACTTCTCGCACCCGACTTGCTTCCCCTCTACCGTATTTATCATAGTGGATGGGTTCTTGCAATACGGGCATATGGATCCGTTTAACATAGCTTTCTGGGCTAAAGACAACTCTCTCATACCGTTTCTTCTATCTTAACATTAAATAGATTGCAGAATCTATTAAAATTCCTATTTTCTATTTTCATATCCTCCTCATACCTGTCAATTGACTTGATGAAATCATTGTAACAGTCCTTGCGCATCCATTGATTGATCACCGCCACGTAATAACCTACGGATGTAGGTCTGTTACACATATCACAAATACCTAAGCACCCGTATCTGGTAAGCTTATCCATCATCTCCTGTCTTGTTATTTCAAGCACCTTGAATCCCTTGTAATTATCAACTACCTTTGCCATTATTATAAATTTGTTTAATTATAAAATAATCCGCTATATCCATCCCCTCATCTATATTGGGTTTTGATTCTAGAAAATCACTTATCTCTATATTCATCCCCCTCATCTCCTTGTCTACCTTCTTTCTCCATTCGTTGAAAGCGTCGCCCTTATCCGGATACAGGACTATCCGCCTCCTACCCAATGTCTCTATCATCTCCCTCTTCAACATATGGATACCGCCACAGGCCATGAACAACCTACTAGGGTACACGATGTTGCAGATAACAGCTGTCTTCTCTGACTCTACTATATACACCGGAGCGTCATTGGGATAGAAGTTGATAAGGAACTCCCCGAACAGGCATTGCCTAAGCAGGTAATCCTGACCGTCCAGTATATGCACCCAACATACGTGATCCATGGGAACCTTTACCCTCTTCCCGTCAGGCCCGTAGTCCATTATCTTCCCGGTCCGCACCACCCAATTCTTATCCAGTTGCCAGAACACACAGCACTTACCCCAGTCCCCGAATCTCATCATCCCCACCTTATACAAGCTAAATGCCCTATTGGTATGATACGATCCGAATATATTGGATAGATAATCCTGAAGATCAGATGTCTCGAAAGGATTAAGCGTCTCAAACATTTTGCTTACCGGAATGCAGTTGGCTATATCCGGATCCACGGGAGGCCTATACCTCCTTAATACTTTGTTTGAATCGGTAAAAAGATCATTGTTCCCAAGCTCATTGCCTGTTGGGTATTTAAAATAACCACATTTATTTTTATGATCACACACCCCAAACTGCTCCCCTACTATCTGTCCGGTGGTTACATCTACGTACGGCGTAAAGCATCTATCCCTGCCGCATTGCGGGCACGTCAGCTTCTTTCTTGGCTTACTATGATCCAATTCATACCTATGAACGCTCTTATTAAACTCCCTGAACTCCATCACGCTTTCCTCTCACTCATCACCCTATATATATAATCCCTCAATGACTCTTTTCTTATCAAGCCATTCAATTCAAAATCGCTTTCTATATCCAAAGAACCCATTCTTGATGTAACCGTATAATTGGTTTTCTCGAACTTATACTTACCTTGGAGATATACGACTGTAGCCATGTTAAGTATAGGATTATCAGTTTGTCTCTTCAGTTTATATTGGCTTGTCTTGGCGGTAGGATCACCCGGAGCGAAGTTATATATCTCCTCTATCTCCAATATCTTTCCGTAGTTCTCCATTATCATTCTTCTATACAACTCAAGTTGAAAAGCATACTCATCATAGAAATTGCCTTTCCTGTTTGATTTGAAGTCCAATATAGCGAATATCCTCCTGCATCTCTTTATCTTCTTTTTCTCTGTCTTAGGTTGGCCTTTCTTGGCTCCAGTCTTATAGAACTCTCCTGTCTCGACCTCTATCTCCACCATCTCCGGCTCGCTATCCATCTCCACCACGGCATCCACAGAGGAAGCCACTTTCAATCTCCTTGACCTCAACATCTTCTCAATCAACACAGGTTTTACATGTCTTTCTTTACAGAATATAGCGAATGATATTAGATCTTCTATCAACTCATCCATATTATCCACTAATATCCGCTCCATCCTATACTTGTCTATTCTCAACTTAGCTTCCTTGACAGCTTTTCTTATCCATGTTGGAATCAGTTTTATCTTAACTCCCGTCAGATACAATCCAAATAAGTAATGCATGATCGTACCCAAGTCAGCCCGGTAGTCGGCGTACTCGTCTGGGTCCTTACCCTTGAGTCTCATCTCATTTTTCCATTTTTCTAATGCCCCGGAAGTATCACAATACCCATTCGCAATATTATTGGTAGCCCCATCATATATGATAGGGTATCCATCAGTTCCCATTTCATAATAAACACGCTTGCCAGCCACGGTCATTCTGTATAAGACTGGTGTCGGGATATCCTTGATCCATTCAGCGGCATAATACTGTTGCTCAGTCTCCAGATCATACTCAATTTCTATCTCCTCATCAGGCTCTTTTTTAGGCTCGTCAACAGGCTTTTCTTCCTCATAGATATCTTCCTTCGGAACCATTGATAAAACGTCTAATATGCCAAAGAATGCGGTAAATTTAGGATCTGTATGATATGCCCTTAATATTGGAAGTGATGATCGCCAGTAATATGATGGCGCATGCTCATTCATTTCTTTATCAAAACTCGCCTTTATTACCACTCCATCATCCGTGATGACCATATGATGCCTTTTAGATAAACGGATTCTCATGTCATCAAACGATTCCTGATCGCTTATGACTTCCATAATCGTTCCGTTATTATATATCGTGTCACTTATAGCCTCGTATCCGAGAGCTAGAAGTAATCTTTGTTTTCTTCTATCCATAATAATAATCTGGTTTTTAATTTACCATCCTCCTCGACTTTAGGTGCGAGATCCCTCATCTTTTTGGCCACTAAAAGCCATGTGTCACCGAACTCCTCTAAAAGCCGATCAAAATCCATCGTGTCTAGCAGATAGTCAAACCTCGTGTGTTCGTCTATCGTCAAATAAATAACATTATCATTATCCTCAGCGACAGACTTATATCTTCGTTTAGGATATAAGTGGCATATATTGCCTACTCCGGGGCATGGTATATACATCCCCGTAAGGGATCTTCTTACCATACTTAATCTTGCCACATGAGCGCCAAAAAAGACGCTGAGGCTTCGTCCCTTCGGCTTGGCCTTCACTCGTATCGCCGTCCTTCCCTTTGGCGGTAGCTCCTTGGCCCTGCATACTTGGCATAACCCTTTGCTTCTGACAGCTACCATCCTCCCGCATCTCTCACACGGCAACATCCTACCTCTCATGCTTTCTTTCGTTTATAATTCTTATTGAACTCCATAAGGCTTATGGCCCTATATCTTTTAAGCCTATCTATCTTACTCTCCGCCCAATCCTGTTCCTTGAAATTGATGATCGTGTCGAATATCTGAGCTAGTTCCCGGATATTAAAACTCCTGTTTTGTATCTTCTTATAGAACCCCGATCTGCTATATCCTAATTTAGAAGCTAGATAAGTTTTGTTAGACAATGTGAGGATACGATAAATCGTACCCTCCATCTTGCTTATCTCCATCAACTTCTCGGCGACGGATGATGTGGTCTCATAGCTAGCTTTATTGCTTATTATTCTCATGTTTCTCCGGATTCCTGATCTTGCCATCAAACTCGTAGAAGTCCATCAGTTTCTTCTCTTCCTTGATACAAGTGACAACGAAATCTGATATGGTTCCTTTCATGCCTTCCTCGAAATTCTTTTTGGCATGATCAAGGTCATTGGCCCGAACGATGTAGTTAAACGCCTTGCGTTTCTCATTGCCCGATTTCTCGTCTATCGTAATATAATCAGCCGTGACCTTATAGAATCGGTCTCCATCCATGGCAAATAATTCCGCTATCCGGAATCGTTTGATATCAACGCTAAACTCACCGGAGATAAACGGTCTCATCTCCTCTATAATTCTAGCCTCACACTCTGTATAAGAAAGGGCATCCACTAAATACTCTTCCTTTACCTTCTTCTTCATGCCGTTCTCGGCATCGGTCTCATAAGAAACCGTACATTTAAACCAATTGTGCATCTTATTAATCTATATTGTTGTTAAACAATGGGTAATCCTTTATCCCTTCACGAATATATCTTTCCGTATCATCATCCACGTCATAAGCTTTCTTAAAAAACGTCATAGCCGTATTCGTATCATGATCCACCAACGGAAGATATTCCTTTACAAAAAGGAATCTAAGATGATTCATATGATCAATCTTATTTCTTACATCGATTACCTTCGACCAGATCTCGGCATGGATTTCACTCATTCTTTTTATATCCTTCTTGTATTTATCTACCTGATCTTTATACTCCTCCTCAATCTTATTATTCTTGTCCTTTATAGATTTGTAGGATTCCTCATCTTTCGTATCAAACATTGGAATATGTTTGATATTGATTATATCCAACTTATTATATATCTTATCATTGGATATAGTGAAATCGTATGTAGTCTTGTATAAATCAAACTTACTTAAGAACTTAGCTATTTTAATAGCATCATCCTGATTAAAAACAGCTATGCTCAATCCTTCTAAAAGGTAGAAGAAATTAGATGGAGAAATAGGCTTGTAGTCGTATGTCTTCATAACTGGAGGTTCGTCCACAAACCTAACACCCTCCTTAGCGCATCTTGTTATGATCAATCTATCTATCTGCTCGTCAGTAAGATCATATATCTCCTGATCGGTCATCTCATTAATTGTCTTCATCGTCATCCTTCTCCATCATTATAGCCTTTACCGCCTTTTGTTTATAAACCTCACTCATAAGGCAGGTAAAATCCATATCATCCATACCAGCCATAACATTGGCTTCTACTCCCAAATTCATCTCAATGTCCATTACCGAGACTTCATAGTTACTATCATCTTCTTTATAGAAAATGACTTTACCACCATACTCGAAACCATCATCCTCGGCCTTAACCATATCGATGATCCTCTCTAACTCCTTTACAAATTTACTCTTTTTCATATGTGTAATTTTTATGTGTCTACAAAAGTAGACATTTTGTTTTTGAATTAAATTAAATAAACATTATTAATAGTTAATATGCTTCTTTTGTTTTATCAACCATATTTTGCCCCTTGATAAACTCAACACAACATTTATCCACTCTGGTTATTGTTCGATAGTCATCGGTACGGATACTATATCCTTTATAGCTTTTGACTATAGTACATATTTCTCCTTTTTCTATAACCGTACCACCATTGCTTTTTAAAGGGCAAAGGGTTTTTACTTTCACTCCTATTATCTTTCTCATATGTTATTATCTTTTAACAGTTCAGCTATCTTCTCATCCTTCAACATATTTTGCTTTCTCATGTTATCTACGATAAAGGCAGCGAACGCCATATCATACCTTTTCCTTAACTCATTGACAAAAGATTTGGCTTTTGATTCTACCATTGTCTCGATGTTGCTGTCTACAACTTTCTTCATCCTGCCTCTTATAAACTCGTCTACTGTCAACTCCTCATCCATATAATCTAACCTGAATCTATATTTCTTCTCGCTGGCGTTCTCGATGAGATCGCTCATTGATTCCCTCGCTATATCCTCAATTTTCTGTGATATCGGATTGGATATTTCTCTCATCAACTCATTCTTGAACTTTTCTTTAAGTTCACGTACTACGGCTAACCTGACCGAGCTGGTAAACTCCTCTTTCAACGTCGCTTCATTGTACATAGCTTCCTCGAATACATCTTCCAAATTTAATTCTACTTGAATTTTCATATCATTATATTTTAATAAATTATGAATTTTTTAGGCATATAATTATCATGTATTATTTCCCCTCATCTTTTAATATTAATTTCTTCCCGATCTTTTTAATTTTTGTCGGTCTTGATAATCGATAGTCTCTTTCTATCGGTCTATTAAGTACATCATCCTTGTGCCCCTTGTATCCTTTCTCGTAAGCACTAACCCTTGCGCAAAACTCAACCACATCGCATGGCGATAAATCAGCATCACTAAATCCTTTTGTTAAATCGAACCACAAATGATCTGATACTATTTTGCTATCAAGTGTCACATCTTGTAAAAGCATCGTTTTTACAGGTCCAATGTATCCATTCCTAAATCCAAATCTAACAAAGGTTGCTGTAAACACATGGCGTCCTTTTGATCCTATTGTTCTCAATTCTTCTCTCATCTCCTTTCTTATTTTTTATTCATAAAACCAGTAATTTTCTTCAAATACCCTTTTGTCATCTCAATAAAGTTCACGCAATCCAGCTTGCTCAACTTGTAAATCAAAGCCGGGTTATGAATTACGGCTATAGTTTGTGTTTGTGGTTTATGAAATGACAGTACATTGTACAGATCCATGATATTGTCAATATCTAGATTCCTATCTGGTTCATCCATAAGGATCGTATACTCAAAATCCTTCTCCATTAATACCACACGATTGTCTTTGTAGTATTTTAAAAGATTGTCGATCCTGTTTGCCCAGAACTCATTTGACTTTTTCTTAAATTCCATAAGCTTCTGTATCGGAAACGCATACTCATCTTGGTTAAACATAAAATCAAAAAGCGAGTTCATGGCATGAAGGTTCTTCTCCCCAGAGGACCTAGATGCCCCATTCATATACAAACTTAAATTATTGATATTATTCAATATATCATCATTTCTCATTTCAGTTTGCTGTATGAGATGGAAGACTTTCCCAATATAATCCGACTTAATACTGATCCCGTCAAGCACCTTGTCATCATCAAATATATCCGGGAAATACAATGCTTCTGACGGTAATTCAGAACACATCTTTTTCTCGCACAACATGTACTTCGATATCATATTCAGGAGGGTTGATTTCCCGCTCCCGTTCTTGCCTACAATCACATTCACGCCTGGCTTGAATATAAACTCAGAGCCATTTTTGAACGCTTTTATCTTTGGGATATATTTAAATGGAGTCTTCTTGTTGTCGTCTATCCTTATAGAAGTTATCATCTTATATGATTTTGTGTTTAATTATTTAAGCCTTTCATCAATCGCCAAATCAAATATCTTATCAAGACATTTCCTCATCTCCGCCGCCCCGATGATCGCCTTTCGATTCCCGAACGAGAGCCACGAAGTAATGAACCCACTGACCTCCGCGTCCCGCCCGGAATACCGCCTTGGGAACTGGACGGGATCGCTGGCAATAAAGTCGGCGGTTTCGTATTTGTCCGCCATGCATTTCGGCATGTCTACAAATTTGTCATTCATTGTTTATCCCTTCATTTGTTCGCATGCCAATCTTTCAAGTTCCGGTGTAACGTTGGTATTCATTATGCCTTTCAAGCAAGGGCATTGTCGCCAGACTATATCATAAATCTTTGACAATTCAATCAAAGCCTCATTGTTTGATTCAACTGTCATAATCCAATTGTCCGGCGATATCTCTATCTCCCTGCATGGTATTTCTTTCTTGCCTTTTGGCATATATCCGTTCTGATAGTCTTTTACATTACATCTACCAAAATATCTTCCAGTGAGTATTCCGTTTTCGTCCGTCTCAAACAACCCTCCTATCCATCCTATCTTATGGATGTTCTCTGTCCACGTTCGAGTGGCGAATAAAAACTTTTTTACAGGAACTTTTGAAAATGCATCAACATCATGGATACTCCCGTCCGGCTCTTTGAATATCGATGATTTTCTTTTATTCTGGCAACTCCCGTCTAAGCCTATTTTTCCCCATTCGCCATCGTCAAATCTCAAAGGAGAGATTATATCAAAACTGCAAAGTTTCTTGACGAGATTGATTTCAAATGGTGCCGAGAATCCGCTGTTACCATGAGAAGAGAACAGCGCGACAGCTTCTATTACCTGTTCGCGCATCCATTTGTTAGGACCGTCCTCTTCTTTGCTATATCCGGCTAATTCCAATTCTCTTATCGCATGTTTACATAAATTACTGTTTGCGATAATATACCGAAGAGCCTTCTTGTTGATAAGGCTCTTCTTGCTCATTTTCTTTACAATTCTTCTACTCTTTTTCATGTTTAATGTTATTTAATGTTTTAATCACCAATCTCCTCTATCATTCGTATTGTGCCATGACCATCTGTTTCGCGAAATCTTTGTACGCCACTATTTTTCGCAGGTTTGCTCGCATTCGTATTTCCCCGATACCGCCGACCGGAGACAAGGCACCTGTATTAACACCTCTTCCCATGTTTATTCCTCCTTGTTATATAATTGCTTGTTTTTATATTCCAACATCCTTCCCATCCTCTTTAACCCAATTAACTGTATCGCAATACCAACAATACCCTGTCTTGGAATCCTTTTTATGAGAATGGGATCCACATGTGGCGCACCAATAATTATCATCCATATTGTATGTATAACTTTCATCCTCATGCATTTTGGCTATTCTAGCTACCCTATCCTCCAGCAGATCCTTTAGATAATGGCATTCGTAAGGTCTATCCTCTTCCTTTAATATATAAATATCGATATCCATCATGCTCCCCATCCTGTCCGTACACATACACTCGGCGGCATGGCGCACGTTCCCTTCCGGCATCCCCGGAACTATCTCCCGGATCACCGCCTCCATCTTCTGTTGGTATTCGGTGTCTACTTTGATCACCAAATCCTCTAATTTATCTATTAAACTCATGATCTTTTTACTTCTTTATATATAATATCCGTACTGTCTTTTCTATCTACATTAATACAGCAAGTATTCTTACAATAATAATTCCTATCATTAAATATACATCCATCACAACCGCTACCGTCATCCTCTATTACCGCCAATTCTATTATTCCCGAACCGATATCATATTTAAATACTTCACCTATCTTATGATACCCTATATCATCCAACTTTTTTATATGATTATTTCTATTAAATATAAATCCATCGATAAATTCATTCATTTTATCGTTTGGATCATTTTTATCCAATAACGCCTCACATTCATTTTTGTCAAATCTGAATGATAGTATAAAATATCTTGCCATACCAAGATTTTCCAAACTCACCAGCTTTTGTATGCATAACCATATCCCTTGTCTTATGCCTTCCTCCTTAGCCTTATCGATCGTATTCTCGTTCATAATTCTATTTTCTTAAAAATTACACTTTTATCATCCTCTCTAACACTACTAAAGCATCTCATGTTACTACAGATATTCGTATCCACAAAACAACATTTACTACAAATGTCATTCCTAATGACTGTCTGACATGCTACCGCTTTTATAATTTTATTATTTATCCTAAAAGAGTGAACTACGCCTATTCCCGAATCCAGAGGACGATCATTACGATATACATCATCCATCTTATCTATCCTGACGACCATTATATTATCATTTGTCTCACGCTCACTCTTATTACACCCCTTGCATAATATCTCGCTATTTGATAAATAACATCCATTACACCCCAGCATTGATCTTTTTACAGCCTTGATCTCCACCATCTCCTTTTGATTGTTCATGAAGCTATATGTATCACCTACTTTCATTGTAGATATATCTATATCAATCATCTGATTATCCTCATCTAAATCTATCTTACGACCGAATATCGTATCAATAAACTCAAGCATTTCATCATCAAACGACCCACTTTCCTCTTGTAGCTTTCTACACTCATCCTCAGTCAATCCACAAGAAGATACCAGCTCCTCCGCAGCTTGCGTCCATCGCCCGTCGTGGGCTAGCTCCTGAACCGCCAGCCATATCCCTTGGTTCATGCCCTTCATTCTTGTCTTATCTGAAATATCCTTATCCTCCATATTCTCAATCATTTTTAATTCTTGTTTCCAAAAAGCTATATATCCATCTTCTATATTGCTATGATATACAACATCATTGGTGCCATTATCCAATATCTCATATACGTCACCCTGCTCATCCATTACCCCACGAAACACATTCTCTCTATCCAAGAAATAACATGATTTTTGCACTTCTGGCAGCGAACCATCCAATGATATCCACTCCGGTCCCATCAAAGTTATTTTAGCTCCCATATGATTCTCCATTTAATATGATTACCTTAGTTTTATTAAATTGATCTGATCTTTCGATCTCTCATCTCATTCTTATCCTTAAACATCATTATCCTATTAACAATTCCCTCCGATTCCATGTACGTCGAGAATCCATGTATTCTTAGATATTGGATAGCTGATAATGATTTCTCTAATATCTCCTTATATTCTATATCTGTTTTAACTGCTTTCCCCATGATCTTTTCCCTCCATTTCTTCTAATATGATTTTAACCAGATATACTACCTCGTCTATCTGGTCGTAATAAACATTCACCCCATCAACTTTATCATTGTTTTCATCATATCCATCAACCATCAAATTATCTTCCCCCGATAAATACACGGATGTTATAGATAAACAAATCAACCCGTTATCGGTAAAGACCCTTATTTCAGCCGGAAAATCATCTACATGGGTTCCGCTATCCATGTCAAGATCAAGTCTCCCTGTTCTCTTGATCAAATCAACCATAGCTCCATAAGCTACTACGTTCGCATTTAATAGCATTTTATTTAATGCATTTACTCTTTCTACGTCCTTCATAATCTCTAACCCCTTTGTATTACATTGTTATACGTTATCCTATTATCTTGAATCACTTTCATGAAATGATCTTTAGTATAAGCAAAATACCCCAATAATGACAAGCATGATTATAAGCCAGATGAATGCGCTTATAAGACACCCCTCACCAAGATTACCCATATCCCTAAAGAATAAGTAATTAAAAAATATTTTCATTCTATTCATAATAAACTTTATTTAATGCGTTTATTCTTTCTACGTTTTTCATATCCACCCCCTTTGTATTACATCGTTATACGTTATTCCGTTATCTTGAATCAGTTTCATAAAATGATTTTCGGTATAAGCCAAAGATTCTCCTCTGTTAGCCTTTTCTATATTCTCACTCATCATCCCCATAGCCTCTATTAAGGCCGCTGAGGAGTTGGCTATTAACTTAGCCGCTTCTATTATCTTATTATCATCCATAATCATATTACTTTAACCTCCTCGTTCCACAAATGTCTTTCATATACCATGGTGATCCCTATCAGGATTCAGGTATCTCCTCCCAAATAATTAAGTATTTGATATTTAAACTTATGGGGTAACTCTTGTACCCCTCCTTTATCCTTGTCATAAGGATAAAAATCAGATAATTTTACTGTTTTCATCTTTTGCCTTATTAACGATACATTTGTAAAACAACCCTATCTTCCGCCTCCCCATCATCAGGATGGACATCGGTAAAATCAATGATCGAAAAATCATATAAATATGGTGTGTACTCTGTCTCGTAATCATCACCGGCTACCGTTACATTTATTTCTGCCTCCTTGTTCACGACAAGCATTAATTCGTTAATTAAATCCTGTACTGTTACTATTCTTTTCATATCTAATATTTATTTTGAAAATTTGTAATCGCCCGCATAATCAATCCACACACGAAAATCATTTGCATATTTTCTTGCGTCTTTCTTTATTTTTCGATGTATGTCTTTACTAACGCTACCTCCCAAAACCCTATCCAGCTCTTTTTATAAAACCGCCCCGATAAGAGGATAGACGTCCAAATAATTGCCTTCACACTTCTCGAAATCTATTACCTTGTTCCCTATTGCCCGTTCTAATGCCTTGTCCATTGCCTTCACAATGGATTCTTGCACATTTTTATATCGATTGATAAAATCCCGTTCTTTATTTTCCATTTTAATATGTTTTTACAAAAGATGTTCGTTACCTTCATAAGGAATACAATAGATCCATCCCTTCCCATTTAAGCATTCATATCTTTCTTCTTTATATTGAGCATCAGCAATTTCCCTAACAAACAAACTTACGTGCCAATCATCGTCTTCTGTATCTCTTACTAAAACTTTATCAAATGGCTTGAATTTATATTTCGGTTCTATTTCAATACCAAAGAATTGTTTCAAATATATTTTGGCTTTAGGTTCTTTACTTGCCTTAAGATCGTTAATAAAATTTCGCTTTTCGTCCTCAGTGGCATATCTATATCTCTCAATATTATTTTCATTGGCAGCTCCATTGTCGAAACATAAATAACCCCCTTCTTGCCAAGAGGCATGATAAGACGTAAGGTATTCCCCGTTTGTATTTAATATGAATAAGTAATCACCTTCTTCATTGCTCAATACATCTCCGTCCTTGAATGTGGTATATTCCGGAATATTAATACAAAGCATACATCCTTTTGCTCCTAGCCCATTATCAGTATACACTAACTCTACCTTATAATTATGCCCGAACGTTATAATCTCGCCCTTGCGTTCACCATTGCTGATTTTCTTTGCCAACTCTAAGTTAAATGGTTTTATTATCATTCCCTTTTCCATAATTTTGTATTTATATTGTTATTTTCACTTTAAGTATTTCTTCAAGTTGTATATCCACATCATAGTCCTTAACGAAATCCGTTAATCTATTTAATATATCATTATGCTCTTTTGTGGAAAGGATATCATTATCATACAGATATCTTTCACATGCGAACATCTTGGCTGCTTTATCTCTATTTATCTCATTCTCTCTCATTTTAAGATCATGCAAAGTCATTAAATTTAGATTATATGTGCATATATGAGCATCCCCATAACCGGTTAGATTATTTATTATAGCTACATAATATCCACCCCCTATGTTGTATACCTCCTTGACCTCCCATATATCCTTGCTATTATATTCATGTTTATGATATTCATCTATAAAATCCTGTCTTATAGATACCATATCTCCTTCTTTAATACTCATATTTTCTTACGTATTTATATGTTATTTTATTACTCAACCAAGCCAACGAGCAAGGGCTGCGCCTTGTCTTCCCCGACCGCCTACCCATATACGCCGGCTCCACCGGTAACGCCACCCATGACATCTTGGATGTTTCTCCCGTAAATCTGATAGTGATTGCCATAGCTCTCAAATGTTAGTTGATATCTGTTTAATCCCATCCTAATTGTCTCGCAACACCCTCCATCTCGCTATATGCGATCCTGTGACATCCAGCAACCAATATATCATTCTTATAGCTATTGATCTTCCATTTGTGACCGGTTGTATCCAATACCATATCGTGTTGGAATTTATTGCCATTATGGAAGAACTTTATTAATTTCCAAAGTCTCTCAGCCTCAGCTCGTCCTATCTTGATATTCTTGCTAGTCTCAATTATGCCATTCTTGATGCGAAGCCATACGTTAGGCTGGTCATCCTCCAAATAATAATGTAGATATAATTCCAGAATCTTGCCAGACTTCCACATCTCGATCTGTTCTTCAAATTTTTTCTTGCGATCTTCTTTTTCTTTTCTTCTTTTTTCAAAAATTAAAGCCTCTTTTTTCGCCTGACTATCTTTCCATCTCTGACATCTGGCCACATACCCAGCCCACGTTCCTTCACCACAAATCTCATCTACTATCACATTGGTCGTCCCTAAAGTTTCTAACGCTTGATGATTTAGCAATACCTCAAACACACGCTTTAACTCATGGACATATTCACTTTTAATCTTATTTGATTCATAAGATAACGCATGTTTAGTTCCAATCCAGTTGTTTGCGCTCTTTTTAAGAAGGCTCTCGGGAGTACCCATATTAAAGAACTCAATATAATCCATTAGACTTCTAAATACTCCCCAAACATCCCTATAAGACAGGCTTGTTCTGACCTTCTTGTATTTCTCGATAACCTCTTTGATAAGCTCCAATCGACTGGTGATAAAAGCCATGCTACCATCATCAGACATATTATATCCAACAGAAAATACCTTTGAACCAGTTGGTATTGCACTACGAACACAACGTTGATGTTTACAGGTAGAAGAAGAATAATACTCATCGTTAAGCAAATACGCCTTTTCACCACACTTATTTCTTACGATTCTTCCAACCTCAAAATGATAACCATAAGAATAAATACTTCTACCTTCAAAGAAAAGATTACTACCTTTTCCGGATTCTTTCTTTTCATTTGCCCATAAGTGAGCGACCATAGAGTTGTTCATATCAATATTTTTTTGTTATACAACTACAGATTAATAATACGATATACGTTCATTACATCCGACATCTTGAATTTATCAACATCCGTATTCTCAACATCATATGTATATGAGTCAAACAAATTACTTACTGCGTTTAACCAATCATCATCTGTCGGTTCTTCTACCTCATCCATACAATCATACACATCCCAGTAATTCATGAGGATACCTTTGTACGCTATTTTCGGATCAGCGTATTCTCCTCTTGACATAAAGCAGATGTTTTTGCCGGCTTTGTTGCCGGCAACTATCTTTTTGTAATCTCCCATATACTCCTCATATCGTCCATATTTGTTTTTTCGTCTGATATCAGCCGTTATGCCCCAGTCACATATATTGTTATGACAATCATCATCTAAAGATATAGTGACTATTATTCTATATTTCTCTCCGTCTTCTTTAAAATAATTTGTTTGCTTATAAATTAGTTTGTTTGCAGTTTCCATATCATTTTAGTTTAATCATTATACTTGTGAAAAATAAAATCCGCACATTCTCCGGGGAGTGTTCCTGCGTCATTATAACTGTAGAATCCTTCTGTTTCCCAATCTACATCTACCGGATAACCTTCTGCTGCTTCCAAGAAGTGTTTGATTTCCTCACATTCTTTATCCGTTAATCCAGCGTAATCATCATCGATTAACGGGCAAGCCCAATAAACTGGAAGCCTATATCTTATTATCTCTATATTCATAATCTCATCAATTTACAATGTGAATTTTCAAATACGGGAACCATTCCATGCGCCCTGAAATACTCGGTCGCTATTTTAAAAGCGTACAAGGCAGGTCTTTCCTGGATATTTCGTGTTGTCTCATAAAGAGATATTGGCTGGCAAACATAGAATTTCTCATTACCAAGACACCCAAAAACCCCATCCAAATAACTTTCATCACAATTAGTGCCTCCCAGTATCAACAAATCACATCCTGTCTTTCGTGTTCCGAGAATAAATGTCTTGTTCTTGTTTTCCGGAAGCATGAATATTTCCTTATCAATCTTAAACCAGTCAATCTGGCAACTCTCTACATCACGACGAACAATCTCGTCAATCTCACGGGCATATTCTTCTTGTGTTTTCATGCTATTTCATTTAATTGTCCAACATACACATCCCCATTCTCATAATAAAGTTGATTTTCGTACTGATTATGATGAAGCTCCTCACGTATCGCATCTTCATTATCAGCCCAATACTCATACTCCTCATGCCATGACTTGAAGAAGTTATCATAACATTGCCTCATCAGATCCTCTAAAGAAAAATCCTCCGGATAAGTACACCATACATTGTAATAATCAATTATAGGTTTCAGGAGATAATAATCATAACACATCCCTGTCAATGGGCAATTATCTCCATAGTCAAACATCACCCTACTATACTTGTGCCTGTATTTGTATTTCCCATCAATATATTTACCTGACGTGGAGAAATACTTGCCCTTGATAATATATGGCATAATATTGTTGTTGATATATCTGAACAGTAATTTGCCGCATAGATTATCAGGGAATATATCACGATGATAATCTGTAGGATGTTCATAAATAGGATCTTTGTATTTAAACTCATAACTAAAATCATATCTCTCGTATCCAACTTCCCAATTATAAACCCTAGTATCTGTCATATCCTCAAAGGCTTTCATTGACTTTTTATAGTCTATGTCATAAGCATCCATACATTGCTCCATTACATTCCAACGCTCACGCTCTATGATCCTTTCTTGTGAGTCTTTTGACAGCTCATCAAACTCATACAGTTTTAATACAATCTCTTTCATAATTCCTCCTCTTTTAATATAACTAGATCCCTAACGTCAATCGAATGACATACGTACCTCCTTATGTTCACGTTTAGAGATATGATTGTGGCTATTCTCACGAACCACCACAACCCAGATTCAGATATTACTCATCCTTTATCTTTACGAATGGGTTTTCTACATAAAACTCCACCACATCCTTAGATTTTATAGATGTCACTATACCGGTGGTATCCACAAATCCATCTGTTTCATCCATTGTCAAATCTTCTATTTTATCTCCCGGCAGAAAACAAAGATTATAGTCTTGATCAATATACATAATCATCTTTAACCTAACCATGTCATCAATGATGCCTTTCATTCTCTCCACGACATCCAATTGATCATTACTAAGCATTAATCTACTTTTTGATGATTTCACTAATCTTATGTCTCCATTCTTGTCAACTACAGTTAAGTCATTGAATTTATACACATCTTCACATGTTCTGTAATATGTTTCCTTACAATAAATTTTTCCTTTATCATCTATTTCAACATCAAAATATTCCAACTCCCCCTTGACAGCTCTTCCGTTTTTGTATTTCCACACATCACCTATTGGAATGAACCCATATAATGACTCAAAAACATCATATATTGATAGTCTTGTCTTAGGAATGCTCTCGCCCTTTTTAAAACATTCTTCGGACGAATAAAATAATCTCCCATCTAATGTCCTCTCAGTCCTACATCCTCCCCATGTTCCTACATATCTAACTACTCCATATGTAAAACTGATCAAGATCTTATCAATCTCAAACCACTTTAATCTTCCTGACATATCGTCAAAAAGATATCCACTCTCTAGATAAACCGATAAACATTCTCTAATTTCCATAACAATTTATTTTTTTTTAATTAAACAACATCATTTGCCTTGATCACTATCCGTCTCAATATTATGAACAAGCTCATATAGATCATAATCACTACACTCTGCTAAACATAAAGAGAAGACGTTCCTGTCGTTAATCAGGAAATAGCTATCTTCTAATATGAAGATAGATCTTCCTACCTCTAAAAAACAGTCCCATAACTCATTGCCTCTTTTATTGCCAAACACTTTCTGAAAAGTATGACGATCTGCCTTATTCTCGAATTTACGCATCCGTCTAATCCACTCATATCCGTGCCTCACTAAATCCAAGCCGCCGGCTTCATCGAAGCTCCCGTTTTTATCAATCCATTTATTTACATCTATCAACATACTCCCTTATAATATTACATTAAACAACTCGTTTAACCTATCTATCTCACTTAGGTATTCATCTTCTTTATCAAATCTAATTTGCGTCCCTCCCTCCAATCCAAAGGACAGGGTAAAGGATATGACCCAGCCCGATCCGTCCACGGCCTGCCCCTTGGGAACCCAAGACATCACCGTCTTCTTGGATATCCACCATCTCCCTATCTGAACGAAATCAGGATAGTTGTCCATTAAATATACCATCTGACTAGCCATCTTATTAACATCATCAAAAGGCACTACATGATACTTATTCCTAATCCTGATCTTCAAGAAATGTTTATCTATATTATATGCCGCAAATGCTGATATTACGGAACTGGGATATCTAACCCCTTTTATTATTACCCATTTCATATACAACACCTCCTTATATTAAACTATCTAATATAAATTCATCTTCCTCCGTTCTCTCATCTATAGGCTTGTTTTGTACCGTTTTGACAAGATCAAGCACCTCATCCCAAGTCCTTTCTGATAGCGTCCCGATATTTATACCACAACATCTACATCCACTAGAAAACACTGGTATTGTATTCCCGTCATACATTCTAACGAATTTGTATCCTATATACTCATTACATAAAGAACATCTTCTTAACGGAATGAATCTTATCTTACCGCTATTGACCATACTTATCAGCACTTCTTTATTCATATCATTTCCTCAATTTGTTTTTAACCTCCTTAACATATTTGGGAGAATGTAATCCCCTATGCAATCTTATAGCCCGATCTATATCCTTTTTAGGATTGTGGTGAGATTGATATATCTCGAACATTTCCCTAGCCTTGACAGGATTCGTTCGATCTTCGTACCTATATCTCCTTTTCTCTCTTTTAAGGCGTAATATCCTATTAACCTCATCAACGTATATCCTTTTCATTTGCCACCTCCCTAAGGCCCCGGATGAGGCGTTATACGCCCGATCGTCGTCCCTTGACTCCACGAAAGATAGGGCGGCCGCCAGCTTATCCCATACCCTTGCCTCTACCACGGCAGGCCTTGGGGCGTGGGGCAAGCCACCGCTCCCTTTTGGCGGTGTCAGTATCACCATAGCCATCATAAGCAAGTATCTTGTCATATCTTATCCATATCAAAATTATTACTCACGATTTTATCACCTATGTTAATCTCCCCCATATCCAAGATATTTATATTATTTATTATACTCCTTACCCAAAAAGAGGATATAATAGCAGAATATTATGATATTAAGACATAAGCCTGTCTATTACCATACCACCATATTTATCCTCCGTCCAATATCATTCGTATCAGTACGCAACTTTTATTATTATGGTTATAAATACACTCAATCATCCCTTTTTCAAGCCGCTATCGCCATTAAGATTATCAGCTATACCCAATATCTTCGAAATAAGAGCCTTTTTAGGCTTATATTCGTCATTTATGCTTATAATCGAGTAGTTGTATACCACGCCTTCTTTCGAGACCTCCACGCCTACGTATTTAGGCGCAACGGCATCCCTATGCAACACGATAAACGGGTTTTTACCGTCCAGATCATTTATCAACTGGTTAAACTGCCGTCTCGTCATCTGATAGTGATATTATTTCCATGTTATAAATGCGATCTCTCTTTACCCTTATCTTCTCGCATAGCTCATCGAAGCACCCATCTTCTTCTAGCTTATCAACATAATATGATACACTTGATTTAGAGCTTCCTTGAAGATATATATTCCCTCTTATATTCCTTGAGAAAAAATTAGGTAAGACCATCTTTTGTCTCTTATCCTTATTATCCATATAAGATATGACAACAACCCATAATTCTGGTTCCCGTTCTTTTACCGATAACATAAGATCGAGACCCGATTGACCATTGATATTCCTCCTGCCAGTTTCGTTATAACGAAGAATAATATAATCATCCGCTTTATCATCCTCAATCATCACGACCATAGGGCTATTACCCTTCCCATTATCACATAATATTCTTGGCTCTTTCCCGTTGCGGAGATATACCTTATCGTAATCTCCGTTTTTGTATATCTCAAAATCAAACTCTATCACCATATCATTTCCTCCTATTGATATATTGTTGTGTACGACCTTCTTTTATTTTTTCGAAATAAAACTTATTTCCATATAACCGGGTGAAGCAGATGTTATATCCGAAATGCTCCGCACGTCTGATTTGCGCATAACCTCTACTGATGTCCTTATCATCAATCAGCGTAACAAAACAATGTGATCCTACTTCTGTATTCAAAACCAGATTTTCCCAATCTTTTACTTCCATATCAAATTTCCTTAAATATTTTTTTGTTATAATTATCGCTATTGTACCATCTATCAATATCCTTATATTGTTCTGGATAAACCCCATAAGACTTGCACCACCTAGGTAATGGCTCGTTTAGCACGTCCAGTGCCGTCGCAAGATCGAACGTAGCTTCCTCCTTGATACCACATCCCGATCCACTTCCACGGCTCGGTATATAGGCTCTACTATATGCTACACTCATTCCATATTCTCCATGACTCAGATACCCGATGTTGGGTGAATCAGGGAAGGCGTAATACAACATTATATAATCACCCTTACTCCAACCTCTATTATAAGTATCATCCTGCCATGCGAAAACCCTGCAACCGGCTTCTTTTAATTCCGCTGCCGCTCTTTTTAAAATATTATCTTCCATACTACTTACATTTAAGTTATGCCAAGGTGCCGGGAACTGACCCCGGATCATATCCGCACACGTACGATTATGATATATCCTTCCACCCCGCCAAGGTCATGGTCACAATATTAACAAACTAAAATCTAATGTTCATATCATTACACATCTTAAAGAAGACCTCCCTTATGATCTTTTTATACAAGATGTATATCTCATCATCATCATCGAACTCCACTTCCCATGAACGTAATAAATACCTGATATCGCAATCCGCTATATGAATCCTGAATATAGACGGAACGCTCATTATGTAGTCCTCGAAAGCTTTCTTAATCCCATCCCTTTTGATATGTTCTTTATACTCATCCTTAAACACGTTAAGCATAAAAGCCAGATACTCCCTATCATATCTAAACTGCTTTTTGTAATTATCAGTATCTATATGATCTAGTATATATATTTCTATAGCGTCCCTGTCGTATTTTGACATACCTCTTCCTCCTGTTTTTGATATTTAATGACCCTTTTCTCCCCATACGCCTTCGCTAACTGAATAAGCTGGCCGGTAAACACCTTGGTACGGTGTCTTACAATCTTATCCACCAACTCCGGGCATCTGGTTCTCCATCTATAATTAACCTCGCCCTTAGCTTTCTTCTTGTAATATCTGTAAAATGTTACGGCCACTACCACTTCTCCATCTTGTTCAAAAGCCACTAAATCGTAATTGTTGTAAACTATTTCGTTCATGTTGTTATTATTTTTATGTACTTAATCACCTCTTTTGGTAAGGATGCTAGATCCTTAACTCTTTTACCGAAATCGTATGTCTTTCTCTTCCACGGATAATAATCCCCTACATACATCGCTATTCCTTGAGGATGGAACGGGTTCGAGCTACAACTAAATATCGGGTAATACGGGATATTATTATGATTATTACTCTTACCGCTTACACACACGATAGTATATCTATCAGCCGTTTTATCACCAAAATCATACACCCTTACTTTTACTTTCACGCCATTGGCGTTTGTTATAATATTATTCATACGCACCTCCTTTGTTGTTCACTATCCGACTAATCTATTTCCTTCCCATATAAGGTATATGAGCCACACCATCCACGACTCTCATTCGAGACCCTAATATGATCTACAGGCTTATCTCCTGCCATACAATTAGCGTAAGACAATACCGCCGACATGCTTCTAAACCCAGAATCCATTGATGATTTAATAAGCTTCCTATCACACCCAAATACCAATATCTTTACAACATCCTTCTCTTTTACAGTTCTTCTTACACGCATAATCTTGCCATATAATAAACAAACATAAAATCTATCTTATCACGGTCATTACGATCCACCCTATGCCCGGTTAGATCCAGAATAACACGACGTTTCTCTACTACCGGTATATTATCAACCTGGATCTTTATATACCGGTATTCCATGACCTCCAATTTCTTGGATAGTATATCCCGAATATCTTGCCGACGGAAATACATGTTTATCCCTATGTGGCTGGATGTTAAAAGACATTCGTCTATTATCCCATCAGTATCGAACAACAGCAACATATCGTCCCTCTCGATAGTATATTCCATATCAAGAATCTTGATACGTTTACTTCCATCCTTCTTCTTAGCTATTAAAACCTCCGTCATTTCATTCTCTTTCGTAAGGATATAATACGCCTCTTCTCTCGTAATATTATCCCGTAGATAAAGCAGCGCTTCATCTTGTAATTTCATAATCTCGTCCATGTTATTAGTGTTTTATATTACCACGCCAAAGAAAAAAACGGCAGCCGACACCCGTGACCTACCACGCCGTGACACCGCCGTCCGTTCCCCTTGGTGTTATTCTGCCACCTCTAATTTCCCGTAATAAGGATAGAAACAACCGTCTCGATAAACCGAATATCTGAGCGTTTTATCCTTTGCTTCATAGATGGAAACACAACCGCTGTTATAAGCGTTGGATAGTTCTTTTGCTACAAATCCACCTATTCGTTTATAGGTTTTAGGCGTATCTTCCAATGGCCTGCCTACATATATTTTTACTCTTTTGCACTTCTTGTCGCCTACGTATATATCCTTTCCACTAAGCTCCATTAAATACATGAATCTCATATCAACCGATTTTAAATCCAACATTCCTCTACCTCTATCTCCATATGATCCTCCCAGTCGCATCTATCAACGTCCTCACCGTCCTCGAAGTAATAGTAGGCCCATACCTGTACGCCTCCTACCTCTATATATCCATCACTTTTCCATTCTATCAACCCGTCTTGCCTTACCACGTTGGTAGGCTCAGCCCCTAGCGACAGCAGATTATTTACTATACTACCGCCAAATACGTTCCTTGCTTCTTCTTTCGTCATATCACTATCAGATTTTTAATATTACACTAACGCCAAAGGGGAACAGGGACGGACGACCAGCGGGACCTACCCCACGCCATCGCCGCCCCCGTTTTCCCTTGGTTTCCTCCGCATCACCCCATACTAATAAACAATATCCACTACCAATAACACCATACCTCCCATCACTCACAACTGCCTTGCCTTGACGGGAAACTCCTACCACTTGTAAACTTTTACATTTGATTGGAAGATACCCCTTGCTTGAAAGGCGTTTCCCTTGCTCGAAAGGTGTTTCCCTTGTTTGTTGGTGTTTTTTCTTGTTTGGAAAGGTTTTTCCTTGTTTGGAAAGGTTTTTCCTTGCTCGAAAGGTGTTTCCTTGCTCGAAAGGTGTTTCCCTTGTTTGTTGGTGTTTTTCCTTGTTTGGAGGTGTACCATCACGCAAACCCCACCCCTCCCTCGAAACCACCACGAAAACCCAAGACCTCCCGCTACTTTGTTCCACGTGGAACGCTGATTCAGTCTAGGATATCGAGGTCTTTGTTCTTGATTGCCTTATATACTTGCCTAATACAATGTATTGATAATAAAACCAATAAAGAAACTATGATTATAGGCAGGGCGTCGCCCGTAGCTATAACATACCGCCCCAACTCAAACGCCATATACCCACAAAACAAGGTAAGCACCAAATATATAAATACACCCATAAAAATATACAATAAGTAACCACGATTTTAAAATTGAACGCAAATAATACAATTAATTGAGTGTCAATAAAATAATATATATCAATCCCTAGAGCTACCTCTAAGGAAAGATAAGCATAGATATAGATAAAAAATATACAATAAGTACCGCATATTATATACCTTTTAGGATCGATTCACGCACAAAACCATACATAAGGGCACAATATACCCGTATGTATGGATATATATGTATACAAAATGATACACAATAAATAATTTTACTTACACATTTTCGATCAAGGCTTAAAATTTGCCGCCTCAACACTTTTGTGTGTAAGCAAAACATATTAATATGCTATCATTTTGTAAAATATAGGCACAAAAAAGCCCTCCCGTCTTATATCACTACAATACGGAAGGGCACAAACTTTAAAATCAAATAAAAACAAACGATCTACTGTCGCAATTTGTTTGCCATGTAACTAACACGCTTGCGCCTACATTTATCAGATTCCCTACTACAATCTAATTTATTAGACTTATATAGATCTTTGGTAAGCTCAACGTAGAACTCAATTTGAGACTTTCTAGCAGCTTCTAAGGCCTTTTCTTTTTGGATAGATAGTTTTCTATTCAGGTTACTAAATTTCTTTTTATACATAATCAATCGAATTTAATGAAGCCAATAAGAAACGGGCGGCCATGAAGGCACAAAGCCGGCGTTATCGATATGACCAGACGAACGCCCGCACGCCCCCCTATTCCCTTTGGATTAGTCCCTTTGCCGACAACGAAGCCGGCCAAATACGTACATACGTCATCCGTGATACGTACCGACAAGGCGCACTTTGTCCGTCAATTTAACCGCACAAAATACCCTTGTAAAGGTTGTTATTTTGCTACTACATATAGCGCATAAGTATTTAAGCTACCTTAAACTCTATTGCTTTGATATATTGACACGGTTATAACACCGTTATGAACTCCATGCGTGCTACTCTTACAACGCATGGACATACGCCCTATACATGCGTATATACACCAATATACCCCGTGCTCTACACGGCCTATCCGGAAACCGGACGTATTACCCGTCTTGATACAAGCCCAAAGAATAACGGTCCGTCTTGCGACTGAAAACGAACCTAAACCACATTGTTAAGCGGCGGCCTATTTACACAAGCTATCGAACGCCAACGGCTATACTCCTACCGACTTGTGTATGCTTATATCAATATGTTAAATATCATATCCATTTAGTCTAGATCAGTGGCACGGCGTGAACGTATGGACATTGCCACCATAATGCCCTCTATGTGATTAAATAGAGGGCAAATCGTTTGTTATTTGCCATTTTTAGGGTGCGTTAGGTAGTAGGTAATACATTTGGCTATCAAATTATATGTGTATCGCTTGATAGGTACCGCACACTTTACGATACGTTTATCAGATCCGTTAAACACTTCATAATATACACCCCCTTCATATTCTATAGGCTCGTTATATCCAAAGCGTTTATGCGCTTTGCCTGTTATCGCCATATCTGCCACCTTATTGCCTGGCAATTTTGTGTTTCTATCCTGATCCTGTTTATCGAGATATACTCTTTCGATCTCCTTGTAGGCGCAAAAGGTTTCATCCACACGTGGCAGTATCTCCTTACAAAGTTGTATCACAACTTCCTTATCCTTTGCCAAATTGACTAAAGCGGGGACAATTGCTTTATCTACTTTAATATCATTGTCCTTTAATATTTCATTTATTTCTTTTCCAGATTTAAATAACTGGCACCACGCTTTGACCGCACCCGTTAACGTCTTTTCGCTCGCTTTTTTAACCTCGCTTTGTACTTTGTTAATATCTTTACCTGTCATTAGATTTGCCCTTGCCCTAGGGACTTGTATAGGCTTCTAGCACGCCTTGTTTGTTAATATTGTTATCTCACATTGCAAATATAGCACATGTTTTATTATCTAACAAATATTATGCAATAAAAATTCAACGATTATATATAATAAAACTAATCAAATGTAAATGTATATTAAAATATTGATTTATATCATTGATAATCAACAATTTAAATTGAAAATAAGCATTCTTTTTTTTGGATCGCTGGTTGTTTTCCGTTCCCATTTGCCGCCCTTCTTGGATTGGGGGGGCGGCCCCAAAAACGGCAGCCCGGCCGGGGTGATTTCGGGGAGGTGGTCCGTCCCGCATATCCCTCATATCCCCGCATATCCCTCATATCCCCGCATATCCCTCATATCCCCGCATATCCCTCATATCCCCGCATATCCCTCAT